GGCGGGCCCTTTTCAATAGCAATTCATTAAAGGTGGGGGGTCTTTGCATTCGCAATTGTTCCCTTTTCAGGGGCAAATGGCCTCCTATTCAGCATCTATTCACCAATTGGGCGCACTGAATAGAGTAATTCGGGGGCAATGCCCGGTAATCCATATGGGGGCTGAATGGGCCTATTCGGCTACTGCTATTGATGAATAGGGGGATATCCAGGGGTCCACCCTAGTAATGCCATAGGTGGCCATTCGAGGGAGTTGCTTGTGTCCTTAGGGGGAGAGCTTGACAGGGCAGTGTGTGACTGATACGTGAATCAGTACGTGTAGAGGTATTGACCGGACACGCGTAGCTAGTGTAAGGGGCATTGTACTGAGCAATGTACCAGGGAGAGCATAAGGGACACTCATGCATGGATGAGTATGTCAATAGTCTGTATGGGTGTATCTCTTCTCTATGTACCAAGGGTTGTAGTGTATTCCCTCCGGGGGGCCCGCGAAATCCCTTGGGACAGACCCTGTCTGACCTGCTGTTCTCCCGCGTATGGGACGTTCACAGACCCCCTGGATAGGCTGGACGTCTAAGGGGGTGTGAGGCTGTGAGAACGCCCTACGGGCTATCTCTGTAGCAGGGTATGTATCACTGTGATGAGGAACACCGTGCCTGGGTCTTGACAGGATGGAAGGGTGTTCTTACAATCGAAAAACAAATGTAGTACAAAGAATGGTACAGAGAATGTATTGACTGAGAAGAAGAGAGAAGGTAATGAGAAAACTTGGTACAAAAGTCAATACATACTTAGGGCTTGACAAGACTCCCGCACATTGAGAGTGTCGGCACTGTCAGCAACACCACGGATCACACGGAGGAATGATCATGACGCTCACGCAGACGCTTAAGGGACTGGGAATCTCTAAGGCCATGGGCACCATGCTGGAATCGTTCGGCGGTACCCGTACCGTCCGGGGCAACACCAACACCATCGTTGCCCTGATCAAGCGTGGCATGGTCACCACGGCACAGCAGGGCCCCGACGGTTACGGGAACTACTACACCCGTAAGGGCATCGAGACCACGGACGCTATCCGTGCCTACTACGGTCTCAAGCCGTTGGGTGAGCACTACGCATGGGTGCGTGAGTTCATGGGTGAGGGTGTGGAGATCATGGGGGACGCTCCGGAGAACTGGACCCCGAATTTCTCCGCCCCGGGTGCGGCTCACTGTTTCTTCGGATGCAGTGAGACCACGGTGGCGGTGTTCGTCACCACGGAGGGTGTCACGGAGGGTGTGTGCGGTACCCACTTGGGTCGGGTGGGACTGACCACTCACGACATGCCGCAGGACGTCACCACGGCCGTTCTGACGCCCGTTGACGAGTGCGCCGGTACCTGCCCCGTCGGGACGGGTTGCGAGCACTGTGACGACGCGTACGGGGACATCCTCATCCCGGGCACTCACGCGCTGGACATGGGACGCGCCGGATACAACCGTTTCGTGGGAATCAAGGAAAGTGACAATGGTTCGCTTTTCACGTACGGACTGACCACGGCCATTTGCAACATCCCCGGAATGAACGGCACGGGTAAGACCAACATGCCCACCATGTTCGGGGACATCATCAACATCCGTACGTCCCGTGGCATTGAGAAGTACATGGTGGAGCGTGTCCGCTACGCCGACCCGAAGTTGGTTCTGTTCACCCCGGAGCACGCGGAAAACCTTTCCTCCCACACCCTCACCGATTACATGGTGACGGAAGCTGCGGGCACTAAGTACGAGTGCCAGGGATGCGGGAGCATCGGCACGCACGCCAACTTCGCTGAGTTCGTCTGTGAGTACGCGGAGCCGGTTGTGTGCACGGCGGACGTGAACACGTGCACCCTCACCGACTGTGAGGCGTGCGGCATGTGGCGGACGGCCGTGGAATCCGTGTCCACGGAGAATGACGACACGGACGGCGGTTTCATGGAAACCGATGACACCCGCGAAATTCAGGCGTACGTCATCGAAAAGGCACAGAAGGAATTCATGGTGAATTCCGTTGTGCGCGTCAAGGCCGGTTCGGAATTCCCCGCATGGTCGGGTGTGGTCACCGGTCACGCTTCCCGACTGATGAACGGCATTCACACGGGATGCGCCGTGGTTATGGAGCGTGGGGGAAGTGCTCAGACCCTCCCCGTGTCTGCGCTTGAGTTCGACACGCGGGATGACATGTCCACCGTGGCCAAGCTCACCACGTCCGCCGGATTCAATTCGGTATCCACGGGGACGACGCATCACACCGTGGACACGGACGGGAAGCGCTGGGATTCCTTCGGACACGTCCTCTCCAAGGGGGACATGGTCAAGCTTCCCGGTAAGCGTGGATACGGGAAGGTGTGGTGCACCGTTCCCGGTATCGCGATCGTCTTTGTGGACATGGGTACGGGGGAAGAGCCGGTGCAGTACGACGCACACAGCCTGACGGCTGTCTGAGGGACCGTGAGGGGTGAGGGTGAGTGATGGGCTCACCCTCCCTCTACAGGCTACACAGAGACGCGTAGGGCCGATGTTTGTACCAACGATTGTTTACAAGATCAGATAACGGTCATGTAACAGTCTGAGGGTGTCCGCTTGACAGCACCCTCCCCCGTAGGGAAACGTCGGCCCCGCAACAGCAACCCCTAGACCCCCCGGAGAGTGGTCACCATGGCAATCACTAAGGCAGCACGTAAGGGCGGAATGGTCGCGCACATCATGCGAGACGACGTCACGTCGCTTTGTGGCCGTGTCATGGTGGTTATCCCCGGGGGTGAGGGAAAGCGGCTGTGCAAGTCGTGTGCTCGCATCAACGGAATGGTGGTTACCACGGAAGAGTTTGTTTTCACCGATGCGGAATGGGAATTCATTAAGACCCCCCGTGACGCGTTTTCCATGTTTATGGTGCGTGACGTCCTGGACGACTACGCAAAGACGGGTGACAATGACCCGCGCCGTATCGCGATCTACAACGCCATTGTGGAACACCACACCATGGCTGCTACGGAAATCGTGGTGACCAACGCTCCGGGCGGTAACCGTGGTGGGGACGGAATGGTTAACCGCAATTCCAAGAGTGCCGCTAAGCGTACGGGTGCGACGGAGAACCAGCGTGCTGCACTGCTGAGGCAGGGTGCATTCATCGATTCCCTTTTCGCGCAGCTCTTTGAAATCCAGGGTACGGAGAACCCCAACCCGAATGTCACGGTGGACGGGTACACCACGGAATACTTTGACGGTATGACCCGTGCGACCATTGACAAGGAATTCAAGACCAACTCCGCTCTTATCGATCGGCTTAAGCTGGAAATCGGTAAGGCCAAGAGTGAAGCGCGTAAGGTCGAAAGCGTTACCGAAAAGGCGAACGTCATTGAGGATGGCTATTACGTCTACGGTGACACGTTCGCGTGCGTCAAGTTCAATCGTGCCGGAACGCGTCAGTACGCCACCGTGTGGGACGACGAGTGCAAGTCTTGGGAATACGACTCCCGGGAATCCGCAAAGGTGAAGAGCGGCATTCTCGCGGGTGACGTCAAGCGCGTGACCCCGGAGGATGCCAAGCGCTTCGGTGACCTTTACGGCACGTGCATGAAGTGCTCCCGCACCCTTACCAAGCCCGAAAGCATTGCGGCCGGTATCGGCCCCGTGTGCGCGGGTGGCATGGGCTGGTAGCACGAAAGCCCTTAGGGGCGCCTGTAGCAAGATCAAACGGGCGCCCCTAGGGAATCACCCCAACCGGGGTACGTAAGAGCCTCACACAGCCACACAGACAGGATGAGACAGCATGGATGAGCGCATCGCACTCGGAGACTTGCCCGGATGGGCACAAGACATGATCGTTGCCACGTCCCCGGGGTTGCTCATGGATGACGACGCGTACGCCGTGCCGATCACCCATTGCCCGAACGCGTACACCATTCACGCGCACGGATTCCGCTACACGTGCGTGTGGGCCACCAACCCCGCCAACCGTTACGTCTACTGAAAAGGAATTCAGATCATGATCAAGCGCATGTGGCGTGCCGCTGTCCGCAACATCGGTAAGACGCTCCACCACTCGTACGCGGGTAATAAGTTGATCGGGTGTGCCTACATGGTCCGTGTGGGCATGAGGCTGGACCGTGAGAGGGACCGGGAGGTTTTCCTCATCCTCACCCCGCATGAGGCTCGTACGCTCGCCGAACAGCTCAACACGTACGCGGATAATGTGGACGCGGAGAACATGAGCGCCGGTTTCGTCGCCTGATTTCCTGAGTTTTGCATTATCCAGAAATGTATATTTCTGGGTAGTGTTGAATTCAAGAAATCGGGAGGATTTATTGAGTAAATCGGCTGCATTTGTTCTGGCCTTTTGTATGCTCATTTGTGGTTTTGCTGTGGGCACGCATTTGGGTTGGGAGTCTGGAGTACGTGACGGGAGAACTCTGGAACGTGAGAGGATGGGTATTACCCATGTGGAGGAGAAGTAAGGGACACGCGGAGCCGTGTGGTTCTGTACGGTGCCAGGATGCCCCCTGTAAGGCTGCATACGCGCGCACCGTGACCGCGCTGGACGTGGAGACACTGGGAGAGCAAGAGAAAGCGTACGTGGATGTCCGTATCTTCATGGGCGGTGCGTACACTGACGCTTCCTTGACGCGCTCCGATGTTGATTGCCTCATGGATCACAAGTGGCGCGCGAAATGCAAGACATTTCGCATTCCCAAGGGTGACGGTACATGGGTGGTTATCGTGCCGTCCGCTATCGTCATGATCGAAGAACTCAGCGAAGATCACTAAGGAGAAACAGTCATGCCCGGATATAACGAATGTGGTATCTACGATCCTCGCTGCGTAAAGGGGACGTGCAATCATCCCACCAACCCGCGTAACAGCGGTATGCAGTGTCGCACCATGCCCGCTCAGCGTCCGTGCCGCACGGGAGGATGTACGCGTCCCGAGTGCTCCCGTGCGCGTCTCAGCGCGTCGGCATTTCAGGCAGGCATGGTGACTGACACAACGAGTGGTACAAACATCGGCTCTGTGCCCCCTCAGGTGGACGTCATCAAGTCCCGGGAGGAAGAGCCTACCTACAGCCTTACGGGGCTCACACGCGCCAATCTGCGCACCCTGGAACGGGCACTACGTGCGCGGGAGAGGGACGCAAAGGTGGGAGACGACTACGCGGAACTGCGTACGCTCCGGGACATGGTGTGTGACCTACTCTAAGCAAGATCATTAGTGCCCCTGATCATGGGAAAACTCCAGGTCAGGGGCACTTTTGCGTACGGGCTTGACATACCCCCGGGACCTGCGTAGTGTCCTCCCTGTCAGCACAACCGAGCAACGCCGAAGCGAGACAGCCCTAGGGCCTAAAACGACGCAACGGACGCTCACACGGAGAGTTGACACCAGCAACACAAGCTAGTAAGTTCGACCTCAGCAAGACAGCAACACCGCACAACAGCAAGACCTAGTATCGCTCCTTGATAACTCAACAGTGTGACAATGGCCTTTAGCAGGCAGTCATAAAGTCACTGAATTCCAGAAAGTCAGGAAATCATGACGACTGCTGAAATCGCTGGTCTCGTGTGGGAAATCGACACACTCGCCAACGGTGCCAAGCTGTACACCAACACCACGGACAACATCACGGGTGTTCTGTACTGGGAAAATTCAACCGTGAACTACCACGTAGTCATGGTGGATGACGAAACTTCCCCGCGTGAGTTTTACGACAACGCTCCTTACGCATCATGGAGCAAGTCACATCACGCGGACGCTTTGCGTAGCCTCAGTGAGGTTATGGGGGACGTCGAAGAAGAGTTGAAGGAAGACGCGTTGGATAGCTACTACTCTTCCGGCGCGGACTACGACGACGGAGATTACGGGTATGACTCTTACGACCCGTATGACGTGGAATACGACCGTTACTAAAGTCTGAATCCATCGGAATTCAGTGACTCTATGATTGCCTGCTAATTCTCAATTTTGGTCAGCATTCCTCACCGAATATGCCCCACTCATAATGATTGGTTGTGCAGTAAGTGAGTTCGAATGGTTGACCCTGAATAGTACTAGCTAGGTGAATTACAACCCTATCTAGTGCTATCCACGGTCACCCAAACGAAAGGAAATGACCATGTCGGAATTCCACACCCTTTACAAGGGTTCTTTCGGTCACGCAGAGTCGGAGCGTGTGAGTAAGTACGTGATGATTTACAAGCGTGCCGGAAAGGTTATTCCGGATGATGTGGCGCAGGCAATCGCGGGTTACTGGCATTCGCCTGCCTCCCCGAACTCCACCCGCCTCAGCACCATGGGTGAAATCGGTGTCGAGACTGACATTGCAGATTTCTGCAATGACAGGGAGTACAGCAATCTCGTACTCAACACGTCGATTTACGAAATCGACGCACTCGGCGCCTACATCGAAAGCAAGAAAGCGCAGTTCCGCCACGAAATCGACTCGCTTGATGTTCAGGTGGGCGATGTTCTGGAAGACTGCCCGGAAGACGGAAAGGTGACGGCTGCCCGTACCATTTCCGTCGACTATTCCGGTACGCCCGGAGAGGGCCGTAAGGTCCGCTTTGAGAGCGAAGAGGACGACATCCTTGCCGCTCCCATGATGCTTACGGTTTACCGGGGTTTCTAACGGGATTCGGTCCGGCATTGGGGTTGACATTCCAGTGCCGGACAGTGTCCAATTAGGGACAACCAAACGAAAGGACATTATGCGTAATTACTCCGCAATGTGGGATGACTTTTTCGGGGCTGCACTGTGGGTCGGATTTCTCTTCCTGCTTGCCCTGATCCTTCCCGTGCCCGGGTGGCCCACTCTGTGGTGGCTCACCTATCCTTTCGGGGCGGTGCTGGTCGGTATTGTCTGCCGTAAGCTCGGATGGTACCGTAACCTCACCATCAAGGGATGGCGCATTCAGCGCGTCAACAAGTAACAAGGGGACACCATGGCCAGGGAATTCACGCAAAAGGAAATGGCCCAAATGCTCCTGCAACTGATCGATGGTTCCGGCGGCATCCTTGTGGATGACGCGGAATACATCGGGCAGGGAATCCACAAGCTGTACTTTGATAGGGACACCCTGCTGAGGGAAAGCGGACGGATGGAAGAAGAGTTCTAGAGGGATTGCATTGTCCCTACTCACGTAGTAGGGTCAGTGTTGTCCACCTAGCACAATGCTAGATGGCTACACAGGAGGTAATATCATGTCGGTCAACCTGAACAACGTCGCCGGTATCGTCTGCGGTCGTCGTAAGGATGACTCCCGCTGCGTGCTGTGGGACAACGACACCTTCGAGTGGTTCACGGCGGAAGAGTTCGCCAACAAGTTCGGTAACTGAACAACAAGAGAGGACACACCCCATGAAGATGCACAAGGGATGGAAGATCACGTTCCCGGACAAGAACGAGGAGTATTTCCTCGCTTCCCAGCTTCCCCGCGCGACGCGTACGGCTGCTGTGTCGAACGGGAGCAAGGTGGAGAGGGTCTTTATCCTCAAGTAGCCTGATTGCCTGTTAGAGGGGCGTACAGCGTCCCTCTAGCGGGTTGTCCGACTAGTTGAAAGGACGTGGGACAGTGCTTATCGGTCTGATCGCACTTGCCATCGGATACGTGTCCGTCGGTGTGGCCATGTACTCCGGGGATTACAACTACAGGCGACAGCAGTACGGTACCGTACGAGCCACCGTGAACAGTGTGTGTCTCGTGCTCGCATGGCCGTTCATGCTCCTGTACGCCGCTTACGCGCTGTTCAGGTTCATGACGTCCAAGCGTGGACTGTTCTAGACGTATTGCATCCATCTAAGACGTGTGCTTAGATGGGTGTTGTTCGCCTAGACGAAAGGAAGTGCGAACGATGCTCATAGGAGCAATCATCATCGGTACGTGTACTCTCCTGTACGCGTGTAAGCGTTTCATTGACATGGGAGAGAAGTAATGGCCACGTACAACGGCTGGACGGAACTGCGGGAGTACCGCGTGTGGATGGGTGAGGAAACGTATTCTGTCGTCACCGTGGAACGTCACCGCAACGGCTGGTACCGCGTCTACGAGGATGGGGGAAGCGACTGGAGCCGTTCCACGCGATCCGGTACTATCGCGTTCGATGAAGCGTCCAACCGGGCCGAATGGCTACAGGGGGAAGCTGCGGACACGTGCCCCTGTCAGAAGTGGGCGGAAGTTGAGCAAGTGGACTGTTACAGTCCCGAACTCAATCCGTACAACAGTGCGCACGGTATCCGCCTACAGGTGGTGGACATGATCGAAAACAGGGAACTGGAATTCTACGAACTGTAGACAATTTCAGTCATCCTAGGGACTTGACTCCCTAGGGTGGCTGTGATTGACTACAACAAGTGGTCAACCAAACAAGAGGAACACAGCATGGAAATCGGTAACGTCAACGAGCCTGCCGGAGAGTTCTACACTGTGCTCGCGCTGTTCGGTGAACTCCGGGCAGAAAGTCACGTGCTCACATTCGCCCCTGGTGACACGGTGGCACTTCTCCGGTACGGTCCGGAAAACGAGCATGACGGGCCCCGTATCGTCTACGGCATCGTGGCTAAGACGTCATACAACCCCACCACGGGCATTCGGTACAGCGTGATGGACCGGGACGACAGCATGTATCCGAACGTCGGTCCCGATTATCTCGCGAAGATCTAGCCGGTTTTTCTCGCTCCGGGGCTTGACACTCCGGGGCGGGGATGATTGACTAGGTCTTGTCAGTCAGACAACGCAACACCAACCCAGAAGGAACACATCATGGACAAGCTGACCATTGCTCGCCGCGTCGCCACCAACCCGAACATGCGCGCGCTCACGGCCAAGCGTGACCGGATGTTCAACCGGATGCGCGCGGACTATGGTAAGGACTTCATGGGCCTGGACTACGCCAACCTGCCCGTGGATGAGGCGGGACGCGATGAGGCGTACGTCACGGAGATGAACACCGCTAAGGAGGGTGTCAACCGCTGGACGCGCCCGGAGCGTACGGAGTACATGCGCCTTGAGCGTCAGATCAAGACCTACCGGGACATGCTCACCGCGCACTACGCCAACAACGTCTGACACCCCCTTCAAGCCCCGTACAACCCACACAGAGAAGAGACACACATGTTCAACGTCACCACTCCGGCCATGAACTCCCCCTTCACCCTGGTTCGCCCGGATCACTACGTCGTGACCATGGGAGAGGGTCAGAAGGAGCGAGTCACGTTCGGTCGCTTCCTGCCCCTCTCCAAGCGTGCGGCGGGTCAGTACGCCCGTCAGTACGGCGGACGCGTGATCAAGCGGACCACGGCTCAGCGCGGTAACCTCATCTAGTCTCTTGTGTGGGGAGTCTGCCTAGTGTAGGCTCCCCGTACTGGACACTAGAAAGGCAGGGAAGGGCATGACGTATTACGTCGAAATCCGGGACACTGCGGGTAAACTCGTGATGTTCCACAACCTTTCGGAGCAAGCGCGTACCTCTATCGTGGAAGCGATGAAGAGCGGTACGGTGGCTGTGTTCCGGGACGCACATGAGGGTCTGCACATGGTGAACATGGCACACGTCGTGCGCACTGTGGTGGATGTTGCCTAGTTCGCTTTTCTCCTCTCCTAGGGCTTGACTCTAGGGGAGGGGGATGGTTGACTAGTCCTAGTCACCAGGAAGGAAGTACAGAAAATGCACGCTCCCGCTTACAAGAACTTCTCGGAGTTTCCGCAGACGATCGCGGGTTTCACCGCATGGCAGCAGCAGTGCGCGGAATGGGCGGAGTACCGTCAGTGGGTCGCTAAGCGTCGGTTCCACGCCCGTCCGGAGGAGAAGGGTATCCCCGTCGCCCACACGGGTAAGACGCTCCGCCGTAAGAGCGTCAACGGGCACGGTGTCTCCGCCGGATCGCGTGTGCTCTCCCACTGGTACCGTGACGAAACGTGGGAGAGCAAGGGACAGACCCGACGCGCGGTGCGACGGATCGAAACCCGTATGTGGGTCGGTGAGTGGACGGAGGAACTGACGCACGACACGGACGGTTCCGACGCACGGGAGTGGTTCGCCACCCAGTCCACCACGGAGCGGCTGGACCGGAATTACTGGTACGAGGGTGAGACCCTGGCCGACCGTTTCGAGCGTATCGATTACGAGGGTAACGCCGACATGTTCCCGCCCGTGTACACGGTGGGCGTGACGGAACTGGATGAATCCTACTGGGATCAGGAGGATGACTACGGTTACTCTTACGGGTGTGACCGGTACTGCGAAATCTGCTACCCGGACATGCGCGGGTGGACGTACTAGTCAGTCTGTGAGCTTGCATCGTTGCCCTACTGTGTGTAGGGTGGCGGTGCTGGACCACAGAAAGGCGGAAATGCTCGACATTATCGCGGTTCTAGCACTTGCAGGATCGCTAGGTTTCAGCTACATTCTCCTTACGGCAAAAGCCAAACAGCGCAAGACAGACGAAAGGTAATCCAATGGCCACGCGTAACCGTGTCGCTCAGTCCAACAAGATCACGGAGAGTGCCGTTCTGACCGTGATGGCGGGTTTCCCGGGTGACATGCTCACCCCCGTGGAAATCGCGGGAGAAATCGACGGAGCAACGGACAAGGAGGTTTTCGACCTTCTGAACACCATGGAGGATGCCGGTAAGGTCACGGGGGAGGGTCGGGGACTCACCTCTAAGTGGTCCATCGGGGGAGCCCCTGAGAACCCCGTACAGGCGCCTGCCAAGCCCAAGAGGACCCGCCGCACTAAGGCGGAGATGGAAGCGGCCCGTAAGGAAGCTGCGGAGCGCACCGCGTACAACGCGCGGGTGGCTGAAACTCAGGACATGGACATGAGCCAGAGTGCGGAAAGCGCGCTGGACGTCATGGCCAAGGGTGAGGCTCCGTCCGACACCGTGACAACGCTCCCCAGTGCCGCATCCCTTCTGGGAGAGGGTCAGTCCCTCACCATTCCCACCCCGCCGGTTGCGGAGCCGGTCAAGCCCCGTACGGTCCGGCTCGAAATCCATGAGCCGAAGAACGGGGAGTGCCCCGGTAACGACATCCCGGAGTGCCCGGAATGGTGCCCCGTGAACGTGTGGGAACTTGCCCACGACGCGAACACGGAGAGCGCGCGGAACTACTGGGGTAAGCGGGTCGCGCAGTATCAGGCGGACGCACAGCCGAACTACGATGAGAACGAGGATAAGCCCCCGTTCTAGTCTCTGATGTGATTTAGTCTCTCCCCGGGGAAACTCGGGGAAAGGCTATGTCCTATCAGGGCAACACCAAAACAGAAAGCGGAGACAATGAATCTCACCATCGGCGGAAAGATTCACCACCCCCCGTTCAACCGTCACGACGTCTTTCTCTGCGGAGACATTCGCGGGTACAAGGGTCACACTGGCACCCCCAAGCCCTACCCGGTTTCTCGGGAGGTGAATTGCCTCAACTGCCTTGACATCCTCAAGAGTCTTACCACCCGCCAAATGGGCGACAGTGGTATCACGTTCCGCGTGTCCGTCGCGGTGACGCGTGAGGGAGTCACCAACAAGCTTCCGTCGTTCTACTTCTCTTCCCTCTCCACCCCGGACATTCTGACTGTGGAGGATGCGGTTACCGCAGCACGTACCATGCTCCACGCGGAAGAGCTGGAAATGATGTACGACGTGGTTTACGACGTTCGGGCATTCAAGCTCAACAAGTAGGCCATAACTGAATTGCCCCTAGCTTGTCCTCACGGATGGGTTAGGGGCTTTTCGGGTGCCAGCATCTAATAGAAAGGCATGGCTATGTCCTACTCGAAATGCTCCCGTTGTGGTCACCTCATGACGTCGGGACAAAGAATCGTGGCGGATCCTTGTTGCGGTGCGGACGACTGTGACGCCCCCAATGCGGTAAGCCACTACAAGTGTCTGCCGTACGGCCTACAGGCAATCGAAGATGCGGACGACGAGCGTTTCTACGTCCCGTAAGGAGAATCATGCTCCACATCTACGCTTACGCCTCACACCCGCACTGGGGAGAGGGGCGGGTTATCTCTCACCCCGTGTGGTCGGTTCTCGTGGGCGGGGAAGTGGTTAACTTCCTCCCCGATAAGAAAGAGTTCGCCATTCTCGTCCCGATGGACGAACTGACACAGCACTAAAAGAAAGCCCCTACTGATTCCTTTGGGAGTTGGTAGGGGCTTTCTTGCGTTTACATTCTTCTTCCATCCTCCGCACCCGCGTGCATGTGGATAGCTCTTAGTTGTCTTTCTGCCATTGCCTTAGTCTGTGGCTTTTTGCTGTACGTCTTTCCGGTCTCTTTATTGCGGACCTTATAACCTGACCCGCTTTTGCTTACTGAGTACGGCATTTCTATTTCTCCAAATCCTTAGTTAGGCGAACTAACCTTTACCGGCTAAACCGGAATCAGTCTCTCCGCTCTTGTCGGCACAGCCGTGCCTAGGTCAATGGTCCCATGGGTGGCTAGGGGTAGTGGTGGACGTACCCCCGTAAGGACCCTGTACGCCCCTCTAAGAGCCTTTCAGCTCACGAGTGGGACCATGTGCCACCCTTCACCTAGAGAGGGCAGAGACAGGCACAGAGCCGATGTTTGTACCGCGCTTTGTAGCATTCGCCGGCTCGGACCTAGGGGGTCTTGGACATGGGAGGTAGCGCGTACCGCAGACATGCCCCTAGACGCTCCTGTGAGCCTCACTGAGGGACCTACAGGGGTCAGGTGAGACCTAGTGCCACCCTGTCTATAGGGGGCTCACAGAACCCCGTACAGCCAATGTTTGTACCAAGCATTGTATTTCAGGAGACAGCAAAAGACCCCCATACCTCATGAGAGGTACAGGGGTCAAGATCTATGCGGTTACGCCGTTGCGGACTCATACTCTCCGAAGTAGCGGACATGGTAGGCAGGCTCACTCAGAGAGTAGAACTTGCGTCCCCCGGAGTTGTCCTCTCCGAGGAAAGACCACTCCCCCATGTGTCGGTCAAACTCCGCGTCGGTCACGGCGCGAACGTCACCGCCCGGCATCTCCACAACGAAACCGTTGCACACACGGGCAGGCTCGACAACGTCACGCATGATACGAGAAAACATTTACTGTGTTCCTTTCGAGAACAGATATATAACAACAAACTAGAGTGTCTAGTCTGCCATAACCGCCCCCACCCTTTCGAGTGGGAGCGATTAAAGCGGCCTAGCCGTGACGGTAGAACACGTGGTAATCGAGACCGAACAACACGTAATCGTCGTCCGTGCTCATGTTATCCGCCGTACCGGACCAGTCAATGTCAATCCAGTCCGGAAAGTCGGGGGAAATGGCCCCCATGTCTTCCGCCAGATTCTTAACGTACTCTTCCGGCGACTCCCACTGTCCCCGGTAGTTGTCCTGGAACCACTCGTCAGACAGGTGACCCGTGTCCCAGCCGTATTCCGACACAGCAGCGGCGTACGCGTCCGGAGTGTGGGAAGCGTATTCCCCATCCACCATGAGGCGGACGAAATTCGCCAGTTCCTCACCCGTCGGGCACTGGTTCGGGGTGTACAGTTCCGCGTCCGGGCCGAAATCGGTTTCCCACAGAAGGGAAACAATGCTGTGGTTGTTCCCCTTGGGGTTGAGGGAAGAAATGATCCTCTCCTCAAATTCGTCCGCGTCCGTGTCCTCATCCACGTGGATGGTGTAAAGACTGGGCATCTCAACAGAGACCAGCGTCGGCACCGTGACAGTCGGGAGGGTCTGACCCCTCATGTTGAGCCACGTACGCTTGATCCAGTTGACCGGAACGGAAATCTCCCGCTCTTCCTCCACCAGCTCGGAGTAGGTCAGACCCGTGTCAAGCGTAATGGTGAGCTGCATTTTCATGCCTTTCGGTTGCACTTCCTAACGGCTAGGAAGTTGATACCGAACCTAGTCGAAACTAGGCTCGATGTCAACCCACTAGGCGAGCGTGCCCGTGTTGTACATGGTCAGAAACCCGATGAGCACAGAGTGAACGGTCTGTGCATCCGAGTTGTTGAACGTGGTCACGTGCTCACCATCGTGCCCCTTAACGGCCATGTCGTCAACCATCGAGTGCCAGTCGGCACGCTCGATGAGGTCCCGGATTTCCCGGGGCACTTCCGACTCAACACGGGACGTCGGGTCGTTCTTGAAAACCCGCGTCTCATACTCGTTACGGTAGTTCACCACCGTGGAAATGTGGTAGCGACCGTGGTAGGTGACACGGACGGGCACGGGAGCGGTAGGAATCTCGAACATGGTTCCCTCTCTTGCTTCCTGACTTAGGAAGCTAACACCACCCTAGTCCCTAGACTAGGATGATGCAAGCTCACTACTCAGACGTACTGATGATACGTAGCGTGCTGCGCGTCATCGTACTCCATCCACGAAACAGCCTCATCCCCGGACTGTTCCTCAAACGCCCACTTGTCTCCCGTGTGCCACATGTCCTCACGCCCCTTGGGGGTCAGGTACAGCGTGCTGTCAAGGAGCGTACACCCTTCCGGAACCAGTTCCGACACACGCGGTGCGGTGTGCTTCCAGTTGCTGTAGGCGTACAGGTAGTCGGTTTCCCCATCCTCCCGTGCGATGATGGCACAGCCGTACCATACACCCGGGGTGACGTTGTCCCACTCGTCAGACGACGTGTGAACGATCGGGTTACTCACGTTGTGTTCCTTTCCCTTGGGTGTCTCCACCTTAGCGGTTCCGGTGAGGGTGTCAACCCCAGTCCCCCGGTAGATGTATCCCGCGTAAATCGGACGGGAGTCACATACTCTGCCGTACGTGTCGTTGTGCGGCGGGAACTTGTTGTTAACCATGGGGACGATACCACGGCTGCACATGGGGCAACGGTGCTGCCCTTCCTGCAACGGCTTAAGGGGTTCACGTGCGGGACCCTGGAAAGCCTTAGCGCGCTTGCGCTGCGTTGTTGTCATGGGGAGGACAGTACTAGGAAACTGGGGAGTGTCAAGCCCTTGACTTACTGCCCGCTAGGGCATAAGTTGGTCTCAACACCAGGGGCGACGCCCGTCCCCAGCACAACGGGCAGTGAGGGTCGGTACCAGGGGACCCCGTAAACTACTTAGTTAGGCTAACAAAAGGAGTCTTGACATAGCCGCACGGCTGTGATTGACTGTTCTCATCACCGGGGCCCGCCGGAACACTTCGGAGCCAACCTAGATTCGTACCAGGGGTGCCCAAAAACTAGTTAGGTGCCCTAACGAACCGTTTGCGCAAATTTGCGCTAATCCTTAGGCAAACTAATTTCTTTGCCGAAGCATTCACGAAAGGGATGATCATGAGAGATGTCGTCAGGGACGCTGCGGTGGTCGCGATGGCACGAGATCACTACCACGCCCACACCCCGCTGGATGCCTTCCTGGATCTGTACGAGGATCGGGAGTCCAAGAATCCGGATTACGTCAAGGATCTCCTATTCAAGCTGGATCTGATCAACGAGACATATGACGACAGCGAATACTGGGATGGCGGACAGTACATGTTCAATTCCCGGTACGTATGGGTGTGGAACGAAGACAAGTTCTAAACACAGAAATACCCCCGATTTCCTTTTGGATGTCGGGGGTATTTCCGTTTGTAGTTGTGATCGAATTAGGCGGAGAAATCCGATCTGGTTTTGAAGCTAATTACGGTATTCGAATGTGATCCAATCTCCACGGAATTTCAGACGAAGCTTGTGCTTGAATTTCGCGTCAGCCCATTTCTGCAATGCTGTCACTACGGAGCTGTCTGATGAGAACTTGCGCATCTCTGTAGCCATAAGGCGCACAGCATGGGCAACGTCGCTCACGTCCAGAGAGCGCGTCTGGTTACCGTCTGAGATCTCAAGGCTTGGCATTTCACTCCACTAGAATAGATCCTTCTCCCCAACAGGTCATGCAATCAGCATCAAGCTTTCGGTCCAAGCCTGTGCCAAAACACGCATTGCACGTCGTTGCGAACTCTTCAAGATAGTACTCGTACTCAGCGTCTGCGTCAAGCACGTTGTTCACGACGTCGGTATGATGGCGGTAGTTACTCATGTTCTAGTGGATCATCCTTCCAATTCGATGAATTCTGCGTCTACAATTCCCAATTCTCGTGCCGTATTCTCGACACTCTTAGGACTCTCAAGTTCTCTCAGCGAAGATGTATTTCCGATGTCTCCGAAGATGCGGTCAACCATGGACATGTGTCCCTGTTGCTTGGCTGTCACTGTGACAGAGAAGCCTTCCTGCTCCATATCGTGCTTCTTCTTCATGAGATTTCCCAATCTATCAATCTCAGACGAAAGATTAGGATCAGCATAGCCACCTTCGGCATCTTCTGCCATTTTCATGAACAATACACGCTGAGCCTGCATTTCTACCATGGAATCCATGAGAGCCGTTACTTGATCCTTGGTACGGATCTGGATAGGAATATCGTACGCACACGTACTAGCAGCCTCGAACATAGGACACTTGGCGGCCAGGAAACAGGTGTCACAGATACGCATGGATTCACTGCGAATCTTGAGCTTGGGAATGATGACTTCCTCCATTTCCCCTGTCTCAGCATTGCGCTTCTTCTCCTTGTCAAAGTCGAAATCAAGGAAAGGAATGACACGCTTCTGAGAGGGATCACGAGGGGTAGCAGTTGGTACTCTTTTCGCCACTCTTTCGACTACACCACCAACTTCGTCATCGTCAAATTCGGTGTTTCCGTCATAGTCGTCAAACACTGGTGTAGTTACTCCTCTATTAGTTTTACGGTTGATTGCATCAACTTGTTGCTTCCAGGACCAGATAGAAATTTTCAGCATCTCCGTAGAATCGTCTGCCTCGATCTTTTCCAGATCGAAACCATTCTGCATAAAGGTGCTGCGTTCCTTCTTTCTAGCTTGATCCTTCATCTTCTTCGGGTATCGCTTGAGCTGGTTGTGGGACCATACGATCGTGTCACCGAACTGGGAAGGAGACAGCCACGACGTGGACGACACAGACTCCCAGGGGACTGCCTGCATGATATCAGGCTTCGTCATGGACATCCCATGGAGTTTCACTCCAGAAGACGCCAAGTTATTGAGTGTCGGGACAAGGTCACGTCCTCCGATACTCGTTTGTAGAATTCCAACGCGTCCATAGACTTCGGCAAGCTCATGGAGATCTTGTAGACCACTCTCGGAATGCCAAATTGGTACAAACTTGTCGAAATAAACATCTCTGAGTCTTTCCCTATTCTCCTCAAGGAACGCTTTACCGAGCTGATTAGCATCGAACTCCGTATAGTACTCCACTGACTCGATATTGGAATGAACCCAACGATAGTAGTGCTCCCCGATCTCTCGGAGTTCTTGGTCATTGTACTTCTGCTCCTTCGCATTGTTCACCGTATAGCAGCCAGAATCCACGAATAGTTTCTGTGTACTGCTGAATTTCTCGGATAGTTTCCAGGGACGCGCAAACTTGGTTCGACGTCGTAGTCCAAAGTAGCTGAGGGAAACGTCTGTAACGCCTTGTCCCAATAGCAGGTTTCTGTAGGTCGGGATTTCTGTTCCCGAGTAATAGAGCTTCATAACGTCAACTATAACGCAAAAAGGAGCCCCGAAGGACTCCCTTTGCGTTACGGCGCGAAATTACGCAGCGGCTGATTAGCGAAGTTCTCCGCCTTCTTAGCCGATGCCGCCAGATCCTTGTCACGTCCACCGGCTCTACGTGACGCTGTACGAGCCTGTGTAGCCTGTTGCTTACTGATTGCCCAAGCCTCAAGCTGTGAGCCCTTAGAAGCGATACCACCAGGCTTGTTGGCACGGCTGCCAACCGTGAACTCATTGGGCTTCGGCTGAGCTGCGGTAAGATTACCGAGCTTCAGATTGGAAGAGCCCTGAGGATGCTGATGCGTAGGGAAAGGAGAATTATCTCTCGGACGTACATCAGCAAAACGAGTCTGCGCAATACTGTGCGGAGACGGAGTGCTGGAAGGCGTACGACGACTCACAGGCTCCAGAACCGGAGTAGATGTAGTCTTGCCCATACGACGCTGCATTTCCTGATGCATGGACGGTACAGGCTCTCCACGCAAAGTCTGTGCACGAGTAGTACCCTCTACAGTCTTCGGCAACACAGGCTTGAACTGCTCAGAACTCACGTTTCCTCCACTTGGTGCTGGGGTTGATGTGGAAGAAGATACCACAGACACACGAGGAGTACCAGGGCTGGTCAGCTTACTGCGTGTCTTGCTTTCCTTGATAGCCTCTCCGTGGGCGTAGTTGACCTGCTGACGCATCACCTTGGAGCGGTTGGCCTGTTCCTTCAACGCTTCCCCGTGTGCGGCTGTACGGGCTCTTGTAATATCTGCATCCTGTCGCGTAGCCGCTGTAGTACGACGAGACTGCTCACGAATGGCTTCATTATGAGCGGTGTTAACCATTGAAGTACGAGCCTTGGTGCGCTGAGCATCTTCACGAATAGCAGCAGTTTGCGCGGTAGCCATTTGTGTTCTCTGCGCATTCTGTCTTTGATTATTCTCACGAAGAGCCTCATTATGCGCAGTACTCACACGAGCCGCAGCTTGCTTAGCCACATTGGCTCTACCTTGATTAGCCAAATTGAGAGCACTATTGGCAAAGTGATCTCTAGCTTGTCCGGCTGCACGTGTTCTCTGCTCTTGCTGCGCAATATTTGCTTTCACCACATTCTTAAATACTCCCGCAGGCTTATCAAGAATGTTTGTTTTGAATTGAGCACCCATTGCGCCTGCGGCACTCAAATTGTGTGGCGAGGTAGCCATTAGATTCTCCTAAAAGTCATCATTCAATCTGACATCCCCAGCCTTCATTTCCTTTTCTACTCTCACAGTATCCATAAGAGACTTCCAGGAAGGAAGTTCTGTTTCGTAATTTGGTCTGTGCTCGGGCCTAAGGTAAAGAGGATGGATGTAAAACAGTGTAGGGACTCCGATTTCCAGCATCTTTTCTGCTACTTCAGGATGAGATTCAATGATGAATGTAAGAGGACCATTTTGCTTTAGTCTCTTTACTTGAAGATCTCTTCTTTCTGTAATGTCTTCAGGATCTCCAAGTTCATAATAGATCTCTGCTGCATGATCAACTAGACCATTCATACGAAGCCAATATTGTACTTTCTCCTTGGCCATGCTGTCAAGGATCAAGGTCACACGGTGTGTCTGGACCAGCGACTTGTACAGCAAGATCCCTGACATGATGGGGTTGGTATCGTTCGGTGCTCGAAGAATTCCCTCCACCACAATTGCTACATTTGCGGACCATTCGTTATTGTCTACCATTGCCTCCCCATTCCTATCTCTGTGAATTTGCTGCGTCATTCAGCAAAAGACGAGAATCGGTAACGATAGGTCCACCGTACAATTCGGTATCCGTAAGATCCTGTGCTTCCACTGATGTTTGTGTGATCTGATTCAAAGCGCTGACAATTCCGTCTCGCTTCGCCGCCTGCCACTGGTAATTGAAGAAATCGGAGAAACCTCCACCATGCTCAGTGAAAGCTTGCTTTCTTCCCGTGTGGATTTGGTCGAATAGATTTCTAGCCTGTTCCACTACATTCTTCATACCTGAAATCGAATTGTGCCACTGAGGACTGTTAGGCGTCAAACTGGACATTTCCTGACGAAGATAGTTGTAGTGGCTCACTAGAGCGTCTGCCATCTCCTTGTTGGCACGAGCTTGCTCCACAAACGCCTCAGGAAAGAGCTGTGAGGGGTCCTCAGGGAGCTGTGGAGGCTCGATGGTCCAATGACCCTCACTCAGGTTGTAAGCGGCGTAGGGGACGATCTGACGGATCGAGTCATCGTAAGCCTCTGTGTCGTTGTTGAAGTAGTAAGTCACTTCATAGGGACGTTGATCTCCACGTTCGAAGGTGACCAGAGAGGTGGATGGCCAGAGGTTCTTTCTGAGGTCATCGTTGATGATGAAGGAGATGTCCCAACGGTCAAGTCCTCGGAACTCTGGATTGTCGGCAAGGAATTTGGTGAAATCGATTCCGAATAGTACGTCGAGATCACCGTTTCCGCGATCCGCAGCCCATTGGTAACCGATTCCCGAACCAGCAAGCCAAGCCATAGTCCACTCGCGAGGAGAACGGTATTTAGTGTCCAGATAATCGTAGAAACGATTGAGTAGCGTCTCTCTGACATGAGGCTTAAGTTCATTTCCTTCAAATAGTTGGGGATCTAGGATAAGGGAGGGACGACTGAAGTAGCCGCTGGCTCCCACATGCTCAGCAAGCTGAGGAAATTCGGGTACGTATTTCTGCAACCAGTTAGTAGTCATGAATACAGTTTACCTTCTTATACGAAAGAAGGAGGCATCCCGTAGGACACCTCCTTCTATGCGATTACTTGTTAGGTACGTTAGGTACCTTCAGAGCATCCCATGTTTGCTTTCCAGGGATACCGTCGGCGTCCGAACCGGAGAATCCTTGCTTCTTCTGCCATAGCTTGTAGGAAGCCTCATCACCGCTGCCCCAGACGTCAGTGTTACGTGAGGACTTGTAAGCGTTGCACTTCACAGCCACAAGGCGCTTGTGCATTGCTGCGATAATCGGAGACTTCTTACCGTCTACGAAGAATGCCTTGCCCGGATACGGCTCGTAGGTAGGCTGTGCGGGCTTGCTAGGAGTCGTAGGCTTAGGCTCTACAGGCTTTGGAGGAGTAACGATAGCCTTCGCCAACTCAAGCAACTTAGAGAAGTCGATGTTACCCGGATCACCGTGATCATTCTCTGGGACATGCTGGTGACCACAAATTCCCTTGAACGCATCCCATTCCGCAAATGTAAGACGAGAATCGTTTACACCGTAGGAATCCGGATATGCTCTCCATACCTTAGGCCCGGAAAGCGGAACATTGTGGTTAACATTCATCCACGCCAGGAACTTAGCAACCTCCTGAAGAGCCCACTCAGGAGCCTCTGGCCAGAAGATGTGCTCTCTGTCCCACTTGCTGTGTGCCTTGGGGTCACAGGTACCAACCAGCTCCACCTGACACACGTTGTTGGTGTTCGTGTCCACGCCTCCACGCTTATTAACGAGCGCGCGAGAAGAAGTGTCCACGTAGAAGTGCTGGTACCAAACCAGCTTCTTGTTCTTGAAGTCAGGAACAGCCGTGAAATTCGGTGCCGAAATTCCTCCCTCGTAAGAAGGCAGGGACGTTCCCTCAGTCGTATGAAGAACTACGACATTGACTTCCTGTCTGTCGCCCGGATATCTGCCCTCATACCAATAGGCGGAACTAGATCCGGGGTATCTCTGTGGTCCTGTTGCTACCATTATTTACCTCACTTAAGCTTTAGTGACTGTGCAATTCTCTGGGATTCCATCTGCTGTTGCATTGCGGTAGCCTGCTGATTCATGGCTACCAAAGTGTGCATAGCGCTCTGCTGTACCTGACAGCTCAGAGAGATATTAGCCGCACCGCCAACAAAGTCATCCATATGAGCCTTGCGCTCAGTAATGAGAGCCATGTCGTCATAGTCCGCGTGAGCCGACCACTGACCATTCTTGTGCTGGACCACCAGGAAGGCTGTTGTGACCTCCATAGGACCCTCTGAGCCCCCTGCACTAGCCTTAAGCTCGTCCAGTGCTGCCTGCTGCTCTGCTGTAAGTTCTGCTGCCATTGTGCTTCTCCTTCTACTTGTTCTTCTCGTTCATTACCGATTGGTGATACGGGCAGTATTGGCAAAGAAACATCTTCTTCACCTTTACATCGTCATACTTAGGAAGTCCTGCGGCCTTACGTTCTACAGCAGTATCGGGCTTGAGTTCCTTGCTGCCGGACAGATAGTCCTGGCAACGGCTCTGAGTCACCGACACATACGCCGGACGGTTGTGACGCTTCCAACAGGCAAAAGCATCTGCCTTGAAAGTATCCTGTGTCGCGTAGAATTCCGCGTCAAAACCTGTAAGACCCTCACTTTCTAGGATCTTCTTTGTGATCTGCTTTCTGTAATCAGCGTTATTCCACGCTTTAGTAGGAACCGACCCAAGAGACGCCCAATCAGTGATGATGCGATCTTCAAACGAAGGGTGGCGACGAAGGTGTACGTCCGCAAGATAGCCGATACGAGTATCCCTATCCGCTTCCGCAGGCTCGTAATCAGGGATTTCATTGATCTCCTTGCAAATTTTACAAATAAATAGGCCGGTCAGTGTCTCACTCATTTAATGCCTTCCGATTGGAATCCGAATGGTCGTACCCATTAAGGGTACCAGAAGAGGCCCGGAATCCCTAATTGGAATCCCGAGCCTCTTCGTCAATCTTAAACTGTAATGCGCTGACCCGGATAGATCAGGTTCGGGTTAGAACCGATCACATCCTCATTCGCTGCATATACCGCCTTCCAGCTCTTTCCGTACTTCGCTGCAATACCGCTCAACGTGTCACCAGGCTGCACCGTTACTGTCCCTTCCCCGATGTACTGATCTGGGGTATAGGGCTTCTCAGGAGCCTTGTACGTGTTCTTCTTTGCGGGAGCCTTGTAAGATGGCTTAGGCGTCTTGTAGATCTTCGTAGACCCCGCACGCTGACCACAAACGGGCCATGCGCCGATACCTTGTCCGCGCAACACCTTCTCAGCAATTCGAATCTGCTCAGAACGTGAAGCATTGTGTGCTGATCCCTGTCCACCATAAGCACGCCAAGTGCTTGGGGAGAACTGTAGACCGCCGTAGTAACCGTTTCCGGTATTGATAGACCAGTTGCCACCGGACTCGCACTGGGCAATAGCATCCCAGTTCACCGAATCAGCCTGTGCAGTACCAGCGAAAACTCCACCAGTAAGGACAGCGCCGAGAACTCCGGCAACAATTGCTTGTTTTGTACTCATGTCTTTCCTTTGTTAGTAGGTAGTGCAGGCTTAGTAACGACCGTACATCGCGTAAGGCGTACCATCCGTGTAGTCCTTGATCTTGTGGTAACCCACCTGACGTCCCGTGCGGGGAGCATCAAGCATCCAACCATACCCATTCCAGAATCCCGCGTAGATACCCACGTGGTAGATGGACTTGGAGGACTTACCGATGAAGATCAGGTCACCCGGCTTACGGTTGGCTGCGGAAACCTTGACAGACCTGTTGTACTGGTCCTGTGCAACACGCGGAAGCGTCTTGCCAACCTTCTTGTACGAGTAGTAAGTCAGGCCAGAGCAGTCAAAGCGGCTCGGACCAGCGGCACCCCACTGGTACCAGTCTCCGATCTGAGCCTTAGCCACGTTAAAAGCCTTTGCCCGAGTCGTAAGCGTCGCTGCATCTGCGTCAGGAGCAGTCATAAGACCCGCACCCATCACAGCCGCAAGGCCGATTCCGACAAGAGCTGCACTCTTCTTTCCATGATTAACGGACATGGAATAAAACCTTTCGTTTGACAACAAGGACAGATCCTAGGATCTCTTAGGGATTGTTACATCCCCGTTGCGCTTGTGACAGAAACGATACATGGCCTCAGAACCTGTGTCAAAACTAGATGCTGAGGCCATGCATTTACCACTTAGTGCTGTCCGGGGTGGGAGTACCCACGAAGTTCGGTGTAGATTGCGCCCCGTACTTACCTGGAACGTCCTTCGGACCAACCTCATGGATACCGTACCATACGTCATCCAGATCGGTTCGATTCATGTAGGTGCTGTTCTCAACGTTGCCACCACGGTTCTGGACTACCTTCTTATAACGTCCGTCCGTAGCGCCCTCGTTAAGCTCTGCGTTCATACTTCTTAGCTGAGGTAGTGCCATTACGATGCTCTCTTCGGTCTGCCCGCAGAGCGTACACGACGCTCACGGTACATTGTCAAGTGAGTGGAGCCAGCGCCACCAGCAAGGTCCCCACGCATCGTAGAGGGGTTCTGAGACGTCCCCACGACGCGCTTGTCAGTCGCCTTGCGAGCAGAGCCGACAGCTCTCTTCGGTTTCTTAGTGTGTGCCATATCTTCTCACAACGGATTGAGTGACGGGAAGCTCGTTCCCTGGTACCCGGAGACTCTACCAGACCAGTCAGCCCACTGAGGATTGTAACGGTCATCTACGTAGATGACGTCCATGATAGTGGGTGGTGTGGAATTGTACCCGAATCTAGGAGGAATCTTCCCGATGTTGGGGATAGGGGGTTTTACCATAGCGCTTGCATGTGCTGCCTGAACCAACTTCGCTGTGACGTATTGCTCTTCCACAGATTCATTAGGTCCGCGCTTGGTGTAATCATAAAGGGAATTCGCCATTTCCATGGTTATCTCCAAGCGGGTAGGTTACGACGGTTAGCCATTCTTACTGCCGGATCAACATTACGCATTTGAGGATCAATAGGCAAATTCAATTCCTGACGAATCAATGCCTCTTCCGCCTCAGACATGTACTTGTCCGCATAGACCAGACGTTCCACGGGAGAGCCCTCAGCCGTCCACTTCTTCCCTCTGCGCTGGTGCTCCAGCCCTGTCATGGGGTTGAAGTCGTCCGGCCAGAAGTAATCCGTGGGAGCGATCTTAGAGCCCTTGTGTACGCCTCGCGTATAGCTACGTGCGTTGTTGCGGACAGTCTGCATGAGCTTGTCTTCACGGCGGTCCGTGATATTGCCAAGATAACCGTCAGCGTATTCCGCATTAGGAGTACGGCCCACCATTGCTCGCTTTGCATCAAGGATATCCCTGAATCCCGCAAGCTTTACCTGTGAGCCGTTAATTCCTCCACCACCGCCAACGGATGTCGAACCCTGTTGTCCTACAGGGGTGTTGTACATGAAGTTAGCGGACATGATGTCTCCTTAGCAGTACATTGCCTTTGACTGGCTGAAGTTTCCGACCTTTGAGCTTACGGAAGGCACCGTGTAGACGTTACGGCCGGTTGCAGACGCCTCAGGGTTGTTCTGCTGCACGTGAGACATTACAGGGTGCAGGGTAGCTCCCTGACGCTCCAGGACGTTGCTGCGGTTAGCCTTGTTGCTCTCCGGGTAAGCTCCACCCTTCGGTCCTCCCTTGGCCACCAGACGGCCACGTAGAGGCTTAGCTACGTTGCTCAACTGCGCGGCGGAAGTACCCATGGTAGGGAAAGACCCTGAACCATACTCATTACTTGCCATTGTTTCTCCTATTAGCGGAATCGGTCCATTAGCAATGAACGCTGGAAATCATTTTGTGTTTGGCCGTTAGGCTGAGAGAAAGGAGTGATTACCGAACGGCTGGTAAAGCCCGCTCTTACTCCTTGCTGCATTGAGGTCATGCTTCCCAGAGATCGTCCGCCATCAAATTCCGCGTTACGAGAAATATAAGGGTCAGGTCTCTGCTGAGAAGGACTTCCTTCTGAAGGATAGGGATTCATAAATCCTCACTAGCTGACGAGAATCCTCAAGGTCATCGCGGAAATGTCCCCGTCATCCATCTTGACTGTAGTGAAGCCGGGACGACATGAGAGGATCTTTCCTCGCGGCCCTACATAAGACTGCGCGATGGCAATAGCCTTCATCGCTTGATTGACAGCACCCGCGCCGATAGCTCTCAGAACGACGTTCTTTCCGTCGTAGACATTGTTAGCAATGGCGGATGCCAGATTGGGGGCAGATGATGACGACTTGACTTTTAGTAGTGTGTCGCCCTCGTGTAGTTCTTCCATAGTGTTCTCCAATTAAATTTCGGATTGTAGCTATTTCATTGTATCCGAAAACAGAGAAACCCCGGTCAGCGCGAAGCATAACCAGGGTTTCTCCTAGAAGGGGAGGCAAGAACTACTGTATCAAATATATCCGTCGGAAACGTAACGAGCCAATCCGTAAGCGTCTGCCAAATTGTCGTTCTTGAAGCTCACTCCCCAGCGAGACTCAATTGCCGCGATGACTTCCGCCTTCTTGGCGTTTCCTTTTCCTGTGACGAATTTCTTCAAGCTTGTGGGCGGAATCACAATAGGATCTCTACCAAATACCTCAAAATGGGACAGTTTTACGATTCCTCCAAGCTCTCCCAGTTTCTCTCGACCGAATTTTGCATTACTTGCGTACCCTTCCATTGCCACTGTAAGGGTATTGTATTTCGGTCTCAAACCTGACAGATACGTGACCAATGTCACATGGATTTCCTCTAGCCTTTCCCCATCCGAAGCTCTAGGAGGGAACTTCCAGAGCTGCTGTGTATGTAGTCCGTCTTCTAGCACGATAAGCCCGAAGCCTGAGTAGGATTGATCGATCCCCACCCAAGCATCGGGCTTTCGTAGTCGTTGATTATCTCTCATAGGGGCAGGTTACCACCCCTAATCAAGATAGTCAATCAGTAATCGTAGTCATTGTACGGGTCATCGTCGTAATCGTCGTCATCCTCTTCGTCCTCCCGCTCCTGAATGATGTCCGACCAATCGAGCTTCCCGCCCTTAGCAATGATTTCCAGAGCGTCGATGGCTTCCTCATCGTTGGTGCTGAGGAACAGCTTCTCGGCGTCGTATTCGGAAAGCTCCAGAAGATCCGCACCAAGCTTCTGAATCTCGTAATGCTTGCCATCCTTGACAGCCCAAGTGACATACTTGTAACCGTCCTTGACAGTCTCCAGGCTGTAGCCGTTCAGAATACACGCCCAACCCGCAGCACAGAGAGTCGCACCGCAATCAACCTTGTCCTCAGGGTCCTCCGTGTCAATCAGCTCCAGAATATCGTTCAGGTGAACAATATCGGCGTCGACCCGGTAAGGAGTACCGTCCCGCTCCAGGGCGTACAGAGAGGTGTTGTTCGTCCAGAACCACGTGGTCTGGTCGTGCAGGCTCGGAAGCTTGATCGTAATGTTCTTGATCGTCTCCGCAAGCGGTGCGCCAGTAAGCTGCTCAGACATGTTGTTTCTCCTTCTTTCGGGGTGTTGGTGAAACTCTATCAGTTGCTGTGGCTGGTGACAAGTCCTTCATCACCGAGCTTGACGACGCCCAGAAGCGTGAAGTCCCCGTTAACGTACGCTTCTTCGGAGATCCTGTCAATCATGTACTGGTTATACTGATCGGCCGTGGCAAGCGCTGCCAGGGGCTCAGAGTACCAGTCTCCTGCGTTAATGGCATCATAGATCTCTTCCTGGAGACCAATCTTGCCACCAAGTTCCACAACTGCGTAAATCATCCTCGTACCTCCACGATTCGATCCTTCAGACCCGCACGGACAGCCATGTCGTACGTCATCTGCGTACCTCGGTTCCCCGCGCCTTCCAGGAAGCACGCTACTACGTAGTCAGGGTTCGTGTCAATCATCTCCTGATTACGGGCTGCGTACGCCCATCCTGCGTTCTCCTCAGCGGGGTGTCCAATGACCTCCCAGTCGGCTCCAGCAGCCCAGGAAGCGGCAATCAGATCCGCGCCACCGTACGGGCACTCCCCATGGTGGAGGACGTAGTCAGTGTAGTGCCAGTCCATCTCATGACGACGCTGAATCTTAACCAGCGCATTCCAGATGAGATGAGCCTTGCTCGGAGGCCAGTCCCGGGAACCGGTAATTACCACAGTAGGCATGTTATCCCTTTCCTCGAACAATCTTAGTGCTTGAGAATGGTGTTCGACAACGCGAACACCAATAGTCCGTACGTGTCTTAAGCACACGCAGAAGTTTTACCTTATCACCCTTCCAACAGGTTGGGCAATCCCTAGCGGATGACGTCATTGTCTCTCCTTATACGGGAAAAGCCCCGCCCTTTCGGGCGGAGCCTTTCAATTACTTCTTGAACCACTTCTGACAGCGCTGACAGAAGTAGCGTAAAACCCTCTGCCTTTCCTCGCTGAAATCCTCAGAAACCATGTCCCGCTTACCGCACTTGGGACACTTGGGCTTAATGTTGAACATTACAGCTCCTTGTAGAGGTTACGGAAATCCTTCCACACCATGGCCTTGAACATTCCTCCGGTCAGCTCCACCTCAGGATAGAAGATAATCCAAGAGGTGTCAAGAGTCTCACCCTCGAACACTCGATGCACAACAAAGCACTTATCGTACTCGTTGGTGAACTTGGCTCCCATTTCAGGGAAGTTCGGCATAGGAACATAAACCTGAAGGAGATCCACCAGATTCATAGCCCTGTAGGAGTAAGGGTACGGACCCTCAATTTCCTGCCGGACATAAGCGGTACCGCCAGAGTCGACTGTACCATCCCAAGCCAGCACTTCTACGATGTGCTTAGTGTGAGAACCGCGCCAGACCTTGTGAGTGCCCAGCTTACTGATGTCGTACTTAGTCGTCAAGATCTTCTCCGAATTCCTTTTCGGGGACCAGTTCTCCGCCGGTCCAAACCAGAAGTTCTGCTGTCTTCGGGGCTTCACGTAGATACGTGATTGCACGCTGGATTCCTTCAGCGACTCCCAAGGTGTAATCGGAGTCATACAGCCCTCCGTCACTGTGGTCGTAGTTATCGAACATCACTTGCAGATCGTTTGCGGCACACTCACGAGCTGTCATCTCCAGTTCCTGAGCAAAATCCGCGTGCCTGTAAGCCTTGTCGTCGTACCAGCCAGCAAAAGACTCCCAGAAACGGGGAGACATGTCAAGCTCTTCCCATTCGATCCTCAGGGCCATAGAACTACCGCCTCCTCATATTCGCCTTCTTCGTCACCCTCATAGATCAGTTCTACTTCCCACTGCTCGATATCCTCTACTTCCTCCACGGAGTACGTAGAAAGATGACGGATGCTATTGCCCTCTTCGTCCGAAGAAAGCAGGACCGGAATATCTGGCGGGAAATTCTTCAACAGCTCCATTAGTGCGAGTACGTTCATGCTCATACCTGTGACTCCTTCATTTCGATACGAAGATCCAGAAGCATATCGATAGTTCGCTTATCAGAGGGATGCACCTTCTTAAGCTGCTCATCGATAATCTCCATGGAAATACCGAGACCGGCATTGTAGCCGTCGTAGTAAGCGGGACCAAGCTCACCCATCAATCCTCACCCCATCGTACTCGTTGGGCTTCACACGCTCACTGAGGCCCTTTCCAATAAGCTTCCCAAGCTCCTGAAGAGCCACGTCCGTGATCTCGTCAAGCTTGTACTCGTTCGGCTCCTCCTCTACCTCTAGCGTCCAGATTTCGTGCCCGAAGAAGGACACGGTAACGGTACCCCCGTCATAACGACGACGGGTATAGTCGTAAGTTCCGGAATACTCCGTGGAAAACGGCTCGATTTCCATACCTACACGCATTACCACCACACCTCCATGACGTACTTTCCCTCAGGGATCAGACCCTGATTACAAATCCATTGAAGCATTTCTGAGAAACCCGGAGTAGCGTTACGGTAGTACTTTTCGTAAAACTTCTTGTCCTCTTCCAAGTCGGTCTCCTCAGGCTCATCGTTGTACTGACCACCTTCCAGCCAACGCTGGAAATTCTGCGTGGTGTCTTCTTCGATCTCCTGACCCGAAACTACCGTGGCGCTCAGATGCTCACCATTGTGGAAACCATCGAAACCTGCATCTTTGATGATTTCCCAAGTTCGATCGTAGGGCTCCAGGAGTACCTTAAGGTACTCGTCAAACTTCCAACGGTCAAGCTGTCGGACTTCCTTGTAATTAAGTGGTTCCATTATGCCTCCAGTGTATAAACGGTCCAAGCGATTTCATCTTCCGCCGAATCTACTATCGACGTTTCGAGAACTGCGTAAATCTGGTTCTCCGTAATCAGGTACCTGAAAGGCCCAAATCGGAGAGCCCGAACAATATCTTCGGCCATTTGCTCCGGCGTGTTACCCACTCGAATAGTGTGGGCAATGAATTCCCGCATTTGCTGTGCCGCTGACACGTTCTCTCCTTAGTAGGTTTTGTGACAGACCGTACAGATGACTATAAGGTTTCCTTCGTCATCTGTAAAGTCTCGGATATGATCCTCGCAACTGTGCATGACGTCCTTACTCGAAGGGCTCCTCAGGGAAGTCCTGGAAGCAAGCCGGTGCGATCAACTTTAGCTGATTCAACAGCTCCTTGGCAAGCTCCTGAATCTCGGCGTCAGCATGGACGCTGTAACGCTTGTACAGCATGTCTCGCCAAGCCCTCATGTTGCCAGTGACCACAATACGCGTCTCCGTGCCTCCTGGCAAGTCGTAACGAGCTGCCTCACGGGCTTGCTTACGCTTCTTGCCAAGCCCTAGCAGACTGTCCACAGTCAGACGATACGTGGCCTTGATGGCGCCCGCAAGAGGCTTCATTCCTCCACCCATAGCCGGAGGAATGACCTGCTGAGCGTTCTCCATGTCGATGTAGCGCTGAGACAGCTCACTGTAGCTCAGGTGGCGGTGACGAATCAACTCGTGAGTCAGGTTACGGCTTACACCCTCAATATAGAAGGTAGCCGTAGCGTGCTCCAGGACAGAGAAATGCCCCTGGTTGATGATGTTGTTCATGTATCCGGAATTGGTTCGAGTCTTCTCGTTGGGCATATCCCAAGCCTGATAGCAGGAACGCCCTGCGAAATGACACAAAGTATCTGCATCATTCATCAGGGCGTCCGGGCTTAGCAGGTAGAAGTCCTCGAAGGCCGTTCCCATCACCGAATCCGGGATCTGATAGAAATCGGTAGATGCGAGTAGCGTAACCTTCAAGTTAATTCTCCTTGTTGTAGTTTTTCTCCAATACGGTGATGAGAACCACCGTGACAGTACCGTTCGGGTCCTTAAGACTTACGGTTTTAGGCTGCACTCCCACGACTTCGTACACCCCATAAGCGGGCATACTTTTACGACGGTACTTATCTTTTACTTTGATAGCAGCCATTCTGCACTCCCTATGCGTTCATATTGCCATTACGGTTCTCAACATCTCTACGAGCGAGACGGCGAGAAAGTTCCCGTGACGCAGCCGCAGCTTTACGTTCACAGTCTCCGTAGACGGACTCTACCACCTTCCGGTACGCATAGCAACGATCGACTTCGTCTTCCGCAGCCTGGTATTCCGGCTCTTGAGCCACCATAGCCTTGGTTGCCGCTACTGTCTTTTCGGACTTGTACTGGATGGTATATAGGTCTTCCACGCGCTTCAAAGCACGCTCAGCTTGCTTCTCCTTGACCACAGCACGGGCAACCTCACCTCCCGCGTAGCCAGTCCAGTTCACAAGCTCGTTGTACAGTCGCATAAGGACTGTATCACTTACCTCGGACAATCCGACGGGTAGTTCCGGTACGCCTGATGACTCGGGTCGGTCCGGAGTTTTCAGACCTTTCTGAGTCAGAAGATCGTCCAGACCCCAACCTCTCTGGGAGCGTTGTGCCATAATCAGTCCCTTCACAATCTGTGCAGCCATTATGAGGGCACTCAGGTGGGTCTGTCAACCCTTCCAGAGCGCGAGAAATCTGCCGAGCCGACTCGAACAGATCATCAGTGTGCTTCTTGTCGTAGTTGACGACGAATTCCTTTGCACCCTGGTTAAACTTACTTTCATACAGAAATGAAATACGAGAGTATTCCAATCCCATAATTTCACAAATGCGGAGGTAAATCTGACCCTGATTAACGTGGTCAGGGAAAGGTTCCTCAATACCCTTCCACAATCCCGGAAGATCAACCTTCTGACCCTCCGAATACTTCTTGTACAGCTCCGGATTGGACACACGCACGGTACCGGCTCCCACAGATTTAATCTCGATGAGAGCGTTCTTAGACGGTACACCACCATCGGCATGACCCGCAATAAGGTACTCAGGAGCCCTCAGAGGGATCTCCCGGTACTCAAGGGACACCTTACCCAGGGAACACTGTGGGCAGTCCTCAGGAGCAAGCTGATGGGTCATACGGATGCCGCAGTGGTTGCAGAACCAGTTGCCCCACAATTCTCCCATATTCCAAAGACGCTTCTGCCACTTGTCATGAATGTAGTGACCTTCATCAAAGATATTCAGGAGCTGGACACCAATGTATTCCTTGGGCTTCAGATAGGGGTTATTTGCCTCTCTGCACGCCTTAATCCGTAGGTAGGTCCCAAGAGGACACCAGCCCTTCTTAGCCATCTCAGAGGGGTGAATAATGTCCTGACGACGGTCGCTAGGCTTGTCCGCCTCGCGCATCATGTGCTTCTGGATATCTCCTAGGAGGAGAGTGTTCTTTCCGGCTCCCGCGTAGTCTGCGAGCCTCCCTGTGAGCTTTGTGCTTCCCCAACCTGTCGATACGGCCAACCTCTTCGTCCTCTCCTGATTTCACGGCGCTCTTCCGGAGTAGTTCCACCCCACACACCGTACTTTTCGTTGTTGATTACGGCAAACTCCAGACAATCAGAAAGGAGGGGGCATGGGCGCTTGTCATCTGTACCGTGACAAATACGCTTAGCCTCCTCCATTTCCGATTGCTGATCAGCATCTAGGTAAATGCTGGTGCCGAACCACGGATCGTTATCCCGAGTCCCCGGAAATGAGACACACTTAGCCTGCTTTTCCGGATGGTCCTCATTGAACCATTGTGGACTATTCGTCCGTAGCTTCATCACCATACGCCTGAATCCTCATCTCCATAAAGTCATCCTTGCTCAGGATGACGTACGACTCACCCTGTTTAAGGAACTCTACCAGAAAGATCGGAATTCGTCCATCCATCAGCGCTTGGTGGTTAAGCTTCTCCAAATCCACTTGCTTCAAACTGTAGGACTTCGCTGAAGTGATCTTACATTCCCAGAGTTCCTTGTCACTTCTCACGTCACCCTTACGTACCCAACCATTGCCAGAACCGGCATTAACGGAGCCGCCCAATTCCTTGGCGAGACTCCGTTCCTGCCGTTGGCTATCTTTTAGTGATGCCAACGCCTTATGTCTTCCCTTACCATTCGCATTCCGTCATGGATACTTCCTTCTACGTAGTCCCATGACATGAGTTCTTGAATGTCACCATACACGGCCTTGAACGCCGCGTCAATACCCTTTCGCCAACACGTGGCATACGGGGTGTCCCACTTCTCTTTCATGATAGGAGGAAGTGGGACTCCCCTGTAGGCAGTCGGAAACTTAGGACATTCAGAGTCCGTGTGTGACTGCCTGAGGGACTTTGCGGCACTGAAGTGATGCTGGGGACACTCGTCTACGATTCGGTCCTTACGAACCAACCCACAGGCTTCCTTAGGGCAGGGACAGCCATCCTCAAGAGTATGGCCATCCCACGAACGCCCGATGTGGATGTCGTCAGGAAGCATCCTGTGCCTTCTCGGAGCCCTTAGGACCCTTACCCCGCATAAGACGCAGGGTGTCCCGCACGAGACCGTAGGAGAAGCCCACAATCCCCATAGCAGGCCATGCGAAGACCATGCCACCTCGGTAGGTGCAGCAGATCAGCATACCCAGATCCTTGCCGTACTTCTTACGGTAGTCGTCCAGGCTCTTGCCGTTCTTCAGCAGGTCATTCAGCGTAGTGATCGAACCGATGACGTAGATTCCGCCACCCACCACAATTGCACCAGTTACCAGCATTACTTCCCCTTCACCATTCCGTTGATGTACTTGACGAAAACCCACACCGGCCATCCGATGCTTCGGAAAACTGCACGAAGGATGATCAGTGTCCATCCTCTGTACTTTCCGTGCTTACTGAGAATTTCGTATTCTTCTCCCCGAAACTCCAAGTCAATAAGATAATTGACAAAGAGAATCAGTCCGACGAAGACATAAGCAAGAAATCCCAGCACTGCTGGAACAATCATGTCAGCCCTTCATGACGAGGTGATAAACCATGGCCTGAACGTCTTCCTGACCCAGCGCGCCCGACTCACCGAGAGTAGTCAGAATGCCGTTCCAGATACTGTCCAGTGCCACCTTGCTCAGGTGGTATATACCACCAGACACAACGAGCGGTGCAAGAATGTAGCCGATAATCTCCACGTTTCCTCCTTTTAGTAGATGATTAACCACCAGCCCCACACAGAGACAGTATCAGCTCTGTATGAGACAAGCAACTAACCCTCCGAGCTGCCCCGGAAGTCCGGGTTGGGGAGAAGAGCCTGAGGCTTGAACGTGACGCGGTAGTGGTAGGCAGACGCCTTGATCGGCGCACCCTGCTCCACATAGTACGAGACGTTGTCACTCAGACCCAGGAAGGACTTCTTGTACTCGTCCTTACCAGTCTTGCAGATGATCTCAAGCTGGTTACCCTCGTCCTTGATGGAACAGGCGCCCTCGATCACCATCAGGTACTTGTCGGTGATGCCGTTGAAGGCGACGATTCGACGCTGAACCTCGAAGTTGTCAGCAGCCTTGGAGACGTTCTCAGAAGCCACAGTGGCGTCGTCGTCCGTGCAAGCCACGGCACCCAGACCCAGCGCAACAACCATACCGAGAGTCGTGAAGGTCTTGTTGAGACGGTTCATTACATTTCCTCCTTTGTAGTGACCAGCACCGCCACTCTACTAGAGAGTGACGATACAAGCAACTACATGTCGTAGAGCGCAGCCTCATTGATAGCGTTCAGAGCATCCTGACTCTCCGTACCCATCAGAATTTCCTTGCGGAAGATGTAGAGCCTGTACGCGGCCAGAACACCGATCAGCACCAGCAGAGTGAACAGTACACCCCCGACCCACAGAGCGCCAGTCAGTGAGAATACCGCCACAATACCCATGATGATGGCGTTAGCCACGAAGAGAACACCGAAGCCCATCGCAGCCTGCTTGACGTGCACCTGGAACACTTCCTCACTGGCCTCACGAATGAAGTCAAGCTCGTCGTCACCAGTCTTGGGGAACTCGAACATGTTTCTTTCTCCTTCTTTGTTGGTGGAGTAGTGCCCAGCAACGCCATCGTACTAGACGATAACGAAGCTGACAACTACTTGCGGAAGGGACCAGGAACCTTACCGGCCACGTTCAGACCCACGTAGACAGCCAGAACGATGACCAGAGGCCAGAACAGTGCGGAGACTGCCATCAGCACCAGCTTGAGAACCACCGCCGCAGCGATGATAGCCAGCACGAAACCCGCGATCTTCAGCTTGCTCATTACTTGTTGCCCTCCTGAAGGCTCTTGTGGATGAGATCGTTCTCAAGGAACGTCTTGTAGGGGGTACCGCTTGCTGTGTGGAACACTACCACACCTTCCGGCTTCATGAAATCCGGAGAAGCTACGGAACCGTACTCGCGAAGGTGCTCAACCCACGACTTTGCGATCTCCGTAGAGAATACCGTACGTTCCAGCACAGGCACAAGGTAAAGCTGAGGAATCAGATCGTGACCCTTGTACGCGGTCAGGGTGTCCTCCCAGCGCTTCACGTTGAACAGAGAGAAGCGACGTTCACCGTTAGAGAGACCGTAGCCTCCCTGAATACCCGAGCCCCACCACTCACCGAAGTGACGACCCTCGCCCAGAACCTCGATGAGGTTACGGGAGTTGTCGAACACCCACTTGGCGAAGGCGAAGTTGTCGTCTCCTGGAGTGATGAAGCGCTTACGCGACTGTGCAGCAACAAGGTACACGCCAGTCTCCGTGTACACAACGTCTTCCTTGCCGGACCATCCCAGAAGCTCAAGCTCCCAGTCTGCCAGGGGTCCTCCATAAGGCGCAATACGCTCGATGACAACCGCAGCGTTGGTACCGTCGATCTTCTCCGTGTAGATTGCCTCCTTGTTGAGGCGGGAGATAGAAGGCCAGGGCTGGAACTCCATCAGATGTTCTCCTTCTCGTTGATACGGCCAGTCAGCGTAGAACCGTAGCCAAGCTCGTGCTTGACTCCGTAGACGTTCAGATCATGCAGGACGTTGACGAAATAGTCAACACTGACGCTGCCCTGTGCTGCGCGTGCCAGAACTACAGCCTGAATGTCCTCAAGATCCGCGTCGTCCAGAACAAGATTTTCCAGATCCGTGAGTGCGTAGTACATGCTCTCCCCTTCGTTTGTTTACACTAGTTCGTTGATGGCTACAGTCTGCCCTAGAGTGGAGGGAATTGCAACCCCCTCCGTTCTGCGCTGCTGCATCCCCGTAACCTTTTCGCAGATCGTATAAGTGAATGCGTTTGGTGTCAACCCGCCCACATCAGTGGTCGGTACTTCCACGCTCAACTTACCATACGAATTGACGCGGCCACGGTAAATCTGCTTGGTGTAGATTACATCATTGGTGTCGTCCTCAAAGACGTCAACACTCGGGATGAACTCTACATAACCGTAACCGGCACGCCCAAGCATGTCCTTGTACGTACCGGTTACGGTGATAGATGTTAGGTCACTCATGGTAACTCCGTTCACTAGGCTTGTACACCTAGTTTACGGTCAACCGTTCGTCACTTTGTCGAGCACTAGTCTACGGATCTCATCCTGCATGTCAAGGTCTTCCCGGATGGCTTCCACCATCTTGTCACGACCCTGCCACTTCTGGTCCCCGAAGTTGTAGTATGCTCCTCCACGGGTAATGACCTTGAACATGACACCCATGGTAATCATGTCCTTCACCTCGTCGTGCTCTCCGGGACGGAATCCTTTCTGCGAGAACTCAAAGTAGAAGTCTGTAGCGGCCGTCTTTTGGGGAGCACCAGCCTTGTTCTTCTCCACTTTGAACTTGATGGACTGGCCTACGAATACCTCTCCCTGTCCCTCTACCTTCTCCTTGATCCAGTCATCCCGCGAAACTACTACTCGCTGGTAGAAGGCAAAGTCCTTAGCCTTACCCCCCGGAAGAGTCTTTGGAGTTCCATAAGGGGAGAATCCGCCGATCTTCTCACGGAATTGATTGACCCAGAATCCCACATACGGACGCTCCTCAGTGAAGGTCCCTCCAGACTTGCGGAAGAACTTACCGACGTTGCGTGCTCCGGCTGCAACAACAGCATCCTCCATACCCTTCTCGTCTTCCTGGTTCGCAATGAGAGCAGGATAGCTGTCTAGTACGATGCAGTCAAAGTTCTTGGAGTTGGCCGCATCAAGGATTGCCTGCATGGCAAGCTCCATGTGCTGAGTTTCTAGCACGTGCACACGGTCGTTGTCAACACCGTTCTTCTCAGCCCAATCCCTGTCGTACGGCTCGGAAGCAAGCCAGAACGTCTGCCAATTGGGATCACGCCTCTGATTCGTGGCGATGGTGTGGAGAATACCAGACGTCTTACCAGAAGACGACTCACCATACACCTCGATCCAACGGTTACCTGACCAACCTCCACCTAGCGCAGCATCAAGGGAGAGAATACCCGACGTCACACGGGGCGGTACGTACATTTCAGAGGCAGTGATCAGCTTAGGATGACCAGCCTTCTCCAGATCCTTGTTCATCGACGCCATGAATGTTGCAAGGTCTTGCGTTTGTGCCATGTTTCTCCTTCTATAAATGACGTAGGGCCAGACACAAGAGTATCTGACCCTACTGACAACGTCAAGGACTAAAAGAAGTCCCAGTCACCGCCACCTTCAGCGGTGCAAATGAGAACAAGTCCCCCTGCGGCGAGCAGAATAACTGCAAGCCACATGGGACCACCGGCAGCCCATACGATAATGCCTGCCAGGATAAACAGAAGCTCAACCACCCACGAGTAATCCGGACGGTGCCTAGACATGCCTCCACCTTTCAGTTACGAGCCGCAGACACCGCTCACACAAGCCATGCCGTTACCCAGCTCTTCGTATTCAATACCTTCAGAAGCAATTGCTTCTGCGTAACTTACCACAGTCAGCGGCTGTCCGCCACGTGCCCCATCAGGGTACACAGTGACACCACGGACGTTCGGTAGGTGCTCCATAAGGATCTCACCAAACAGCTCTGGTGTAAAGGACTGAGACTCCCATGAAGGAAGATTCAGAGTAGAGCTGATGCCGTGGTCCACATACTTCTGTACCCAAGCCTGGAACGCAAGTCTACGTCCGGGATCAAGAGACAGAGTGTACGCGGTCTCAAGAGTGTCAGGATCGATACCCTGATCAGCCAGTCGCTTAGCGATAGGCTCCACAACGTACTGGAAGTGCCACGTGGTTCCCTTGAGGTAGCGACGCTTATAGGCTACCGCAAACAAAGGCTCCACACCAGTCGTAGTCTCAGCCACAATTCCCAGAGTTCCTGTAGGAGCAACGGCACGAGTCTTGACGGGAATAGAGATCCCGAGGAAGTTAGCCGCATCGGTAGCATACTTATCCGAACGAGCATACTCGTCCAGCCAGTACCCCAGCTCCTCATCAGGAGCGTACGGCTTACCACGTGTGGCTAGCCATTCGTACACGCCCATGATGCCAAGACCTAGACGACGGTTCTTCTTACGGGTTTCCGCAACACCTCCGTACGGTACCTTACTGTACAGAGTTCCACAAAGCAAGAAGCGTGTGGCAAGCTCGGTAAGCTCCGCCATTTCCTCACGAGATTCAATACGCGCAAGGTTAAGGGAGCCTAGGTTACAGATGTCGTTGTCGTCACGAGAGGTCACCTCAGTACAAGCATTTCTCAGGTGCTCTCCAGCGTTCTCACCTACGTCTACCGAGAATCCTGGCTCTCCGGTCTTCAGCATCCCTTCTACGGCCGTCCAGTACACCTTCTGAGCCCACGAGTACTGCTCATGGAAGGGGTTCTCGAACGCAGCAAAGAAATCGTCGTCAAGAATGATGGAAATGTTAGTCATATCCATCGGTGCGGATGCATTGAAATCCTTTTCCTTCATCGCAACGATATCTTCATTCCAGTCCTTGACCTTCATGAAATCGAATACGTCAGCGTGATTCCAATGCAGACCAGCCCAAATAGCGGAGCGACGTGATCCACCCTGCATAATGTTACGGCCGATCTCATTAACTGCCTGCATGAATGCAAGGGGACCTGTGGAAGTACCTCCCATGCCACCTACGGGTGCGCCGTTAGGACGTAGCTTGGACCAGACGATACCAATGCCCGCACCAGTCATCAGACCGGAGGCTACACGGTTCATCAGGTCAGCGATACTCTCACGAGAATCCTCCACAGTCAAGAGCAGACAGTTCTGTGTTTGGTGGAAAGGCTTACCTGTGGCATACAAGTATCTTCCGCCCGGCATGAACTTTCTGTCAGTGACAGCCTGTGTCAGTTTCTCAACATCCTCAGGGAAATACGGAGCCATAACCGTTGAGATAACACGTCTCGCAGTATCCCCCCATTCTTCTCCCTCTTGTGCGTACTTTTGCTTGTAAATGGTTTCCGCAAAGACGGACATCTCAATAGCCAAGGTCATAGCTCCGTATTACTCGTGTCTGATATCTAAATATGCTCGCCTAGACCCTGCTGTAGGGCCTGGATAGCACCTTGCATGGTCTGACCCCCAGAGACCTGACGAGAGGCCGCCACAGGGGCGTTTGCGTCCCCTCTGAGGGTGGGTGCGCCGTAAGCTGACTGCTCGAAGCGCGGGTTATAACCGCATTCACCACACGTAGGCATGTGGCTAGGAGACGAACGGAAATACTTGTCCCCGCCACATCCCGGACAGGTCTCCCCTTGCTTCATGCGAACGGTAGGACTATACGTCTCCTGCGGCTGCGGGACAGCCTGTCCTTGAGGTACTGGTACCGGCTGGGAGGGTACTGTCTCTGGGACGGGAGCGTATAGGGGGTATAGTTCATTACTTCTGTGAAAGGGCTGAGTTGCAGGAGCATTGTTTACTCCCAACTTTCTCGCCCAGAAATTGTCACTCATTCATGTCCTCCGTAATGTAGAATTCCGTTGGTAATCAACTGACTGATTACCGAATTGGCAACAGCGGAGGAAACTCGAATATTCTCCGCCAGGAATGCTGCCTTCTCTTCATCAGTCAAATGGGCAGCACGAGGCTCCACAGCAATGATCGCAGTGGTTGCAGCCGTAGCCGCAATCATGCAGCCGTGGTTAATGTGCTGCCCCAAAGGAAGAAGAGCACGCTTACGCATCACCATGTCACGGTATTCCGCCTCCGTGACATCCGGACTAGCCGGGGACTGACCAAAGCGCTCAGGCTCCTTGATCATTGCGTCCCCGACCAAATCCCACATGCACTGGCGGTTCAGAACCGTCGGATAGTAACGAATATTCTCCGACGTGTCATAGGGTTCTACGTTGGCTTCGAATGGATTGTACTTAGTCATATCTGCTCACTTCCGTCATGTCATCACTCCTTGGCATCCGACCACCTGTCACAGACAGCCACGTCACCGACGTCCAGAGGAACGCCAATGAGATCCTGAATTTCTGAACCCAGCATAGCCTGACGGAGAAGAGCACTACCAACACTAACACGCTCTTCCGGACAGGTGAGAACCAGTTCATCGTGTACTGAAAGGATGAGCTGAATTTCCTTACCCGGATTCTCCTTTGCGTCTTCCTTGAGAAGTTCGTGCAGACGCACCATGGCAAGCTTGATGATGTCACCAAGACTGCCCTGAATCAGGCTATTAAAGAGCTGTCGCTCCGCTCGCCACACCTTCCACTGCTCGTCCCGGTTGGTCACGTGAAGATCCCACACACGGCGGATGCGACCCATGATGGTCTTGATGTGAGGAATCTCACGGCTCTTGGCCTTCTTGATAACCGCAGCCTTGAACGCGTAGATCTCCGGGAAAGCCACACGGTGATTCGCAAGGAGTTCCTTGGCCTCATCGATAGTCATACCCAGCATGGACGCCACCTTATCCGGACCCGCACCGTAAACGATAGCGAAGTTCAGAGTCTTAGCAGCAGAACGCATCCACTTGTTCTCGTCACGCTTGAAGTACTTAGGATCTGCCTTGAATTCCTCCATCTTCCCGAACACCAGCGCAGCAGTCTGCGTGTGTGCGTCAATGCCTGCCTGGAAACCGTCGTAGAGACCACCGTGACCGATGTACGAAGCCAGGATACGAAGCTCCATCTGACCATAGTCAGCCACGAGAAGCTTGTAACCCTTAGGCGCACGGAACAGACCACGTACCTTCTTACCCAGCTCCGTGTTAGGTGCCGGAATGTTCTGAAGGTTCGGAGCACGGGATGAGAATCGTCCCGACACCGTTCCGTACTGTACCAGATCAGTATGGATACGTCCATTGAAGATCAGGCACGGCTTCTTAATCGGATCATCCGGATCACCCAGGTAACCACGAACGTAGGTGCTGCGAAGCTTACTGACTTCCGCGTAGGCAAGGAGTTGCTTTACCAGCTCGTTGTCATGGAAATCCTCAAGCGCTTCCTGATCTGTGGACCAGGAATAGATATCCGGCTTGAAGCTAGGGTCTTTCTTCTTCTTGTCCTTCGCAGTCTTTGTCAGCTTGGTAGGCTTAAGACCCTGTCCTCCATCCTTCTTAAATCCATAAAGGATTTCCTGCTTTTGCTTAGGGGAATTGATATTGAATTGCTTCTTAGCCGCTCGATAAACAAGCGTTTCAATTTCCACCAGCCGCTGAGTAAGAGCCTGGTCAAGTTCCTGAATCGCCTGAGCGTCCACAGGAGCGCCGATCAAACCCATGTCGCAGCAGACTGGCGTTACCGCCTCCTCAAGCTCTCTGATGCCCGACAGACCCTGTTCCTGACACCACTCATCGAAACGCTTCCAGAGCAGCCACGTGTACTTAGCGTCCAGCAGTGCGTACCGAGCCACCACGTTGAACGGGTGCGCCTCAATGCACTTACCAACCTCCTCCTTGTCGTAGTCCACGTTGTAGTACCACTTGGTAAGAGTCTTGAGACCCTTGTCACGAGGAGCCTTACGGCTGAAGTTCTCCGTGGTGCCGATGTTCTCATCGAGAAGCCACTGAAGAACAATGGAATCAGACATCGGACCATAAGGAATATCACCGAAGTGCTTAGCCACAGAGATGAAGTCGAACGTGGCATTGTGCGCAATCTTCATCCGATTGGAGAAGAACAGAGGACGAAGGGCATCGAATACCTGAGACGGACGGAGCTGCGCCGGAGGAGCATCAAATTCCGGAGCGATGTTCTCGAACTTACCGGTCTCCTTATTCTTGAAGCGCTTCTTTCCATCCTTATTCAGGTGGACATTACCATTCGGGTGTCCCATCGGAATAACAATGGCACGACCATAAGTCGCCATGGAAATCCACACCACACGATTCTGTGTGGGAATGCCTCGCGTACCCTCTCCCTCAGGTCCCGGCATAGTTTCCGTGTCCCAAGCAAAGGCATCGAACTGAAGGAAGTACTCTACCTCCTCCCGAAGCTGCTCGATAGTCGTTACAAGCCCTTCCATACTTACCTCCTCTTGATATGACAACACCCTCTGCACGAAATGTATCATGCAGAGGGTGTGTCTGTCTAACTACAGGTTACGAGCAAGCTCTTCCAGCTTATCCAGGAAGGGAGAGAAGACCGAAGTCTCATCATAACGCTTGGACGCTGCCTCGATCTCGTACTCAGTCAGGGGCTCGATACCGAAATCATCCTGAACGTCACGTGCCTTGATCGGCATAACGTTAGTGGTCTTACGCCCCGTGTTACCGTCAGTGGACTGGTAGATTTCCCAGTACCACTTCTCGTCGTTAAGGGACGGGTAACGACCCGTGGGGTCCTGAAGGAACGAGATGAGCTTGTTCTTGACCTCAGTACCGAAGGTGTAGGTGTGAACCTCGTACTCACCCGCATTGTTAGGGTTCGCCGTAAGGTCAAGGACGTTCATAAGGAACGCCTGACCCGGACGGTGATCCTTGTCGCACAGAGGGCAAGAATCCTCAGTACCGAGAGAGACCGGGCAGTTACTGTAACCCTTGCCCTGAATCCAGTGGCGGGAGAAGCGAACAACCGGCTCCTCATCCAGGAACTTGATCAGACGACGACCATTACGAAGATCCAGGAACGGTGCCTTCTCTGTCTTACGCGTGCTCTGGGAGCTGGAATTGCCCCAGCCACTTCCCACAGCCTTGGAGCGAATCGAACGAGAAGCGCTGCGCTCCTGCGTCGGCTCAGTCTCCGGAGCCTCGTTGTCGGTCTCAACGTTGTTGTTAACCGGGCGACGACGAACAGCCATGTTTTCTCCTAAGTTGTTTCTATATGCCGTGCGGACTTCCGATGTCCGCTGGGGTGTTTACTATCTTACCCTGTCACACTGACAAGGTCAATCCTGCGGAGACTCAACAATCAGATGGATGAAGGTTCCATCCTTGTCCCCGCGCACAGTGCTCTTGTGTACCGTAAGAGCCGCAGCCATCTCAAGCTCAGGAGCAAGAGCAGCGTACACCTTGTCCCACAGGTACGCAACCTGTGCTTCCTCGTCACCATCAGCCGCAAAGCGTGCCTTGGTGGAGGCGAAGGAGGACTTGTTCTCAAAGTTCCCCAGGTTCACCTGGAAGGATGAAGATACTACGATCTCCACCTCATTATCAAGTGGTGTGATCTTAGCAGCAGTGTTCAGGATGCTCGGTTCAGCGTCCGGAACAGCTCCGTTGCTCTCGTCGTGAACTGCGTCTCCACGAGTCTTCGTCCTTTGTGCGGCCATAGTACTCCCTCTTCCTTTGCGATCCGGATCAACCCCTCAACCATAGCACGGGAATACATTCTTCGCACCCCGCGCGGATCAGAGCTTGGCTTCTTGTAAGGCGACTTGGGAAGTGTACCTTCCTTCTCCCAAGCGCGCAACGTGTTGGGGCTTCTGTTCCCCAAAGCACGGGCGAGAGCGCCGATGGTGAAGAACTCTACCTCCTTACCCTTGAGGGTAAAGATCTGAGGCTTGTCGTCCCATCGGTCACTCTCGTCTGATTGTGCCTGTCTGATGCTGTCGATGTCAAGAGGAGTCGTTGACCCCGGAAAGACCTTGCTGAATGCTTGGTCTATCGATTCCGTACTGGTCAAGTAGCTTCTCCAAATAATCGATTGTTGTCTTTTCTCCTCGCTGGACTCCCAATTCATACGCTGCCTGAACAATGTCCTGAATGAATTGGAATTCCTGCGGCATATCTCTGGCTAGTGCCTGAAGATTCTCCGGTAGCTTACTGTATTTCTGTGCGTCCGTCAATGGCCTCCACCACCCAGTTGATAGCCTCCGCAGAATTACCCGCTACACGCCACACAGTGACGTCCTCAGGGCGATCCTCGTAAGACTTGTAATCATACACCTCAGCCCAGCCGTGAGGAGTCTGGAGCTGCCACTCAGCAAGCACCTTATCAGGATCTCCTTCCTGATGTGGGCCGAATGCCTTGACGATCTCCTCGTAAGAGGTATGAACAGTAGCACGGTCTACCATGTGGAAACCCTCGCATCCTCTACGCTGAGATCACGCATGATCTGCTCAGAGATCTCGTAGTCGTAATCCGAAAGGATCTTAGTCCACAGCTCCTCAGAAACCTCATCGTTACCACGCTTCTCAGCGTCTACGATCTGCTCCCAAAGATCTCCTAGCTTGTCGTCAAGCTCCAGCACGACACTGCTCGGCGTCCAAACACTGAGTCTCAGAAATTCCTTAGCCATTAAACCCTCTTCCCGTAGTACTTGTCAATGCTGTAGTGGTCCAGGAGATCAACTTCTCCTTCAAACATCATGCCATGAGTAGGGGGAGCAGCCTGTACGCACTTGACGACATAGTACTGCTCCCCCGTATCAGGGTCAAGCCAGCTCTGCATGATCTCAATGATGCACGGTCGAACATGTTCGAACCGTTCGTACTCGTCGGAGAACTTGTCACCGATACTGAACACTTCGTCGGACCTTACAGAACTGTGCATGACCTACTCCTTAATCGTGGCTGTATTCTTCTTGGAGTACACGCGTAGGAGTAATAACCACCTGCGTGTGATCACCAAACTTAGAACGAAGAGCATCCTCAAATTCCACGGACTGGAGAGGAATATCCAAGTCCTTGACATTCGGGGTATCAGGGTGGTCGTAGGAATGGTCTACGAAGTCGTACAGACCCTCCTGTAGCTCTCGGTAGTACCTGACCGTACCATCATCTTCCTCGGACTTGCGATAGTCCGTCCAGCGCTCTCCCGCGTTCAGCTCGTACGCTTCCTTGGTGACGTTAACCTCATACTCCTCGTGGAAGTTAAAGTTCACCCAGTTCTCAGCAACCTCTGGATTGGAGGTGACAGAAACTTCGTGCACGCTGAACTCACAAACATCTCCGTCCATGAAGTAAGGGGTGTACTGCTGCCATGTGATGGCCTTAACACCCTTCTCCCACACAGCATCCAGGTAAGGCTTCAGCTCAGAAATAGGACGAGGAGTGTAATTGCGCTCCCGCCACGAACTATAACGCTCACCCTCTACTGGAATCCCTAGGAACTCTCTCACGTCGTTGTTGGATGTAGTCATTCGTTGCCTCCGAATACGCTTTCGTAATTACCGATTTCCTTACGCAGTCCACCAGACATCCAATCTGCATCTTCTACGTTAATGCGCTTAAGATAATCTGCGGGGCTCGGAAGCCACCCCAGATCCTCCATGATGTGCCGCTCAGCAATGAGCCTTACAGGCACTTCTACCGTCCCGTGGCCGTTCTTCTTGGCCACGTGGATAACCCTGCCAAAGATCTGCTGACACAGCCACACGCCTTCTGTGTGATGGTATACAGCACGATGACGAACGTCCCCGAAGATTTTCTTGGACGAGTCAATGAACTCCTCGATCTCAATGTAATCCTCAGGAACACCTCCCCACTTCTTGGCAGCGGACTTAGCGTGATGCCAAGAATTCATTAGCCGAACCTCAGCTCTTCCTCATCCGGTACGTAGACGGACATTTCTACAAGATTCAGAGATACAAAACGTGTCCCTGCTTCGTAGCAATCACTGTCCTCTACGGAATTGATTCCGTAGACCTTTCCGTCCAGAATTACCCAGCCTCTAAAGGAGTCCGTCAACGTCCACTCCTCTGTGAGCAAGCCAGATCTTGTACTGATCGATGGTGTTCACGATCACACGATGGTTGACAGCGAAGCAGTTGAAAGGATTCAGTGCCCCGCAATCTCCGTGCTCGAACACCTCGTGTACCGCACGAGCAGGATCACGCATACTCATGGGCCAAGGGATCTCCGTAGTGGACTTGGACGACTCAGCCTCAGCCGCATACTCCTTGGCGCAGACCTCAATGAAGTGATCCCTTACGCGCTCAGAGAAGCTGAGATCACACATGACGTCATCCACGATGGTAACCAGCTCGAAAGCCAGATCCTCACCGCGAGTAACGATTTCGTCCACGAACTGATATGGATCGATCTCAGCCTCTACGGCAATGTTATACATCTACCCATTCCTCCCTGGTTACTGGACGCTTAACTACCTTGGTCAGTGTCGTCGTGTCGTCACCGTAGCCATCGTTAAAGGAGTTGTAGTCCTGACTTTCCGTCGCACCATCCTCCCAGTAGATAGCCCAGTGTTCATCCTTGTAAATGACAATGGACTTGTAGCAGATACCCCAACGGGTACGCTCTTCCATGATGTCCTCTACGGAATCCCAGACTAGTTCTTGTGCTTCCTCCGAAGGTAGCTCGATTGTAATTGCCATGCACCCTCATTTCTAGTAGTCCATAACCGAATCGCTACGAGAGCGACCCGATTAAAGCTCACTAGCAACCGTTGGAAATGTACGGAAGATCTGAAATGTTCGTACCCTCAGGCAGAACACTGAACTTGTCGTACGTGAACTTCTCCACACGGAACCACTTGTCGTCAGCGTTCGCATCACCCTTGACATTGTCAAGCTCGATGCACCACTTCTCACCGGAGACAAGACGCTTGTAGGATTCCGTACGAGTGCCGACCTTGACATCCTTGCATGTGTTCTTAGTGGTGGAGCCAGTCTTCGTCTTGACAGTCTCAGACTTACACTGACGTTGCTTGACGTCAACCGTACGCGTGTCCTTCTTGTACACCGCAGCGACGTGCTTGACATCATCACGATCACCAGACACATGCTGTACGGCAGCGCCACCGCAGGCCACGAGCATAGCACCAACGGCCAGACCAAGTCCAGCCTTAACAAGCATCTCCCGCGAGTTCATGTCTCCCCTTTGTTAGTCGCTGATGGGCGTGAATGCCCAGGTTACTTTCTCATCGAAGAAGCTGTCAAACACTTCCTGAGGAATGAACTCGTTGACGAACAAGTCCCACAGACCATCTTGGTCGATGCGCGGAGTCTTGTCAAGAGCAGCCTCAAAAGCCTGATCACTCATCAAGAATTCCAGCGTGCGTTCCTCATTGAGAGTACGACTTACCTTCTTCGTGTACTGCAATGTCGGGTACACCTTACCACCCGACTGTACGGGGTTGTCAAGGTCGATCACCTTAGATCCCGCAGCGTTCTCACGAGCGGAATTCAGATAAGGCTTCAACTCCTCCTTGACATCCTCCATCTCTTTCTTTACAGCGTTGGCCTCTTCACGAAGAGCCAAGTATCTGGCTAGCTTCGTACGTACTACTAGGTCACTCAAGGTAGTCTCCCTCATGAGTCAATGATGTGGGCTCATAGAGGGAAAGAATCTCCTTGGCCCATCTTACTTTATCTTCAACCCTCTGTCCACTGGGCTGAGACTTGGACCACAACTCTAGATTCTCAGGACGATTGTCATCCTTGATTCCGTTCTTGTGATGCACATTCTCTTCAGCAGTTAGAGGTCTGCCAAGTTGCTCAGACATAATCAATACATGCTCAAACATCCTGCCATTCCTCCATGAATTAGGATGGTCGTGCTGGTATGGAACCACCACGTAGCCATCCTTGTTCACGTACGGCTGGGCTTCACCATCAGCAGCATACTTCTTGCTGCCTGCGTCACCCGTTCTATACCACTGCTGGTAGTGCTTGGCACAGTAGCCCTTGGCAGAATGCGCTCTGTCGCAACTCTTGACAGAACACTTTCTTTTAGTCATAGGACTATTATACCTTGTTTTCCAGATAGTCTTCTAGGAACTTGGTCAAACTTCGGGCGGTATTCTCTACCTTACCATACCGGTCTGACCCTCGCCCAGCCAGCACAGCACTGCCCACACGATTCTTGAAGTCCAGCTTGGCGCCTTGGTATTCCTCGATACTACCAGCCACGATCAGATTGTCAATGTACACCTTGCGGAACACTGACGAAGCCCTGACATGCCTGCCATTCCGTTGTTTGAGAGCACCAGAAGACAGAGGTCTGTCGTAGTTGATCAGGTGAGAAGCCATATAAAGATCCACACCATAGCCTCCGGCATCTGATGATAGAAAGAGACGAGTCTCTGGATCTTTTCCGAACTGCTCAATTGCATCAGCGCGTTCTTTACCATTCATTCCTCCATGGAATTGCACTGAACCATATTGATTTAGCTTCTCTGCCAGCAAAGGAATGATTCCCTTGAATCTGACAAAGACAATTACCTTATGGAGCGGGTCCTCTTCCAGGTACTCCGTCACTACATCCAAGCAAGCCTCTAGCTTAGCCCCGTAGGAGCCCTCAGGCAGCAATCTCCCGGCCTCTAGAAGCTGGTAGGCGTACTTGGACCCATGCTTCACTTCAGGGTCGGCATAAGCCTCTCCAGAGGATCGGAGAAGCGATGGATCGTCAAGGAGTAGGTGAAGCGCGAGGAGACGAGACGTGATACGTCCAGTACTGGAATCCACGTCGGCCCCATCACCGCCCTCATAGTATCGAGCGAGGTCCAAGGAGACCGATGGTCCCGCCATACGAAGTTCGGCCAAGAGGTCTGCTGCGATGTAGTCATACAACTCCTTAGTCTCATCGTCCATGTCAATAAGGACGTCGAATTCTTCTGCGGTCGGCATGAATTCAGCAACCCCAGGATCATCCCTGCGCTTATTCACACAAGCTGTCATAAGCCTTGCGTGCAATTCAGGAACGTTCTTGTATTTGGTAACCAAATTCGTATAAGCATTTCGTTCTATGTAACGCGCGTCAAAGGAATGCCAAGGCCCGAATACATCCGAGTCAATCCATTCCATGATGGAGAATACTTCCTCCGCCTTCCCATTTTCAATAGGCTCTGCCGTCAAGCCGATCCGGTACAGTGTACGCACATCGTTCTTGATCGTCTTCGTCTGCTGTGGTCGGAAGTTCTTGATGCATGTCACCTCGTCCACCAAGGCTAGCTCAGGCTTGAGTGCCTTGACAAACCACGTATCCGAAACGACTTGTCGGATACCCATGATGACGTAGGCTGGTCTGTTCTCCAGCGCTGCCTCATAGGCTACCTTACGCTTGGCTGGTGTCAAGGACCCGTCGATCACCACCACATGTTCCTGGTCTGTGAAGTCCTTGATTCGATTTGCCCACTGGACTGTAAGCGAACTGCTCATGATGAGCAAGGCGCACGATACGTTGCCAATGTCCCTCAGATGCTCAATGGCATGGAGGGATACTACAGTCTTTCCGGTCCCCAGATCCAAAGCCAAAAGCGCCCGCCCCCGATTAGTAATCAGGTCGGACGCTTCGAGCTGGTAGGGCCGAAGCTCTCCCAAAAATGTCATAGTCGTGTCAGTACCATCGGAGTTGCCGTTAGGATTGACTGACGGATTTGTACGTCAGTAACGTTCGGCTCACCAATGTCCTTCCCTTCGATTCCGTCGTAGTTAATAAACTTGATGGTCTTACCAGAGCGGAGATACTTCTCCTTGATTTCTCGTGCGGCCAAACGTCCGGGCTCATCGTTATCCATCGCAATGATGATAACTTCTGCCACATCAAATAGCAAATCCATTTGAGCTTCGGAAACCTTGGCGCCGAATGAGGAGACACCTCCGTAAATCCCTGCGCTGTAAAGCCTTAGACAATCGAGAGGAGACTCCAGGAGAATTGCTGTACGACCTATGAAACAGTCAATACCGAAGAGGGTTTCGCTTTTGTGCACCCGCGCAGGGCGGTTAGCGAAGTGACCCTCTTCACTCTTCTCCTGGTATCCCCACAGTTCGAAAGTCTCAGGGTCCCGGATAGGGAGAATCCACTGCTCATTCTCCTCATCCCACAGGACACCGTAGTGACTTAGACTTCCCGCAGAAATTCGTCGTCGTTCTCGGGCATGATGGGGTGCGTCCCCGTAAAGAGCCAACCGGGATTCGTTCCACTCACGACGTGGGACTGGCTGTTCACCGTGAGAGGCAGACTGAAGATATCGACGTACCCGCTCGACTCCACCACGATCACGGACCCACTCTTCTGCATCAGACCGTTCATAACCAAGTACCTCCTGGACTAGAGAAACGAATGAACCACTGAAACCACACGAGAAACAGCTATGCTGACCCGTGTCCACGTTGATAGACCATTTGTTGGGCTTGTTATTCTCCCTGCCCAACCTTTCGTAGTGGCCTGGACACAAAGCCCAAGCCTCTCCGAATCCCAATCGTACTACTCGAATTCCCAACTCGTCAAGAGACCCGAGTACATCACCCGGAATGGGAATACCAGTAGATCCCCAACCGCTCTTAGAAGTTCGTCCCGTACTCCTCATTCATTAGCTCCCTATCAAGGTCGTTGTCAAGATCCACGCCCTCGATCTCCTCAAAAGTACCGGTATCGAAATCCATCATAACCAGTGTCTCCGTAGGAGTTCCACGGCGAGTCATGATGATCTTAAGCTTACGGATGTTCTTGTCTTCCGTTCGCTCGACACCGATAACCACGTTGGAGTACTGCGCGAACGCGCGGGAACCCATGATGGAGTCGTTGTTAAGCGTCTCGCCCTTGGTACGAGCAGGAGTGGACTGCGTGACGTCGATGATGCAAATCTTACGGTTCATTGCCATGAACTTCAAGCCCGCAACGATGTTGGCAAGAGCCTGAGGAGATCCCTTATCGAATCCCTCTTCGTCCTCCATCATGTACACACCATCTACGATGACGATGTCCGGCTTGAGCATATCGATCTTAGCACCGATAGCCGTAACGGTCATGCAGTCCTCAGAGAAGGTGAGAGCCGGAAGGTTCTCCGTGATATGCACAGCCTTCTCAAGTCGTGCCCACTCCTCCGAGTTGATGTTACCGCTAAGAAGTTTCATGTCGTTGATGCCCGCACGATAAGCGTCAAGACGCTGCTCGCACTCTTCCGACGTCATCTCAAAGGTGAGATAGAGTACTTTCTTGCCGTACTCCTGTGCGTGCTTGGCGAACAGCATAGCAAACACAGACTTGGAAGCCTTGGTAAGACCGGTAAGCGTGATGAGCTGACCAGGCTGGAAGCCCTGAGTGGCACAGTCGATAGTGTGGAACCCCGAAGGGATGCCCACCATCATACCGGGGTTGTTCTTCCTGTCAAGGTATCGAGCCAGACGCTCATCACCGTTCTGCGTAATATCCACATCACGGCTCTGCGGTACGTCGTTGTGGATCTTACCCACCAGGGAACCCGTAAGGTTCACCGCTGCGTTGATGTCACCATTGTCGAGTGCCTGAACGATGTTGTCAAGACTACCGTTGAACAGAGAATTCAGGTGCTTATCACGCATACGCTGAATAAGATCTGACCACGGCTCTTCAACCTCAATGAGCTTGACGTCGGGACAGTCATTGATCATCACACGCGTGGAGGGGACCTCTCCGTGATCCCTGTAATAACTCTGGATGAACGAGTAAGCCTCGCGCATCGCAGAGTTGGTAAAGAACTTCGCCTGAATGTCACCGGCTTCGGTAAGCGAGCCCTCCTGAATAATCTTGGAGATCAGGAGCTTTTCAGGGTCAAGAGTGTAAGCCATGCCCCTCCCTTTCGTTTAAGTAATGAGGCCCATCAGATTAAGATCCTCACTTGTGGTGTGACGACCCTTGCTTCCCCAACGTAGCATACGTTCAGGAGCCGGATCAAGTACCGCCAGGATGGACCTGTCGTACGTCAGCTCGTACAGCAACTCTTGTTCGTCGTAACTTACCACATCTCCGAACAACAGGTTCCGCTGATCCAGTCGGTCACGAACCGCGTCGGCAAAGTCTGCACCCTGGAAGGTCAAGATGTCAATCCTGAAATTGTAACGCCAATAAAGGTCACGCATTCCCTGACTAGTAGGGAGATTCAACGTGTATTGATTTACAGCCTTATCCCATTGCTTTCTTTTACGGTACAACGCCTCAAGGGCCTTGCTCTTGGTATCCGGAAGGACACCCACAAGGCCCTCGAAGACTATGTAGACGCGCGGGAGGACTGCACTGGACAGTTCACCCTTCATCATGTGGCGACACCCCTGAGGGGGTTCTGGAGAGGTAGTCAGCGAAGCGTGCTACCTCCTTCTCGATGACGTCAGGATCGTACATGCAGATCTCCCGCTCGTTACCATCCTCGTCAAAGAAATTCTTGGTCTCCTCAAAGACCTCGTCCACAGCCGCGAACAGCTTCTCGTTATTACGGTCAGGGTCCGGGCAAGGTGCAGTACTCATATCTCTCCTTAGTCAAGTTCTACGTAGTCACAGGAAATACACGCCATACCAGAGTGCCCCATGCCATCATCAGCCCATGAAAGCTGGTGAACATGCGGACCCCAACCAGACTCTATCTTCTTAAGAGCCTTCTTTTGCATAGCCTTGTTCGCATTGCAACATCCGTCACATCCGTGAACCCAGATGGAATTGTTCCCGAGTTGCCTGGAGATAAAGGAAGCCGAGTCAGGATCAGGATGACCAACACCATGCTTACAGATACGCTCGATAAGCCAGAACTTATCCTCGCGCATGAGTTGCTTGGCCTCACTCAGAGGATGGAAAGATGGATTGTGGATAGCACAACCGTCAATCTCACAATCAAGTCCTCGCTTGTGCACACGGTAGGTACGACCAGTACAATCGGTCCACTCGTCGTGAGTCTTGGACTCTTCCTCAATGCGCTTGATTTCCTCAAGCTTATAGTCCTGATACTGCTGCATCAAGTCAATAGTGGCTTCCTCGAATTCCCGATAAAATTCGGGGTCCTGAAGGTCCACCAGCAGATCATCCCAGAAAGCGGAGTGCTGATCATAAATACCCGTCATTGGGCTTCACTTCCTTTACAGTTCTATTCGTGAATTTGTCCACCCATTTGGGTTCAATGCCTTTGACAACTACGGGACAGATCCCAATTCGGTGACCCATCCCGTAGTTGTTGTAACAGTAAAGGCATCGCAGTTCTACGGGCCTCTGTGACATGTCACTCGCCCATGTCAAACAGATTGAGACCCACCGTGTAAGGCTTGTTGGTACCAGCCTCAACCCACCTACGGTCCTTGGGTGCCTTCAGACGCATAGAACAGTCCATCTTGTGACCCTGTCCCACCAGCCTGCGGCACTCCCGACAAGCAATCTTAACTACCTTGTCCTTGGCCATATCTCCTACCTCAGTCGGTACGATTCTCCCATGGTCTTCTTCAGATCCTCAAGTTCCCTCACGGCAACCTTAGGATCTGAAGATGCCCAGCGGTGGTTCACCCACTTGTGATTCTTGGCGTCCCACCGCTGGATCATCTTTCGTGCCACTCTACCCCCTAGAAGTCGCCGGGTGCAACCTGAAGAACGTTGACACCCAGCTTACGGATACGACGGACCACACGGTCCCGGTCGTCCAGCCACACGTGAACACGGTACTGGTTACGGACGTGCATGTCAAACAGATCCTGCTTGACATCAGCGTCGTTACGTCCGTCGTTCCCGGCACGCATGTACAGATCCGTGTAGAAGATCCCAGCGTTCTCAAGCCACTGCTCCGTGGCCTCTCGGCACGTGTCCGGACGACCCGACAGAACGATAACCTCGTAGCCATCCTCCCAGTACAGATCAACCAGCTTACGGATGTGCTCGTGCACCGCGTCCGTGTGAACTCGGCTGTAGTCGTAGGGACTACGCGCAACGTGCTCAGCCAGCGTACCGTCGATGTCCACCACAATGGCTCTAGCAGTACCCGGACGGGGCTCGTAAGGAGCCGACAGAACGATGTCGTTCATGTACTCGTCCGTCAGGCGCCAGGGCTTCTGAAGCTGCCGTGCCATGTTCTTGATGACGTCTGCGCCAACCGGGTTGGTGCGCTTGCTGTCACGCGTGATGCACTCCGACACGGAGACATCCGTGAAGTCCATCACCTTGAAACGAACGTCCCCGTCGAACAGCTTCTTGTAACGGTTCGGCATGTTCTTGTTCAGGTGGGTGTTGTCGATCACAACGTCGTGACCCGACTTGACTGCACGAACGATCAGCTCGTCCTGGAAGCGCTTAGCGGTCTCCTCCAGATCCTTGCGGAAACCCAGCAGGGTACCGTGTCCGAAGCCCATCATGGCTCGGATGTCGTCCAGGTTCACGCGAACCAGATCCCCGTTACTGGCGTCCACAAGGGACTTAGCCCAGGTGCTCTTCCCCGATGCGGGGAGCCCCGTGGTTACGTAGATCGTCTGCATTGTTTCCTCCCTCAAAGATTGGGACCAGTCGATCCCACTGTTTTTGTTGCTCGAATGTGAGCGTACCGTACTGACGCTGAATCTTCAACAGGTACTTGTACTGCCTGCGCCACTGTCTGAGTATGTCGCTTCCCAGATACGGCATCAGTACTTCAACTTTCGCATGTTGCACAGCATGTTGTCAACAGCATCGGTAAGAGGCTCATGACGAACATGCGGCTTCCGCGTGTTGAACAGCTCCTCGTACTCTGCCATAACCTTGGCCGCCAAGTCAAGGTTACCCTCACCCACGGCCTGTCCAAAACCTCGCACCTGGAACACTTCGTCCTGCGTCAACCGTACATCAAGCTCACCAGTCCTGTACAGACCGAATCCCTGAATAAGGAGACGGTACAGGTGACGTGCGTGCTTCTCAGTACGGTGCTTCATGTCGGAGCCGAAGTCTCCCCGCCTCTGAAGGAGCTTGAATTGCTGCTCAGCGTATCCCAGGTACGCTGCCTTGACCAGCTTGGCAGAGGCAAACCAGTGACGGGATTCAATCAGCCACTTACCTGGAGGCGTGACCACATCATACTCAGGCAGCCACAGGAACTCAAGGATGGACGGATTGGACTTCAATGCGAGTCGGCAGAACTTCGCCACCTCATGATAGGTGACATCCTCTTCCTCGCCAGTCTTGTGCACCGTGAGATCCCGCTCCTGAACGAGCCGAAGCCCCAGGAAATACTCCTGAGGCTCCATGTACACGCCCATGTAGTCAATGTCAGACTCAGGCGTGGCCAACCCGTAAGCGGTAGATCCCACGACTCCTCTAAGAATCGTGTTCACTTGCTTATCCCTTCCGCATCTTTTCGATAGCTTCGATAATGTCGTCTCCGATATACGGAGTAAACAGCGTGGAAAAAGGATTGGGATCAGGGAATTCATCCCGGATCAACGCAATCACATCGTCCATGGCCTCGTAATATCCGGACGTGTGTCCAGCATTGAAACCCTCGTTGAAGCCCGCCTGGGCTCCATCGTGGTAGTCTCCCACTTTTTGTTTCCTCTCAGTACTCTACGCCATGAGCACGAATCAGTGCCCAGAAATCGCTGGAAAGAGACTCGAACTCGTCAAAGTACTCTACGATCTCCTCCCACTTCTCCGCAACATCCTCAGGGATGTCATAGTCATCCGTCGAAAGACCGTACTCCAGGGCGCCAACAAGGCCCCCCTCCCAGTCGATCTTACCGACGAAATCCTCAAGGTTGTACTTACCAGTAGTCATGTGTATTCCTTAGTCTTCGTAACTCTTACGGCTGTCAGGACCGATCATCATGATCGGCTCAAAGGCTTCCTTCCGGAAGCTGTCAAAGCTCTGTCCATACGTGCCAAGCATATCCTCTGGCTCAATGTTAGTCGTAACCACAGTGGGAAGACCAGCTTCCACACGCTTACGAATAAGCTCGTGAAGAAGACTCTCAGTGAAGCCGGAAGTCGTACGGTGCTCCTGACCAATATCATCAAGCACCACAAGCGTAGACTTCTGTGCACGAAGAACAACTTCTCGCGCCGCAAGCTTACGCTCCGAGTCCTCCTTTTCAAAGGTAGTCGTCAGAGCATCCTTGAAGTCTGAGAAACGCGTCATATAGACGCGGTGGTTCAGCGAGAGCCACTGTACCTCAGTAGCAATGGCCGCTGCAAGCGTGGTCTTACGTGTACCGTTCTTACCCCACAGCATGAGACCACGACCGATGTTCCTACGGTCTTCAGGGTAGTCACCCTTGGAGCGTCGCTCAGGACTGACGTAGTAGTCACCGAAGTTCTCGATGAACTTACGTGCTTCCTTCAGTGCGATGCGTCCAGAATGGTGGCTGGGCTCGTACTTGTCAAGCCCCTGCCCACGGAATCGAACGGGAATGTGGCTACGCTCCCAGCGAGACTCGTAGTCGACACCAGCAATACCAGCCATTACTTCTCCTTCTTTCGGTCCAGCACCTCAGCAGCGATGTTAACACCAAAGCGTACCCAGTGTCGATCACGAGTGGGGGGCAGCTCCGTCTTACGGATACCTTCAGCCCACTCGTGCGACAGCTCTATGAGCATAGCAGCTACTTCGGAATCATCGTAGTAGCTATTGCCCTTGAGCAATTGACTGATACGTTCCTCAGCCGGTCCCATTATTCCTCCTTAAAGGCGTCATAGTACTTACGGGCTTTTGCCTCGTTGTCCGGGAAGGCTAGCATGAAAGCTTCCAGCGTGCCAATTTCATAAGCGTCTTCCAGAAGCTCTGTACGGCTCTTAGACGGCTCGGAAACCCTCTGGACACTAATCCCCTGGGCACGGTACGCAAAGTCCTGCCAGCCCGGGTTCTTGCCGTGCAGGGAGGTGTCTGTCATGTAGGCATGGATCAACTCACGCACCTGTGAGGCTGTGATGCCCTGAGCCTTCCACTTCTTCATGACATTTGTGAGCGCCATCACATTAACATAGGCAAAACCTGTTGCCCAAGTCTGTTTGAACATCTCTGATTCGAAATACTTCGCCATCTTCAGCGAATTCCAATTCTCGTCAACGACCGCAGGGGCCTCCTCAACTTCTGGAGACCCCCACAAATCGTTGAGCACGTCATCGTAGCTCAACTAACAACCCTCTCGAAGAAATCCTGCATGTTGACCGGGTGGAAGTACTCCTCCAGCCCGTCACCGAACTTGACGTACACAGTACCGTCAGAGTCGATGTGTGTCACCTCCGCGTCACGCTCAACCGCATCCATCGGAAGATCCTCCCCCTCATCGTCAAAGGAGATGTCGGAGATCCAGTGAAGCTTGTCGCCAACCTCGTACATTACGGGTACTTCCTTTCGATAATCATCTCGATGTAATGGATTGCCTTGAGAAGATCTTCCTTCCCATTCTTCTTTTCGTATCTGAGCAGATACTTTAGAGCGTTTCCTTCGTAGAAGTCAAGATGGAAAGCGTCAATCACGTCAACAGGCTGCAAATCCCCACCCTGATAGTGATCCCCGCCCACTTGCTTACGCTCTACATTCTCGTCAAGGTCTGACCAAACGTATCCATGAGATTCGTGAGGTCCCGGGTGGTTGTGATGTCGATTACACCCCAAGGATTCGGTACCGTGTGATGGCCTGTATTCACTTGAGCATGTAATTCCTAGCATTTAGTCTCCTTATCGCAGGTAAAGTACCACGTGACAGCATCATCACTGCGATAGTGACCCATCATACTGGTGACATCAGCACTGTCACAGTGTGCACAGTGGTAGTGGGGGTGACGCACAGGAAGCATACAGCCACGCTTCCTGCACGCACACTCCTCACACATAAACTGATCAGAGGGCATGATGGCACCACAAGCACACTGTGCCACCATCATGTTCTCATCGTAATAACTCACGAACCCTCCACAATCTTGGTCAGCGCGTCGATCGTACGAGCGAACGCGTTGGACATGTCCTTGATGCCCTCGCCAAGCTCGACAAGGTGCTCCTTGGAGACTACCACCTTGTCCTGGGGAAGTCGAGCCATCGCAGCCTGCTGCACGTCAGACCACACGTCCGGAACCGGGGCAGGAGAAGGAAGAGTCTTGACAGGCTCCAGCTCCGACGGAAGCTCGGAGTGCTTAGTGAACGGAATGCCCGCAACGACAACAGTGTCACCGACCTTGTGCTCAGGCTCCTCCACATCCGGTTCACCCTGTCGCGCGAGAAGCTTCTCCGCCTCAAGCTCAGCCATCAGCTCATCAACAGACCTCACACCATCCTCAGGCGCAAGCTTCTCGTTCAGACCCTTGGAGACCCGAGAAACCCGCTTGGCGGCCGTGGTTACCTTCTCCTCATGAGAGGTCTCTACGGGCGCAGCAGCCTTCTTAGCGACCCGCTTACGCGGAGCAGTAGCCTTCTTCGCTGCTGGAGCCTCAGCAGCCTTAGCAGCGGCCTCCTGCTCCTTCTCCGCAGCAATACGGATCTTCTCCTTGGTCTCGAACTCCTCCCGCTCACGCTCCTCCTTGAGGATTTCGTCAGTCGTCTTGAATCCGGGGAACGAATCCACCAGACCCTCAGAGAGATTCAGAACCGTGACGGAGTTGTAGTTCTTGAGGTCACCCACACGTGCGATGTCCTCAGGGTTGCTCTCATCGTACAGAACAACAGCCGCAACCTCGTGACCGTTCTTCTGAAGGTCCACAAGGTATGACATGGCATCACCGAGAGCGTCACCCTTGTCGACCTGGAAAACCTCCTTGGACGAAGCCACAGAACGGTGACCCATCTCCGGCTCGACAAAGGCGTAGATGTCCCAGTCAGGGTTCTGACGATCCTGACCGACAGCCCACTGGTTCAGGACAACGTCCATACCCTTGCCACCCGTCCCGTCAAAGGGAACGAGAAGCTTAACCTCACGAGACTCCAGATCCGCACCGAAGACGTAGTCCTCAAGAAGATCGATGACGTTGGCAAGGGTAGTGTTACCCGAACCGGTGATGAGAAGAGCGAGATCCTTGTTGAAGTCCTGACCCATGGTTTGTTTCCTCCTAGTTTTGTTTGGGTGAGTAAGTTGTATCAGATGCCGCGAACGGCGTCAAGCGAGAGCCACATCAGCATGTCGTCATACTCCTTGTGGCGGAAATTGCGCAGCACCTGACCCGCATCGTCAAAGACCATGTCTCGATGGGGGTTCGGCTCGTACTCATCATCAGGATCAGACCAGTTGCGCATGAAGTCAATAGCGGTCTTCTCCGTCATGGCAACACCGATAGGCCAAGAAGCACTGTCGTCCCCGTTCCACTCGTTGCGAGAGATCACGTAGAAGTTGCTGTCCAAGGAGAAAGCGTGCTTCACCTCGTTAAGCTGCTGCGACAGAATTTCACCAAAGCTGCGGTCCATCAGTTCTCCTTAGAATCGAAATTAACGATGCTGTCGTACTCAGCGTAGTAGCAGGAAACAACAGTACCACGCTCGCTGTCTCGCCACTCAGAAACCCAGTGGTCACCGTGAATGGACTTCTGCCACGAAAGAAGATCTTCGGGCTCCCACTCAGCGACAATAGCACAGGCACGCTCAAGTGAATCCGTGACGCCCAGGAAATCCTGAACAGTCGGCGCGTCTCCGTCAGAGTCTTCCTGCATGGTGTAGACGACGTACATCAGAAACCCCCACCTTTCTTGATCTCGATGATTTCCTTGATTTCGCGGATAGGCCGCTTAAACTTACGAGCTACTTCCATGTACGGCTTGGGAAGGTAACCCTTGGCAACACCTCTACGGTACTCTCGGTTCCTTCGCAGGGACTTCCAGTATGCGTAGATTCTCTGCTCTTGTGCCACCTTATCTCCTAGTTACTCTTGCGTCTACTCTCTCGTATTCGAGAGGTTTGTGTCAACTACGGAAGCGGAGGAAGCCCCGCTCTCCGTGGTCTGGTTACGTGCTGAACACTAGCACGTTCCACCTTCGTTCGCACAAGTCCGTGCACAATCCCCGCAACTGCTGCAACAGCAAGAGCGCTGAGGACTGCGATGGGCAAGAAGCTAGCACCCACTGCAAGAGCTGTCAACAGTGGTAGTGTTGCCCACATCGGTACGCGCGGAAGCAAGTCGTAGGCGTACTCGTACACAGCAGACACGGCAAGGACAGACAGTCCCAGTTCAAGAATCATGTTGTTCCCTTCGTTGGTTGATGTCGCCACTGTACCAGACTTGACGGCTCACGGGAAGCTGTGTATCCTGTCTTTTAACAATTAATAAAAAACAAAATAGGGATATAGGTAATTAAACCTATATCCCTATTCCTATTTAAGTAGGATCTGATGCATAAATGATTTCGTATTTAGCACCAAGAGGAAGATTCTCTCTCACTACTGCATCAACTCTTTCTCTCTTGTGAGTAAGATCCTGATAGTAGTGACTACGCGACTGGTTGACAGTCCCTTCCCACAGGTAATCCCCGCTGGAGAAATTACCGTCAAAGAAATCTACCGGATCAAGGCTTTCCGTAACCATTACTGAATCCACCCAATAGCTATACGGAGCTGTGGCAGCCACATCGGCTACCGCCTGGTTAATCCAGATATGGAAATCTGGAAGGGCACCGCTAGGAATTACTAGCGATTGCTCAAGACGCACCCACTCACCATCCACGTTATGTGGCTGACTTCCATTGGCAGTGAAGCTATACGTCAATCCGGTGCTCGTGTAACCGACACCGTTGGTGTCGTAGAACTGCATTCGCATGTCCGGGCAGCCTGGTCCCTTTTTGATCCACGCGGAGAAGTTGTAACGAACTCCGATCTTAAGACCCTGAATCTGAGGCAATGCCCCGTTCCACACTCGGAAAGTACCTGGACCAAATCGTGCAGTTGGTGTCGCAGTAAACCCTCCACCAGGTTGCGTAACGTCCACGCGCAGAGATCCCAAACTCTTGTACCCAACGGTTGCATCCCAATTCGTTGTGTAAAGCTGGTTAAGATCTCCCGAAGTGCCAAATTGGAATCGTCCCCAACCATTAATGTTGGCGTTCATTCCACCGTTAAAGATGTGGTTGACTCTGTCGGCTCGCACCTTGATATTTGCTTCACGTGGAGCCTCGAATGTAGAAGGAGAATTCGAAACATTTGGAGTAATTCCCGTAATGAAATGATTATCCATCCAAATGAATTCGTTCTCCGCCACACCCGACCAAATGACCACTGGAATAATTGCGGCTCGGGTAGTACCCACAGCGACAGGAACTGTGTAAGTTCCTTGCTGCCATGTAGAATCCCCAGGATGCGTCAGCATGTGTGTAATGGTCGGGTTATTGTACGTAGCCGTAACAATTACTCCCGCATCATTGAATTGCACAATGGCCGGGAACCACTGAAGTCCCGGTCTGTCCGCAGAAACATACACTGATCCACGAATTGTTTCTCCTTGCTTCACTGGAGCCTGAGCACCCTTAGAAGCATAGGGGAAATACACCTGAAGACCCGAGGTAATTGTTCTAGGAGATCCCGTAAGACCCGGGAAGAACATTCGACCTGAATTCTTACCCGAATAAGCACGTGTTACCGAACGAATCACTTGGCTACTGCCCCCAAGACCCGCAGAAGACTGCGGCTGGTACATACAGCGTTCCTGGTAAGATGCCCCGTCCAAGCCCAGACGGTTTCCGAAGTTATTGTTCTCTTCGAGTTGCACATTCATAAAGTACTGATATGTGGTGTCAGGAATGTTGGTCCAGTTTCCCGCCACAGCAGCGTAACGAGCAGGCTTCCAGTAAGACCCATCACGGTACACACCAGGAGCCGTAGCAGACAGCCACGGACGTCCTGTGGTGGTGTTGTTGACGTTGGTGTTCAACCCTCCCAGAACACGTGAGCGTGCAGGGTCAGGCTGTAGCCAGTCGGCAAAACCTAGGTCAGTAATTCCGCCACGAATGATCTGAACAACAGGACCAGTTGTACCTACTGCTCCGGATTGCGCGAATCCGATAGCAGATAGAGTCTGAGGTTCTGTATTTCTGAGTTCCCCGGAACCATTGGACTGGCTGAATACCGTAGCGCTCATGGCAAACTGGGATGGGCGAAGGTTTACGTCCCCGAAGTAAACACGGTGAATACCTTCCTCACCGTCTTCAATGGACCCGGCTACCACCAGTACGCTGACATTGTCGGACAGCCAAGGATATCCGATACGTCCTAGCTCTGTCCAGGTCTCCCCGTCAGTGGACGTCTCGAAGAAGAACGTAGTGCCTTCCTCGTCACGGATTCTCCAGAAGACATGAACATCAGGATCATAAGCCGGGAAAGGCGTATCCGGAATAAAGATTTCCTTATTCGCGGATAGGAAACCACGGAACTGACCAAGAGGTCCCACGTGCATTTGCACGTAGTCACTCGTGCTTGCCTGAATGATTACCGCAGTCTGCTGAAGACTTCCTTCAGCCGGAATGATTCTCAGACTGAAGGAAGAATTCGTAGCATCGTACAGTGAGGCACCCAGATAACTGGGAATAGTGGCAGCTTCTACAAATGTCAGATCTGTTTCCGGATCAAATCCATAAGTACCGCTCGCCATATTCCAAATGGTGTTACGAACATTTTCGCCTAGAAAGGCGTCCGTGATCGTATCCATTTTGATGTCACTCATTTATACTCCAAGTGCGTAGCGTTGAATAATTCCATAACCGGATACAGGTGAACCAAGTGTAGAGTCCGGTACGTCCGCCAGAAGCGAAACATCCTCACCAGCGTTGTGGTTGGGACTACGGAAGTACTTCTCCACAGTTACTCGGTTGTTGAGAATGGTAATACGCACGCGATCCCAGTCAGAAATTCTAGGCCATGTGGCCTTAACTGTTTCTACGCCTCCGTTGTAAAGAACAAGACGAGTTCTGGTCATGAACCAGAAATTAGTTCCTGTTCTACGGAATAGCACTCCATTCTCGTAGTTTGTTGTGTCCTCGTAATCCACACCGTACGTAAATGCAAGGACTGCATTATCACGAGTGTCAGCCAAGTGGATGTAGGTGTACTTTGGCTTTGACCCAAGGGCCTGGAAGGCTTCTGGATTGACTCGCGCCTGCCCATACACAGATTCCCACAGGGTGGTTGCCACAGGGACTCCTACCCACGCCTGACCAAGCTGATTGTCCGTGTTTCCATTCAAGTTCGCGTAGTCAGAATCGAAACGAACAAACTGTGTAGCTGCTGTAGGAAGACGAGACTGGTGCATCTCATTCCCGTCGTCGTCATACCAAATGATATTGCTATTGGCTTGGACGTTAGTAGCACTGGTCATACGACGAGAATAGTGAGAAGACGTAAATGCTTGCTCCGCCGGTCTGTCGTACTGCCACACCAGATTAGACGTGTAAGATCCGGAAGGTTGATAGTTTAGCGTATCTGCCAGGGCGATGTAAATCTTTCCGTTGTACTCAACTTCCTCACCAGACTTGAATTCGAATACGGTGTTCCATTTCTTTACCAGAGGAAGAGGAATGGTGTCCTTGACAAACTGTGCTCTACCCGCAGGACCAAAATCCAGGTAAGTTTCGAATACCCAGAAAGCATCATTTGTACCAGGATTAATAGGACCGTAAGGAGTGCCAGGACCCGAAGGCTTCACTGCTCTATAGTAAATCAGACCTACTGTGACGTAGTTATTGGTCACGTAATTAGTAGCGTTGCTCCAAGGAGAGGCAGTAATTCTTCCTACTGATTGCAATCCCGTGATACCCGTAATAGGGGTACCGGTAACTGCTCGATACGCCAAACCATTCGTAGTAAAGTCTCCACCAACAAGAGGGTTGAGTACCCCGTGAATTTGGAAATACTCAGCCGTGTACGTACCCGCTGGACCAAAGAACCCTCCCACCCAAGTGGAAACACCACGAGTCATAGGATTGCCAAGGGTTACATCCTCCAGGACATTAAGCTGTACTTGCCAGTTACCGTCAGATGTGCCACCACCCGGAGGAGCGGATGTTGTGGTAGAAGCAAGACACTTGTACTGGTATCCGTTGTAACGCACAAAGTCGTTCAAGAAGTAACGATTGCCGCTCTTCCAATCGGGATACTTAATGCTCTCAAACATCGCCTGATCCGCATTAAGCATCTTGTTGTAACCAATTTCAATGTCAGAAGTCCATCCGGTAACAGAAGCAATAGCGTTGTAAATGCTTTGCTCTGTCCCCTTTAGTCGGTAATTGGTAGAGATGTTTCTTACACGGGCACGGCGAAGACGTGGAGAAGAAATGTAATCCGTTTCAAGACCGAATTGTCTACCAAGCTTTTCCAGATTGGCAGCCGACACGTAATCCGGATCGTTAAGGAGAAGCAAGTTATCGTACTCAGTCTTGATGTCGTTAAGCGCAAATCCGAATAGGGACAAGTACTTGAACAACATCGGATTATCGATATCGATATTCGCGAACAGATCCGACGTGACAATCTTATAAGGCTGAGGCGTACGGTTGTAGAGTCTTTCCGTGTACTTCTGATCCTTAATCGCCAAGGCAGCCGTCGTACCAGCCGGATACCACTGAGGCTTGTACGTCGTGCCTACCCAGAATCCTGAGCCCTGCACAGGCTCATGTCCCGCATTTCCCTCAGAGATACACAGCCAGTAAATACCGTCATTAAGAACGACAGCACCTTCAGGATACTCCGTGAAGCTTGACCAGTCGGGCGCCTCCTGGCTCATAAACACTGTGTAGTAGTAGATGTAACCCTGAGCCAATCCAACGTCCTCAAAGGACGTACGGATGCTTTCCATGGTTGCTTCCAGTACAACGGTTCCGTCATCAGGAGTAGATGGGTAACCGTCAGTGTTACGAACCAGGCGTAGACGACGCCAGTCTTCGTCCTTGGGGGACTGCCAGGAAAGGGACAGTCTTCCATAATCAGTTTGCGAGATAAGAACAGGCTCGACACTATACGTACGCTGCTGGGACGCGCCATACAGAATCGTTCCGTAAATGTCTACTCCATAGCCTGTGCTACCCGGAGCTGTAGGTGTACTCATCCTCTTCCTTTCCTGACATTACAAATTGTTAGCCGTTGGTGGATCACGGTGGTAGACCGCCGTAAGCCACGCTGTTGCCCAGAAGGTTCCCTTCGTCTGTACCTTCTGAAGAATCTGGAGCTGCATTCCAGTTCCCTTTGTCCAGTACATAAAGGCACTACAGTTATCTCTGTTGAATTCCCTCCAACCATTCGGGTAATACGTACCCTGACCGCTGGAAAGCCCAATAGTGTTTGGAGGAGCGAAACCAACCTCCACCTTTCCAGAACGATCAAATGCTGGAATAGCACTGATTGTCAGGGCGTCGTCCTTGTGCCAGCGTGCGTACGCCGTAATGGTGTACCAACCAGTACGAGGACATGTGATGGTGTTACCACTCGTCCAAGCTCCGTGAGTATCAACTTGCTTACTCGTGAAGTTCGGACGTGTGATCTTTCCGAAAGGAACCTTGAAGTCCGTGGCAGTAACACGAACCATCGGGGTGGATACACCTCTGCGTACAGCAGTGATGCGATCCTTTACGGTAGGCCAGGACTTTGTCTGACCATCAATTGAATCTGTTTGAGGCATAGCGCCAAGAGTTCTTTGCAACGCAGTGACTTCGTCGTATGCCTGGTTAACATCCCCGGCATCAACAATCATCGTGTAATTCTGGCGCTGACTAAAACTCTTTACCGCTGTAGGGTAAACCGCAGCCATTGTTTCTCCTTATCAAGCCGTGGAAGTAGTCACTGTAATGGTACCGCTTTTCGGAATCTCCCAATCGCGGGCGAAGATATCCGAGACGCTGGTAGCAAAATCAGCACGTGTCATTGTGGTAACAGTCACGTAGGAAACTCCAGGAATAGCATTGATGGTGGAGTACACGAGGCTGACAGGAATACGCATTCCTAGTGTTGTGGCAGACGCCTCGAACAATCCTTGAATAGCCTGCGTCACACGTAGCTTCATCGCGTCGGCATTGAAGCGAGCTTCACAACCCACGTTCACGGTGATGTTCACATTGAACGTAGAAGCGGCCTGAGCGGTCACTGTAGCGCCTACCATAGCGCGCTCCTGTAGATACCTCGTCGTCACGTCCAAAAGCCCCTGAGTGGGGATTGTGTTGCCTGTGGCAAGGCAATAGACCGTGACGTTGTTGTAGTTGTTCGCAATAGCCTTTGCTTGGCTAATGGACGCCACACCCAAAGCAAGGTCACCGAAATCCTGCAAGGTAACCGCGCGGTTCTGTGTGCGGTAAGCACGAGGAGCATTGTTACGGATCTGATCGATAGTCTCCGCGTCTGCTCCACCTGTCATGGCTGTGGAGGACGCCACGCTTACACCGGCAACAGCGGAAGCAATGTCCACTACTTGATTGGCAGCCAAGTTACCGAGAACTCCACCACCTACACGGTAACCGGCGTATACGTTAAGTCCTGCGGCTGGTACAGCACCGTTGATGTTGTCACCGAAATTGATAGTGACAACGCCATCCTCATCTGTAGAAGACGTCCATACCGTGTCGGTATCCACAGCGTCCATCAGGGTTGAAACTTCAAACCACTGAGTAACAGGGTCTGAGGTATTGGTCAGGGAATCCGGATTGTAACTAGGATTCTCTACCCATACCGTAATAGATCCACCTACTACAGGATTGTTCTCCAAGGAGAATGACTGCAAGATCGTGCCGTCAGAAATTCCCAGAGGCTCCACAAGCAATGTGAATGTATTGCCCGTGAAGATTCCCATGTCGAAAGAAGTAGTTCCTTGGGTCTCACCTTGAATCACATTTACCGGAGCGGTACCACCAGCGGAAGGAACGGTGACGTCAGCCACAGTCTCAAATACGATAGGAGCACCAAGGGACGTAACGAATACGGTAGTAACCTGTGTACCCGAAGGAACCACAATGGAATCAGTCTGTGTGTCGTCCGTCTGGAAAGTAACCGTTCCGGTAGACGCAATAGGCTGTCCCGGTACGTATCCCAACAATGTTGCCAAACGAATCACAGAGGACAACTGTGTGGCTGTGCTGATGTACGCCTCAGCCACCGTGCGGTCACCGTAGTAGGACAACACGTCCATCTCACGCGCGAAGGATTCCAGAAGCATCATTTCCAAACCACCAGGGTTCTGGTTTGACCATTCCGGGAATGCCAGAGTCGCGTATTCCAGCATAGAATCCATAAAGCCCTGGTAGTCCTTGGACGTGTAATCCACGCTCAAGCCAGGATTAACACTAGCCATTTACTGATACCTCTTTCACAGTTCCTCCAACACGGATAACAGCCGCGTCAGAAACTACACGGGCTGGGGATGCTTGTAGCAGCGGAGCAAATTCAATATCCAAAGATGCCACACCATCATTAGCCTCGGAGGTAACAGGAACAATTGCCGTAACAACCGTACCGGGTTCGAATTTACCCATCTGGTCAGTAACCAATTGTCGAAGCTCTGTGTCCACCAGGCTGTCACCTACACCAAACAACATGCGCGACAACGGAATACCCATGTCAGCACGCATGGCTCTTTGACCAGGCTCGGTACCGACAATGGCTCTTACTCGCTGAGAGGTTTGCTTGTCGATATCTGTTTCAGTTTGTACTGCCCCATTCTCCATAAGGGTAAATGGGATTGTCATTTGTGTACCCATAGGATCTCCTACTTGGTGAATCGGATGCCGTGAAAGCTGACAAAGGTGGTTTGGATAAAAGCACTTCCAAGGAGTACGACATTTCCGTTGTTGTTAATATCTACCTTGATGCTATGGTTTGCGACCTGCGTAGTGGCATTTGCGTAAGTGTTCTGCGCAATAGGAGTCGTTCTACGCACGGAAGGACGATTACCCAGAGGAAGCTGAAACACAACACCACCGTTAGGGATAAGGAAGTTAGGAAAAGTTCCTGTGGATGCCACGGTTGCGGCTCCTCGGAATTCGAGCCAAGTCTGTCCTTGCACAGTGTATTCAGCCCATTCCACGTTTCCGGAGGCATTACCGTTATGCGTAAAACCCGTTTGCAACGGTGCCAAATTCCACGTAACGGTAGGCTCCACAGGATTAGGTGTTTCAGTAGCGGGAAGGTACACAGGCTTATTGATGTAACCACCGTTAAACATCACCCAAAGAATCGTCCCCACCGTAGGCAAGGGAAGCACAGGATTAACTGGTTCTACCCAGTCAAGCTCTGCGCTTCCCGATACCTGCGGAACCTTTACCCTGATTCTTTTCTTGTTCTGCGGATCAGCGGTATTGGTAACGATCGCTCGGTAGATACCCGTTAGATCATCTTGCATTTCTGATTGCTCCGATGTTCGTAGACTTCCACACACCGTTTACCAACTTTGGAGGGATAGTCTTAGCCGATGCTGCGGTGCGAGATGGTTGCTTAGCCTGCAAAATAAATGATTGGTTTCTCGTCAATTCCATGTCAATTCTGTACGTGGAACTTCTGATATTTCCAGAACGAGCGGGCTTCGTCAGATTATGTACCGCTTTCTTTACCAGCCATACGCCTGCGTCATCTTCCGGAATACCGGTACCAACCAACTGAACCATGTTGTTAGGCTTTACCCGGCTGTCTCCGATAACAGTTGCCTTAGCTTCCACCCAGTACTGATTGATAACGGTGTACGCGTTCAATCTCTGCTGTGCTTCCGCGTAAGACTCCACGGGGAAACCCACGTACTGGTCAAGCACTGGGGCCGTAGTACCTTGCTCAAAAGCCTGGTACAAGTCATAACCTTGCTTAGCATTTACGTAGAATCCTGTGGAGGGGTTTAGCCCACCCATGGTACGGCTCGCAATGTAGTTGTGTTCCGTAGTAGTACCCACAGTAGGAATGAATTCCTCCAACGTATCCTTGATACCTGGATTGCTGTAACGCCAGAACTGTGGAACATCTCTAGAGCCCGGAGAAGAACCCATAACGATGTTGGGATTTACGAAATACAAATCTGTGTTATCCACATAGAACTTGTATCCGATCTCGTCCGCCAAAGCCTTGAGGAACTTGAAGTCGCTAAGGTTCTGTAGACGATAATCGTACGCAGTTCTCACCGGGTGTACTACAGCTCTAAGTCCATTCTTGGCTGCCACAGCAGAAGCAATAGATGTAGGGCTGTAATTCTTCCACGCTTTGTTAACAGTTGACTGCATCTTCCACGTCGTACCCGTAATGGTGTAACGCACTGTATTAACAATGGTACCTGAATATACGGGATCTTTGGAAGTCTGCATTACCGCGTGGGACGTTACATAACCCAAAGCTGTGGTAGTGGCGCTTGGGTAGTTCCCGTACGTAATACGTACGGGAGTACCCTCACGCAGATAAGACCAACTGGTACGTGCTTTCGCATTACCACGGGAAGCACCAGGACCGGTGTACTGAACGTCCATGGTCATGATTGTGTGCTTTCCGTATTCCTGGATAAGTTGTACAGCAGACACGAAGAAGTTGAAAGGCTTGTTGTTAACGTCCACCGCGTAGTAGGCAGTGGAGGGCATACGGTTAAGAAACACTTGGCACTCTCACTTTCGTTCCGCGCGGTAGATCATTCCAATAAAGGATTTCAGGATTAGCGTCAGCGATAATCCACCAAGCCGTCTCATCTCCATATGCGGACCACGACAGATACTCAATCTGATCCTCGTCTTGCCACGTATACGTACTGAAACGGATTCGCAATTCGTCAGGTGGCTCGATGATGATTGTGGTTCTAGTGGTTCCTGTAATGTCCGTGATAGCTTTTACGTCGTTCTGTGCATAACGACTACTTGCGTCAATAGGCATAATCAGAATCCTAACTAGGGCTTGGGGTTGGACCAGGACTTGGGCTAGGTGTGGTCGTTGTTGTAGTGGTAGATGTGTCAGACGTAGCAGACCCGTAAGTCTCAGTCATCAGAATGAAGTTGACACCGATGGCGCAACGACTAGGAACCATCTGCTGACTGAAATGCGTATACGTAATAGACAAGCCACCCACATAACCGAAGTAGGACAACGAACCAGGGGAGCCGTATCCGAAGTATAGATTCATCGGATTAGCAAACATGGGACCCTGCACAATAAGGTTCTGCTCTCGTCCCCCGCGTACACCTGGTACTACCTGAGGACGGTTGATACCCGTGATGTTGTAAAACGCATTAGTATCCACTTGTACGCCGTAGGTACCCACGTCAGTTCCCTGATATTTGCTGTCCCACAATTCATAGGTACGATCGAACAGCAAGGAGAAGCTGATCGTGGTAGCCAGACCGGTCTGGTAATCCCCCGTGTCTCCCACATTTCTCTTGTCAGGCGGAAGCGTAGGGTTATTGATATCCAGCGATCTGGATTCGCTAATGGTGGACGGGTTGTACAGGAAGTTAACTTTGTACTGAACTCCGTCCATAAGGTCCTTAGCGACCATAGCGCCTCGGTAAAGTGTTGAGTCCTTAGTCCCCCCGTATCCTTGCGTAACCTGCTTGAAAGGAATGTTAAGGATACGGGGATCGAACTTAGGATTCTCAACTGCGGTATATCCAGGCTGCCCCTTAAGTGGGGCATATTCTTGACCCGCAATTGGAATTTTTGGCATTTACTTACCCCTCTGTAGTGCTTTGATTCTGTTGTCTTCCGTAATGGCGTCAACGATCATCTTACCAGTCATAAGTGCTTCCTGCTGAGTCATCATTCCCATAGGGCTGACAACAATCGCACCGGACTCGAATACGATTCCGCCTGTTCCCGTTGTGCTTGTTCCAGTGGTAAGAGTGTTCGTGATCGCCTCTCTCACACTTTCCGCCTGACGTGCTGGAAGAATCATTTCTCCCTTGTGTACACGAGCCGTGGTGTCGTTCTCCAGGTTCCAAGCACCCTGGTCATACCAGTGAGGATTCTGGCTGTTCCAGAAGCTCCACGCCTTTTCAGGAGTCTTGTACTTGCCCGCAATGTACTTCAGACCCCAACGGATCTGAGCCTCAGGACTGTTACGCCATTCAGACGTATTGGTCTCCGCGTGCAAGTTAGACATAGCCTGCGGAATTCCATAAGCATCTGAATTCGGATTATCGGCGTGGTGATTCCAGTTGGACTCCTTTGTCCATAGCTGGTAAAGCGCATCCCACTGATTACCCGTCCATCCGTAAAGCTCTTGAGCCAACTTCTTACCTAGAGCAGCATTACCCGTTGGGTTAGAAGGTGCTGACCCAGCAGACGGACTACCAACCTTGTTGTCGTCAATCTTGGCGGAGCTTTTCTTCTGCGCGGACAAAGGCATACCACCCGCAGCTACACCACCACCAAGAGCACCCATGATTGCTGCAAGCTCAGAGGTTCCGCTGTACGCACCACCAGCGCCGATGTTTCCACCAACAGTGCTTGCCTGGTTATTCAAAGTCTCGGGATCTTCAGTCTTGTCATTCGACAGACTTCCCATATCTCCTACAGATCCCAGAACACGTCGAGCATTCGTAAGCTCACCATTGGTGTAAGAACGAATACGAACATTCAATCCTGTACGAGGAGCCTCAAGAAGCTTTCCACCGCCAAGAGCCACAGCAACGTGGTGGGCTGGACGTCCCCAGAATAGAAGGTCACCAGGCTGTACGTTCTCCAAAGGAACTTCCTGTCCTACGTTCTGCTGGTCCTGGCTAACACGAGGAAGCTTTACTCCTGCCTGACCGAATGCCCATTGCATAAGACCGGAACAGTCCCAACCATCGGGTCCTACTCCACCCCATACATAAGGCTCACCAAGCTGTTCCTGTGCGAAACCAATAACCTGTGCCGCTGTTGCTCCACCACCGGAACCTGGAGCCTGACCAGGATTACTCTTTACCTTCTTACCGCCAACAACATCAAAGTCAGCACCTCCGCCGATACCGTCAACAGAAGTACTTCTTCTGAATTCAGTTTTCTTTTCAGCAGTAGTGGTTTTATAAATGTTGTATCCGGCACCAATGACTCCTCCGACTACAGCACCAATGGCTGTACCCACACCGGGAATGATGGAACCGATACCGGCACCGACAGCAGCTCCAGAACCTACGTCACCAAGAACGTCTACAACGGCTTGTCCTGTACTTCCCGGAGACATCTTGCTCTCGATGTAATTGCTTCCGGCGTTAACAGCCACACCACCAAGAGCACCCGCACCTACGGCACCAGCACCTCTAGCGAGCGTAGCCATTCTTCCGGCTCCGGCAGCAGCACCAGGCGCGGCACCGATGAACCCCAAACCGCCTCCAAGGCCGCCTCCGCCTCCCATCATACGGCTAGCCATCATCATGCCACCCATGGCTCCAAAGCCTCCTGAGAAGCCACCTAGGGCTCCTGAGATAGCACTACCCCAACCAGCTCCGGTACCGATCAGCTTGTCCAGTCCGGTTTCTTTTAGGAAGGACGTAAGGGCTGCGGAGAAATCATTAACTACATCCGTAGCATTCTCAAATGCAGGGGCAAGGCTTTCCAGAATCATTTCCTGGCGCGACAAACGAGTAGAGTTCAAATCTCTCTGACGCTCAAACATGGAAGCACCCATACCAGTGGTTCTCTTTAGAGTAGCTAGAGCCTTTTCCTTATCAGCCCCAGATCCCGTAGCTGCTGTCTGGGTAAGACGATCGAATTCCTGTGAAGAGATACCAGCATTCAATGCAGTGTTACGACCACGAATGAAGTTCTCGTATGTCTGACGGGTAGATTCACTCAGACCCATTTGGTTACTGAAGTAACGAAGGTTTACAGCCAGAGACCCACCCTGACGAAGAGCAGCATCAAGCTCTTTCTGGCTGACCTGAGTACGGCCACGGAAGGTACGAGCCACCATGCTGGTAGCCACAGCGCTCATGGAATTCTGCTGTCCTCCGCTGAGGATAGGAGAAGCTAGACCAAGAGCGTTAGCCATCATGACGGAACGAGGAGCGTAGGTCTCCTGCGCCGCTGTCATAGCTCCTGCGAATCCCGCAGTGGGACTGGCGTAAGCAAATCCAGCAGCCTGACGAGTACCTTGTGTGAATGCGCTATTAGCACGTCCGCCGAACTGAGCATTACCAAAGGTATACATGGCAGTGAAACCACCACGTGCCGCGTCTTCAGCACCCAAGGCGATGTTGTTATTAACGAAAGTCGTACGCATGGCTGCGTTGTTTGTGGCCTGGTAACCACCGGGACCTAGGCCACCAGCCATACCGGCGAAGTTACCGTAAAGGTCCATCTGCATATTGGTGGACATATTACGGTTACCGTAATTGATCATTCCACGTGCAGCGCCTGCTACAGCCATTCCGCCTAGGGCAAAGGCACCCATGGTAGGTGACACAGGAACTCCAGGGCCTCCACCATTACCACGACGTCCACCCATAGGCAATGGCGTGGAGAATCCTCCATTACCACCGTTGCCCGTACGTGTTTGAGAGCTTGTCTGGCTGAACTGCGCACCAAAAGCATTACGAATCATCCCACCCATAGTGGTGGGGAAGTTACTGTTTAGATTCCAATTGGAATTGGAAGCACGCCCAGATGTTCTATTGGAAGAAGTTGCCAATGACTGAAACGCTCGTGCCGCAGATGCGACAGAGCGTGCCAAGTTACTAACTTGCGTCTCCAACGAATCAACCGCTCGCTGCGCACCATTGGTGCCCAACAAGCGGCTGCTTCCGATAATGTTCTCAGCCACTGTGTTCTCCTAGTCTAATGTCTTATTCCATTTTACATCAACGGAAGGTAACACCCTGACCAATAGAGCCCACGCGGACCTGAGGGGAATTGTTTTGTCTATGTCGTCTCTGCAATTCTTGTTCAAGCTTATAGAGGTATCTGTCCAGCCAATGCTGACGCTCTCGGTAAGTCAATTTCTTGATTTCCGCTAGAGACCAACCAGGATATCCATCAACCAATTGCTCGTATTCAGAATAGAGATTCTTGTAATTAGAGTTCGCGAAACAGGATGCCCACGTTCAGTGGGACAGGAACCTCACCCTCGCACGCGTGACACGCGGCGGTTACCTGATCATAACGAGGACCAGGCTGGTTCTCATAGATGTAATCCTGAAGGGTTCTGCGATCTGCGATACCAAGACCCTTTACATCGCGCAATCCTCTGCTCGGTACGAAGGAACCATCAGCTTCCACGAATCCCAGAACACATTCTGCAAGAGTAATGCTGTTCATTTCCGGCACAGACATTTGCTTCTTGAAGATCTCGTTCTGAACTTCCCCGGTAGGGAATTGAATTCTAGCAAAGCGTCCCTTACGAAGAGGCACGTCAAATTCACGAACAGCAGGATCGTCCAATTCCTTTACAGGAATGTTCGACAGATCCAGCTTAAGGTCATTCGCCTCACCACAAGAAGGACAAGGAATTTCGAATACCTCGAATTCCGAACCAAAGGTGGCTCTACGAATTCCTAGAAGAAGGGCGTCCAGGTCTCCTTGAATAAGGGAGGACAGCACCTTAGGTGTGATCTTGTCTTCACCGATACGAACAACACCAGAAGCCAATAGGGTGTTAACAAACTTGGCCGGGTTTCCATTAGCACGAGACTTGGCCAAAGCCTCTTCATGCTCACCTGTCAGCTCTTGTACCTCTGCCTCGCGGACGACCCCGCCCGGAGTCACCAGTCCAGCGGGAAGCTGAACAAAGGTGTCCGGGACGGGGCCGATCTCAGGAGCAGGAGCAAGAGAGCTGAGAACCTTTTGTGTGATGTCGTTAAGGGCCTGCGGATTATCAATCGCGCTGGATACCTTTCCGCCGTCATCGTCAAAAGTCATTGTGTACTGTGGTAGTTCTACGTCCACGATTAATTCTCCAGATCATTGCCGCTGATATGTATTGCCAGTATACCCTTAGAAGGACACTCCACTCATTCCGATTGTCGGAGCGAGCTTGTAATCGAATCCCTCGTGGGCAAGGGTGACCTGCTGCATAAGAACCGCGTTGGCCCCAGCGTCCAGGTCAGAGAATGCAATGGCTGTTGGCCATGCGTTGTACACGCGATAGATAGCCTTTACAGGCACACGTGAACTTGTCACAGGGTGATCCAACACCATGATGTCAACCGTTGCGCGGAAGTCCTTACCAGGAGTACCTGAACCCGTTCCCTGCATAACAGTGAAGAGTTGCTTCATCCACTGCCACAAAGGACCCTTACCCACAGCAACACCCTGAGATAGGGTGATAGGGGAAAAATCGGACTGTCCGGGCATCTTCTGCGTAGTGGTATTCATGCCACCCTCACGATAAGGAATAACCTCAGTCGTGATATTCAATCCGGAAACAGTCATGAATCCCAGAGTTGCGAACCCCGAAAGGTTCGGGTGCATGATGTTGACATTGAATTTGAAATTACGTAGAGGGTCCGTAGCCAAGTGCGCAATAGACGGAGTTGCTGTTGCGATTGGCGCTGCGTTAGTTGTAGCCATATCTTATCTTCCTTATACCGTAGTTGTTGCGCTGGAGCTAGACATCTGGTTAATGTCGATAACAACAAACTCAGCAGGGCTGTTAAGAGCTAGGCCGACCTTTACGTGAACCTCACCAGCCGCAATAGTTGTCGGCGTGTTGTTGGTCTCGTCACACTGCACGAAGAAAGCTTCCTCAGCAGTGGTACCGGACAGCATTCCATCCTGCCAAATACCCTGTAGGTACTGGCTGACAACCGCACTTAGGCGAGACCATAGTGTTGGGTTGTTGTCCTCGAACACTGCGAAGATGGTGTTCTCCTTTAGTGCCTGACGAATGTTCATGAGCGTACGCTGAATAGGAACGTAGCGATTAGGCATGTTCTGTAGCAGAGTACGAGATCCCATGATGCAAATTCCGTAACCAGGAACGTTACGAATAACGTTGATCTGGTTGGTGTTCAACTGATCCAGGTTGGTGTTCTGGAACTGAAGCTCAGCCCCGACAACTCTCTGAAGAGGAATGTCCACACCAGCCGGAGCCTTCTGTACTCCAGAGTTGGCGTCAGTCTGGCTCATACGTCCGAGAATAGCGCCACCAGGCGGAAGCAAACGCGTCGCACCCTGAATAGAAGACAGAGGATCTGTGACTTGAAGCCACGGTGCGTAGATAGCTGCGGTAGCAGTTGCCTCTACGCGGTCGTTACCCACAACCATTGCAAGGTACTGAGATACCGTTGCAGGCTCAGAAGGAGTAGAACCGTCAGCACCGATAACCGCTGGGGGAGTATCGATAACCACGAACACGTTGTCACGGGTGTTAACCCAGGACAGAACGTTGTTAAGAACATCCGTGTCGTAAACGCCTGGAAGGTTCATGTCCAAGTTGGACTCGATGGTGTTTGTACGCTGCGCCGCCACAACAAGATCCGGCGTAGCCAGACCATCAGTTCCACCGGTTAGCGCGGTTGGGTCCTGAGTCTGAGGAGTCTTGTTAATTGTCCACGTGGTGTAAACACCAAGGTTCTGGACCTTGATGAACTTAGACCCGAGCTGTGAAGAGTTAATCATGGAGATCGCATAGCGGTTATCCAATTGATCCATGGACATGTCCACGAAGCGCTCTACGATATTCGCGTCAGCAGTTCCGTCCTTGCGAACAGTCAAATTGAATCGACCTTCACCGGTTACGGAATCCGTGATGTCAACGTAAAGGTTGTTACCCCACACACCTACAGAGTTAGCGGTGATCTTCAGAATAGGGTTTGGAGTACCCGTGGTGTTGAATTCTGGAAGGTCACCAAGAGGGGTGTAGCTACCGTCATCGGTAAAGGTGGCTGTAGCCTGTCCTGCTACCTCGGTAAGCATTAGGGAATCCTCAAGAATTCCACCGTAGGTTCCGCCACCGTAAGTACCCTCACCGTATCCGTCAGGAAGGTGACGACGGTAAATACGGTAACCCGTGGCACCTACAACAGGAGTCCATGTAAGAACGATAGCGTCAGTAGGAGTCAGAGTTGCCTCAGCTACTACGACGATCTCAGGGCTTCCCGTGGTCTCACCAAGTGCATTGACAGCAGTGATGATGTAACCGTACTCAGAGGTTGCCCCCGTCACGGGCCCTGAAGGGGCTCCTGCGAAGTTGGTAGGAGGCAGGATAGCTCCTGACCCAAGGTCACGGTCATTGAGCGTGTCAGTGGCAGCTACGGCGTCTGAGGCAGTCGCACGAACTACGTAACACTGGTTTCCACGGTTGGCGAAATACTGCCATACCGCGAAAGGAAGATAGTTACGGCTATTACCGAAACCACCATATAGCTTTGTGAATTCTGTCCAACTTGTTACTAGAGTTGGATCAGTTGGTCCCTCAGTGTGCACACCAACAAACGCCGCTGTAGATTGACCAGGAGACGCAGCTCCAGGGGTCAACGGTGTTAGAGACGTATTGATGTAAACACCCGGTCTCTGATAGGTCATTGATTATCTCCTAGCTGAATTTTATGTCGTGAGCTGCCTTGGGCTAATCGAATTCATAACCCGGATCAGGAATCTGGTCAACATCATAGAAGATGTCGTTGACTACAGTCTCCACCTTGTTGTAAGCCTCGATCTGCTGTGGCAGTAGCTCTGTGGATACTCGTACGGCGTAAGCCGCATGGAACAGACGCTTACCGTCACCATCACGAGTATCCAGTTCCGTTGGACCAGCTTCAAGGTCAAGACGTCTAACTGTTCCGTCCTCAGGAATTTCCAGATATCCAAAGCGGGCAGGAAGATAATCCGGTCCTGCCAGGATTGCACGTAGGTACGTAGCGTGTCTATTTGTGCGTGCCAAGACTTCGATCTGATAATCAATATTATACGGGATTGGAGTCTGAGACCAGTAAGGGGATTCCGTTACGTCGGTGTAATTGTCCCAACGCTTAAAGCCTTCTGGCGCATAAGGCAATTGAACCCATCCACGCGATTCTCTTTCCTCTGCTTTGTTAATGCCTTTACTAGTAATGACAATAGCAGGGAATGTCAAATCATTGAGTTCAATATCGTTGTTGAGCCACAACACAGATACAGGTCTACCCGTGTCCGGCGCATTCATGTCGTCCACCACCAAGTCCTGGAGCTTCTTCTCCATCGCCTGATCTTCATTGAATAGAAACATCAGACTCCTTACAGTGGGATAGGTTCGACAATTAGTTGACCTAGTGTGACACCAGTAGTGCCATCAGTAGCACCCAATACAGAGAAGTAGTACTGAGGAGTAATGGTAACGACTGTGTTTGGTGTCATTCCGGAAAGAACGTAAACACGAGATCCGTACAAACGGTTATTGATAATGCTAATACCGTTAGGATCTCCACCAGCAAAAGTAATTCCACCGGATGCTCTCCACTGCACCCATCCTGTAGCGCCTGCTCCTTGGGTGTTGCGCATAGCAGCACCAATGGAAATTTTGGCTCTACCTGACGGAGGAACAGTGAAAGTAATAGGCGCCCACATTCCCGAAGGGAAATCCGTAACGACTCCTGCCACGAGACTTCCAATGGATGTGGAAGAGGTCTGAGTGGTGACCTGCGGCGTCAAGTAGTTAGGAGGCTGCCAGGACGTGCCGTTGTAACGGAACAGATTAGAACCGTTATCCCAATACTGACCCGGAGTAGGATCGGTAGGAGGAGAACCACTTACCGTAATAACTCCCGGTACGTTAGAAGCGGCGGACAAAGCACTGTTCGCTGTGCTCTGCGCGTTCGACGCTTGTACCTGTACGGCATTTACTTGGGCCTGTAGCGCGACAAAATCAGTCGTGTTGGCCTTTCCTTGGATAGCAGAGTCCAAGCCCAGGAGAGCGTTATTCAGAGGCTCGCCCCATAGGAGCTGACCAATTGCAGGAACAATAACAGCCATGCTCTTCTCCTTACGCTGGCTCTACGATCATCCACGCAACGGTGGATGTATCAGTACCGGATGATGATGTGATAGCGAATGATGTACCCGCTGTGCGAGCACTGACTCTCAAGAACCCTGCGGTTCCTCCAAGAGTCTGGTTGGTCAGGAAGATACGGCTATTCGCAGTAACCGCTGTAGTGCTTACCGTAACAGTTCCCGCCACAAGAACAGCGGTACCCATCTTGGCATTGGAACCTTCCTTTACACGAAGACCCTTACCCGCCACGTTGATGAGAAGATCATCGTCAGTAGCTAGCTGATCAGCAGCCGCACGGTAAAGGTTGGTGTCGGTAGCTCCTGTACCGGAACCCCATTCAGTCTTTCCGTCACCTTGTACGCGCTTACGGTCAAAGGTGTCACCACCTACGCGAGAAGCGAAAGTAGTAGAAGCGGCTCCCACTCCGTTAGCAGTAATGGAACCATTCTGTACAGTGTTACCAGTACGGGAAACATTTCCAGTCTGTGTAAGGTTTCCTGCACTGATGATCAGACCGCCATTTGTTACGGTCAGATCTCCTGTGGAAATTGTCAAAGCTCCTGACAGAATTCCACCAATAAGGGCCAGGAAGGTGACGTCTGCGTAAGCTCTGTCTCCGTGAGGATCAGTAGCAGCTACGTGAGTAGGCACAGCGTCTCCAGCGGCCACTTGCGCATTGGATGTACCAACATCACGAGTAGCAGAATTCCCCAGCCCAAGATTTACTCGGGACGTTGTAGCGTTTGCCAGATCAGAAAGGTTGGCAGATTTTTGAGCCGCGCCAACAATTCTAGAATCATTACCCGCTGCCACAGTCCCACCAGTCGTCCCGACGTTGAGAACTGCTGCGCCACCCAGACCCAAGTTCGTTCTAGCTGTAGTGGTGTTAGCCAAATCAGACAAGTTAGAAGCGATCTTCAAGTACAGGGTGGCAGCATTCGCGCGATCCCCGTGAGGATCAACGGCTACTGTGTGAGCAGCTACAGCAGAACTAGCGGCATTGATTACGTCGTAGTAAGTATCCGCTTGTGGTTTGGTGAGTGCAATGGCAGATACGGCATTGATCATGCTCTCCAATTCGAGCAAGGCTGTGTTCAGTGGCCCGTCCCAATTCACGGCACCGGTCACTGGTAGCACAATGGCCATGTCTTACCTCATTCCTTAAAGGGTTGTCACTCCCAGTATATCTTTATTCAGGCTCAGGCCCATTAAGGCGCGGAATTACCTGACTCAATTGCTTATTGCGTGCTTGCAAATTCACCTTAGACGGCTTGTAGTCCAGCGGATAAGCACTAGGGACATTGCCGTATTCAGCAAACTGTACGTCGTTAACCATGTCCTCGGGCTTTAGCTGTACACCATCAAAGGTGACGATGATGTCACGGCGCTGGATCTGCCCAAGAATCTGGGCGTTATACACACGGAAAACCTTGTTGTCGTAAACAATACGATCCTTCAAGTATCCCTGAGTATTCAAATCCAACGCCGTGAGTCCAGTTCTTTTCAATTGGTCGAAAGAAGCTGTCACGTGGATTCTGTCGTGGTAAGTGAAACCTTCAGGGGCTTCCTCCACAGCACCTTCTGTGTGAAGCACGTGAAGAGCTGGGATATTGATGGGTCCGAAGAACACACGGCCATTCGGACCCGTCGCCTCACCATAGACAGGATCTACATTGGACTGGTCATACGCGAAACGATAGTAGTAAGCGTAGTCTCCGACTTCTCTCTGCCAGCCACGAAGACCTCTGTAAATCTCGTTGGTCTCGTAATCGACATGAAAGCGACCGCCGTTCCAATCCAGTCTTGACATTTACAACCCCCAAGTTCCGCCGTAGACCGGAGAAGCAACGCCACTCTTGTCCTCGTTGTGTACATCCACCGGAGTAATCTCGCGGCGAGGTAGATCGTAATCGTCGTATTCGCGGGAAACGAATACAGGAACCAGACGGTTGGTTGTGCGAGAAACGCGACGAAGCTTTCCAACCTCAAGACGGTTAAGTCCTACGTTCATCTGAGCACATAGATCGTTATATCTGTCAGTCAATCCGTCGATCTGCTGACGGAGCTGACGGTATCGCTGGGAGCGGGGAACAGTGGTGCCGTCCGCTGTGGAGATATCAATGTCGGTAGCGGCATCCGTAGCCAGAGCCCACAGCGCCTCAATGGACGCTCTCATGGCCACCAGGCTGCCTTCTACGGCTGGAAGGTTGTCCAGTGTTACAGGAGTCTCCAAGTAACGGATAAAGCCTTCTGTGGAACGATAACGCTCTACAGTCTCGCGGCCTTTCGTGTGCTGAAGAACTGAATCATTGATAAACATTTCAAGTTCTTCATCAGAAAAAAGACCTCCGGCCTTTCCGGATACGACAAGCGTGTCTCCTTGAGGCAGAGGTCCAACAGGAGCGAGAAGAAAGATTCTTCCCTCCTGAGCGTCTAGGCTGTAGTCCGTCTCAGCCACGAGAGGAACAGGAACCAAATCCTTTACCCATGTGGCTGAGACATCCCATACATTGATCTCCGTCAAGTCGAACATAGCCACCGTACCGGTCCCGAGAAATGTGTCGGAGAAAGGCGCACCCGTATCACCGAGTTCGATTCTCACTCGCTTAAGCACATCTGACATTAGTACGGCCATGATTACCTCTTACTGGAGTGTCATAGTCAGAGCACCGGATGGGACAATGATGGACTCGTTCTGTCCTGCGGCTACAGGGTTATCCCATTGCCACGTCATAAGAACTTGTCCAACAGTTCCGGAGCTGACATCTACAAGCGCACCATGGGTGGTAGCAGATCCCATACCTGAACTGTCCGTAAATGGTCCAAAGGTAATCTGAATGTTGTTCTGAATTTGTGACGGACTGTTTACCGCAGTAGAAGGGGCTCCCCAGAATACCTCTTGACGGGTATAACCAGTAGCAGCAACCTCAGCCAGATCAGCTAGTTGCGGGTCATTGGTAAATCCAGGTGTATCCCCACCAGGCGGAATAGGCAACTGACGTGGGTCAGCCGTAAGCAATGCCAGATAGACATTAGTAGGTGCAGTCCATCCGGGTGGAGCAGTGCTTCCAGTGAGCCAACTTAGGACGGCTCTGTCTGCTGTATCGGTAAAAGTTCCAGACATGCTGGTCCCTCCTATTAGTTTCGTTGAAGTGTTGGCTTGATTGCTAGAACGCTACTGGCGCTGACAGAAGCGGAGAGAACGCGTAGACCAAGAATCTGGTTATTATAACCGCCTCCGGTGTACATGTGCCCTTCTCCGCGTACTGCTCTCAAAAGGTTTCTGGGACTTCCTTCTCCGCCACTTCCCCATCCTTGCTTAGTGACCAGAAGTTTCTGATCCCCGAAGAATGAGTAGAACTGGGAAACAGGAATAGTACATCCCACATATCCGAAATAAGGATTCCAGTGGGTGTTGAATCGTACTTTCCAAACGTTGGATGAGTAAACGACGTCAGTAACATCAATGGGGTTACCCCAACGTGCTTGGGGCTTCCATGGTCCCGGCCATCCCCCAGGTGCTTGACAGTACCAAACAGATCCGATGGCAGGTGAATTAGCGGGCTTAGGGGGAATAGGAGGCACGGATTACTCCTTAACGATAACTACCTTCCCAGAGAAGACCCTTCTCGCGGAGGTGATCAGCCAACTCAGAAGGCACTGTGTACTTGCGGCCTTCCTCAAAGGTGTAGTGATTTCCTGCGCCAAAGGTCATGGACTCTAGCGTGGTATTGACAGTAATGGTACGGGTGGGCTCACGAAGCTCTACTTCCTCAGCCACCTCAAGACCAACGTTCTTAGGGGATGGACCATTGGTGTAGTCGACGGGAGTTGCATTCTCCTCCGCCTCTACATCAGCCATAAGAGCAATCTCCTTAGCGCGCTCCTTCAATTCAGCAGCGTGCTCCTTCTGAAGCTTCTCGGTTGTGCGTCCGGTAAGGTCACCAGCGCGGGTACGTGCAGTTGCCATTAGGTTCTCCTGGTTAGTGTCTCATTGGTGTGTAAACAAAGGGCCCTCCCCAGTGAGGGGAATCCACTAGGGAGGGCAGCGTCCAAAACGGACAAATTAGTTGGTAGCAGCCGTTACTACAGAAATGTCAGTAATCAGGCCAAGTCCCCAAATAGCATACCATGCCAGGGCGTGCTCTCTTCCGAAGTCGAGAATACCACCATCACGCAATTCAACCGGAAGGGAAATAGCGTGACCGAATGCATTGTCACCGATAAAGATTGCGTCGTAACGATCCGCAGATCCGTTACCGACTCCATTGGTGTCTCCGGTGTAACCGGCACCTGCACCATTAGGTGTACGCTTTACCTGAGTTGTCTCGATAAACACTACATCGTTCAAACGTCCGATTTCTCCCATCATGAAGTTACCGGGAGCGGCGTACTTAGTCATCTCGATGAACTGAGGGTCATTGCGTAGCCAACGGCTTTGGTGAGGGTGTACAAAACAGACATATGTCTCACCAAGACGCGGCACGTTCTTGGTTGCAAGAGTCTCTACCGCGTCGTAAACGGTCTGGGAGGTCAGGTAGAAGTCACCTGTCAGAGACGCACGAGAAGTACCCGCAGTACCAGGGTTGTAGTAAACCTGGTTGTTCAGGGTGCCAGTGTCCTTCTGGTATCCGTAGATCTGGCTGGAAGCCTGAAGAAGGGTGTCACGAGCGGACACGTCCAGGTAGGTAGCCATGTTACGTCCCAGAAGACGGGAAGCGGATGCCATTACATCATCGAAGGAGGCGTTCAAAAGAAGCTCAGATACAGCAACAGCGTATCCCTGCTCAGCTACGGTGATGCTGAACTGAGAAGCGGTCAGAGGGTTCGTCTGGAGACGGATACCCTCAACAAGCTGAGTAGCCTGTCCCAGGTTGTTGTATCTCATGAAGTTAATGGTCAAACCGGGCGTAACGCCCAACTCTGTCTTTTTTACGGCAAATTGCTCGAAGCGAAGGATCGGCATTGCCTGGAAAAGGATCTCTTTGCTCCACAATGTCTGAATTGCCGGAGATAGGGCAGTACTTCCACCTGCGTAGGCAGTAGGCGTACCGGAGATATTCGGTGTGCCCGTAATTGCTGAGGCCATAGTTATTCCTTATTGTCTATGTGAACTGGGCTCGGGCTTAACCAAATAGCCCACGGTTAGTACGGGCTTCGGCAGAACCAATGCCCGTCTTCTGACGTAGCTTTGCGAATTCCGTCATAGACATGTTCGCAATATCCACATCGGATAGTGTCTGAGTCCCCGGATTCATATCCATAGGACCCGTAGTGGCGTAGCCAGTAGGAGACACACCACGCATCTGAGATAGCTGAGCCTGCTGTGCAGCCTGGAATTGCTGAGCAATAGACTCTGTGGCAGCCTTAGCACGGGCAATACCCGCGTCGATCTGCTCCTTGTTCTCACCCGAAATGAAGTCGTAGAACTGAGGGGCGATGTCATCCTTAGCCGCATCAATAGCTGCATTACGGTAGGCGACAAGTTCGTTGTACTCGCGCTCCTTGGCAAGTAGAGCCTTCTCAGTGTCACGCTCCTGCTGAAGCTGATTGAATCGAGCTTCCCAGGTGTCATTGTTCGCGCGCAGCTTCTCTTCCAAAAGATCCTTGGCGGACATCTCAGCCTCACGGGCTGCCTGTGCCTCAGCATCCTTGGTAGCTTGAGCCTGCTGAGCTGCGGCCAACTCTGCATCCTTGGCTGCCTGAATGGCTGCTAGGGCGTCGTTGGCCTTCTTCTGCTCCGCCTGTAGGCTCTGAATCTGCGCGTACAGCTTGTTCTTCTCTTCCTTACGAACAGCCTCTAGTTGTTCGGCCGTGAACATAGCGGCTGATTGTGCTGGAGGGGTGGCCGGTCCGTTATTGTTCTGGTCCCCAATTGCCGGATCAGACGGCGGACCGTTAGGGGTAGGATTCTGACTTGGTACTGGTGTTGACATTCTCTTGTCTCCTTGGGTTTAGCGCTTGGTTTTCCGAATTAATATCCCAGATAAGCAATCTGATATGCGTACTAATTGTCGTCATCGGTAGGAATCTGACGGGTGCCTAGCTTGGTTCCATAAGCTTGAGCCACAATGTCCTGCATTGCTTGCTGAGCACCGATACCGTCTAGCTGTCTAACATCCCCAGTAAGGGAAACAGAGTTAGGTCCACCAGAGGTAGGTAGAGGGTTTCCTTCCGCATCAGTTCCTGGCGGTGGTGGGGGCACCATAGTTCCGTCAGGCTGAGGCAACAGTCCAGTCAATTCCTGGATAGCTGAATCAATTTGAGCCTGGATCATACGTAGAGCACCGTCGCGCTTTGCGTCTTCAGTAAGCTCATCGAAAATCTCACGAAGCTTCTCGTCAGGGAATTGTTCTCCCAGATCCTTCAAAGCTCCACGACGACTTTCCAGATTCATAGCCATCATGGCCTGGATCTCATTGAGCTTGATCAGCTTGTCCACAGGAAGTGGAGAAGGCCAATCAATATCAGTGACATAGGCCAGTGGGTCTGAGGGATTAACGAAGTCGACTTGACCTTGCATTTGAATACCCTCTGTAAGAGGATTATACAGGGTTGTTGCTGGCTCAAAGATGAACAAAGTTCTTAGAGCCAATTCGTTAATCTTCTTCAGTCCCTTACCATATTGTAGCTGCTTCAATTCAAACTTTTGCATTAGCGGCTGGAATTGAATGCTTAGCGCTACTCCCGATGTATTCGAGATAGGTTGCGACTGTCCCAGAGCGGACTCAGGAACACCTGTCATTTCGTGCATTGCTGTCTTCATCATGTTCAGTACCTCAATGGAGTACTGAAGATCCACGTTGCTCTCAAGGTTCTCCACCTTGACTTCCTTGTTGCCGATGGACCAGACGCGGTTAGTACCCTTCTCTAGCTGAGAAGGCTTCGCTCCGATGACAACGGTGATAGGTGCGGCGTGGTAATTGACAATGTCCACAATATCTGTCGCAGTTTCATTGTACTGCCTATTCAACGAAATAATGTCCTGCACATCACTTAGTCCCCAAGGGGAACCAGAAGCTGGTGCATTAGGAATGTGGACGATAGGGATCTCACCGAGAACGTTCGGGCGCTCGTCAATCAATTCATCATTGACGTACTCACGGATAATGTCAGAACGGATTAGCTCGGTGTAGGTATAAACACTACGAGTTCCTTCAGTGTTGGTTCCCCAAAAACGGTACTTAAGTTTGAACTCAAGCAAGCGGTCACGATCGTGAGGATGCCACGTAGGAAAACAGAATGCCGAATTGAGGGGAAGGATACGAACTCTTCCCTCATGTACTGTCCCAGCGTCATCCGTCCAGGTAGGCTCATAAGCCACCTTGATAAATGCGTCGCCGGAAATTCCTCCTTGCTGACCCATCTCCCACAGAACAGTCTTCATGTTGTTGTCGTTCTGCCAGATACGCTTTAGAAGCGCTGGAGTGATGTGCTCGTATTCACGGGCCACATTGAAGGAGATACCTCTTGAGAAACAGAAGTTGTTGATGTAGTCACTGAATGCACGAATGTAATTGAAGGTAAGTTGAACATCACCGAACTCCTTACGGACGCCCCAGTGATGTCCAAGATACCAAGCCCAATACTCGGCATAGCGATTGAGTCTTGGACCGTGCATTTCGAATTCTTCGTCAGACAACTCAACTAGACCTAGCGGGCTGATTGCAATCGCTAGGTCTGAAGAAGAAGCTCTCATCGAAGGAGAGTAGAAGTTAATTGCTGACACGAATTCCCCTAATTAGTTGTACGAAAATATTAGAATTCTGACCATGCGATGGACAGATTCCATAGAGTGTTGGCACTACCACTTTCAGTTCGAATAACTGTGCTCTCTCCTGGAAGGAGTGTAAGAGTACCCGCCGCTACAGTGGCCGGTACCTGATGAATGAATCCGAAAGTAGACGCACCGGTAGCTTGCAACGTAGGAGAGTTAAACCATGCGGCGCCTAGTGTAGCCGTCATTCCCTCCGTACGAATTTGTCCTGCTGGATTTGGCATTGTGGATCTAATCTTACCGATAGTATTTGTAGGTTGTAGAGTTCCGCCTGCAACATTTGTGGCCAACCATCCACGCAAGGCGTCCGTAACGGAGACGGCGCCGATAGTCACCTGACTGATAAAGACACCAGCGATAAGGATGGTCTTTCCAGAACCTGTTGGATTAGTCAAGGACAAATGATTATGCGCTGTTACAGATCCCGGATGTTGTTCCATGCTGTAGACATATCCGCCTGTAAGCATCGGATTGGGAACAGCAAAAGAAGCCGTAGTTGCTTGAGAGTACTGATTAGTACCCAAAGCGTTATAAATAGTTCCTCTATTCGGCATTAGCTACCTACACTTACGGTGTACTCACATGCTGCTGTAGAAATCATGCGAATATCACAATTAGAAGTAACACCTGCGATCACGTCAGGTCTGGGCTTTCCATTGGTCAAATAAATGATCCCTTGTGGTGGCAAGTAATGACACTCGTCCCCCGCAACTGTCGGATTGATTCCGTCAGCCCTGATCCACAATGTGGTGGAACCTCTATTAACAATCTCAATGGAATTGTACCAGGTTGCGAAGGTTACTTGCTTCACAACACTAGCGGTGGTCACTCCGCTAGTTACTTTCTGCGCCATAGCTTCTCCCTGCTACTGTCTTTGCGCTACGTGGCGTATACGGTGTATTCACATACTCCCGCAGAAATCAATGTTACGAGTGTGCCCGAAGTCACACGAACAACGGGTTCCTGTGAAAGAACTCCGTTGCCAAAAGTCAGCGATTGCTGAGAGAGGACCGGAAAAGCGTCATCCCCTGCAACAGCCGGGTCATAACCGTCAGTACGCGCCCAAAGGACTTCCCCCGTACTACGATTAACTACAGTGATGTTTGCGAAATACTGAGGAAACTTGATAGTGACCGCAGTATTGGCGGTGGTGGTGCCGGATTTGGCACGTGAAGCGGCCATAAGACTTCCTTACATAAGACAACGACGGAGAGGAATAGATCCCCTCCGCCGCTGTTAGTTGTTAGTTAACGATTGTGGCAATACCAGGGTCGTTAACAAGCTGCACGGAGTAGACCAATGCTGCTGCGGAAATCAGCTTTACCTCAGTAGCCAACTGAGTAGGCTCGGTGATTACCGTGTAAGTGGAGTCAACCTTCTGTAGACCTTGCTTAGGTACAGGGTTCTTGACCACCAAAGTAGTACCGGAGGTTACTACGTAAGTGTCATCAGCACCCACAACAGGAGCCACAGCGGCTCCAGTCTTACCTAGGGTCACGTTGGCCACACCAGCTACTGAAGAGCTGATGGAAATAGCTACATAAGGAGCCCAGTTGGTCAGAGTCTCAGTGGCTACCGTAGACGCTGTCAGGGTTCCATTACCTGTCTTAACTGCCATTATTTACTTCCGATTCAATTGAAGGGATTACTCTAAGAGTGTCTTGCGATGGCGGCGTTAGTCTGGAACACCACATCGTCTAGTAGCGCACCGATTGCCAAAGACTTCTCTCTGCTGTCAGGTGCTACTTCATTAATCCACAGAGCGTATTCCAAAGCGCGCTTACGGTTCTCTTCGTAGAGTTCCGGCTGCCCCGGCTTAACCGGATGGAATGTGCCTCTGTTCTTAATGTCTTGGATATCCATTGCTCCCCTTCAGTGATTAGTCAGTAACGACGGTTGGGTTCTGACGTCTGTGAATGCTACCCAGACCTGGACCACGATTCACTTGCTCAAAACGGCGAGCGGAATTCGCGTTGACGTCCACACCCTGAGAGAACTCAGAGATGTGTGTAGGAGCATCCACCCATGCAGCAGAGCCCACGTGAGCACGCTGACGAAGAGTCTCCTCCGGGTACTTGTGCCATACGTTGGCGTTGTGGTTAGGGCGTCCTGGAGCCGTCTGGTAGCCGCTCATAGCACCTGTGACGAAGTCACTAGGCACGTCAGTGTCAGTAGCGATTCCCTCCTCAAAGCGAAGAGGCCCACGGCGAGAAGGGTTGGATGCGCCCTTGTTCTCGTAGGTAGGCAGGAACTTCTCTGGAACCTGCGGAGCCGGAGCTAGATCTCTGTCCGGACCTGGAGTGTAAAATGCCATAATGTTTTCCTTTTGATTAGACCGGTCTAGGATAATGATATCCGAATTAGCGTCTACGATCGTAGAACGGATTCGATGAGTTCTCCATTGACTCGGTTACACTTTCCGAAATTACACTAAGCGCAATAGCCAAGGAGTCCGCATAGTCATCGTGCGCGTTGGTTTCCTTTGGTGCTTCTGCGATCATGTAGGGTCCTTCGAACTTCACCTGTAGGTCAGACATCTGCTGAATGAACTTACGGTAAGTACGAAGCTGTCTGGACTTTGCGTGCGCAGGCCAACCGATCTTTCCACGGTCGAGCATTTCACGCAGATACTTCCAGCGATCCGACTGCGCCGGTCTTTGAGACGACACGTCGATGATTTCAATATGAGGCAACATGACACGAAGACGGGAAATGAAGATGTCTCCCATTCCCGCAGCGTCTACGCCAATAGCCCACACATTGTACTTGGACACGAATTCTACGATTCTATGATACTGCGTTTCCCAGTCCATACCTTGCAGGTCGAGCCAATTCAAGATTCGACAATTGTAATACCCAAATTCATCAGGTCTATTCCAATCCACGAATACAGCAGTGACAACGGTACTGTCCACCTTACGAGCGGGGTCGATACCAATGATGATCGGAGTCTCGTAGAAAGCCTTAACAGTTTCCATGGACTTGTCGCCCAACTCGTTAAGACGAGATTCCGTGGTGAACATTCCCTGTTCCAGCAACCACATAAGACGATAAGAAAGCTTGAACTCGTCAGACTCGAATCCCATCTTCAGCATGTCTCGCGCGACAGCCTTTTCGTAGTTCTTGTTCCATCTACCGACTTCCTTATAGTCAGCCTGGTAGTGGTTCGTACGAGCACCACGTCTTGTGGCCTGTCGCTTGTTCTGCTGGATGTCTCGATAGAACACACCCTTCTCGTAAGAAGGCGTTCCGGTCATGACGAAAGTACCGTTAGTAGAAGCGAGCATAGGGGAGATCGACTTGTCGACTACCTTCTGGTCAGCTACCTGCGACTCGTCAAGGAGACAGATGTGGTAGGTCTTACCCTCAATGTTGGCGCGCGGGTGAGCAGTCTGACGACGAACCAGAGACCCACACTTACTCAGCTTGATCTCCGATCCACGGCCAATGATCTTCTCGTCAATGGCAGGGTCCAGAAGGATCTGCTGCGCACGCTCAGACGTCAACACAGAGACAATACGGGAGAACAGAGTCTTGGCCATGTCATCAACAGGGGCGAAAGCTCCTACCCATACCCCTTCCTTGTAATCGTCCAGCCATTCCTTGAATGGTTCGACCTTCGCCAAGCGGGGTAGCATAATCATCAACGTAGCCACAGTATTGGCTACTGTCTCCGTCTTTCCACTCTGACGGGAGAATAGCGCTGTTACTGTCGCTCCGTCCTTGATAATCATGGATTCCATAATACGTGCAGCAAAGGGACGCTGATATGGGTGAAGAGGGTGTCCAGACAATTCGTCTGCGAATTTCAATAGCCGCTCTACCAGAGCATCCACGAATTCCTGGGAATTGGGGTCCAGTTCTACCCTGGACATCTCAGAGGCTTTAAGCTCTTCCGGGCTTAGCTCCTCCTCATAGTCAAGCTCTGTAGTCATGTAATTCTCCGGGTTAGTTACTCATATAGGAAAGTTCTCCTACCATTCTACCGGAGAGTTGACATTTAGCGTGTGACGGGGTACTGTCTTGAACGAAAGGAGTTGCATCATGTACGAAGACGACATTAACGAAATGGCCAACAGCGTACAGAATCCGGATGCAATGCACGACTTCCTTTCCACAGGAGCCGCCGTACTGATCGGCGCATACATCGGACACAAGATTGACCAGAGCCGCTTCGGACGCAGGGTAAACGAAAGCCCCACTTTCCAAGCGATCTTCTGGATTTTCAAAATCCTGATGATCCTGTTGGGAGTGGGGCTTGCGTTGTTCTTCGTATTCTTCTGTCTGCTACCGCAGTTTTAGAACATCCGTAGCCGCCAACAAGGCTTGGGCAGCATCACGAATATCATTGCAGTACAGAGGAACCTCGTCTGAATTTCGGGCGAGGTTCTTTCTTGTTTCCTGCACAGAACGGCCAATTGCCGTGTGGAGGTTATCCATGTATCTCACAACCTCATCAGACGTTACTGTCTCCAGACGTCTTCGGGCTTTGGTGTATACAGGGTCAGCATTACCGTATTCTCGTTTCTTGAAAATCATCGCATCAGATCCGCCATAGAGACGATCTTCCACTCCTCATCAAGATCCTTGGAGTTAGCCGCAATGGTCTCCCGTGCTCTCATCTTCTCCAGCTCCGTGGCATTCTTCATCTCTCGTCCCGAGAGCGAGGCAAGGATCGCTTGCTCTTCTGTATCATGCGTTGCGTGCCAGCGCCCGAACTGGAGCCCGAACGTCGTGAACGGGACACGGAAGATGTGGGAGTTCGCCCAACGGTACGGCGAGTCGATTTCGTGAATAGGGTGCGCATGATACAACTCCGTTCCTTTTCGGAGACGAATAGTAGCCCAGAACAGTCCCGCAAAGAGATCGTGGGTTTCCTGTGTGAATGCCATTTAGTATTCCTATCTTTCGATTTCTCTTACGTACGGATAGCGGTTCAACGTCGAATTGATAAAGCGACCGGGTGATTGTGCGCGCTGGAATCTCCACCACACAGAAGGAGGCACGTTGTGATAACCATACACATCACCATCACGGAACTTCACGTGGAGGGTCATTGTAGCAGGATCGTATCCCGCTGCCAAGGTTCTTGGTCTACCCGGGTTGATCGTCGGTGTAGGACGATACGGCATGAGGTCACCATCGTCCCCTGCACGCGCTCTAAGAAGCTCGTCGGGATCTTGGAACTGTGCCCCCACGTTAGAGCGTCTACGAAGCTCCTGGACGTTGTCCTGAGCCACTGTGACAGGAGTGGGAGCTACTGTCTGATAGGAGCTACGACCCAGAAATACTTCGTCCCATCTATTGCCTGCTTTTCTTCTTGCCATTGTTTCTCCTAAACACAGAATCCCTATTGGTATCCATCATACCAATAGGGATTCCGTTACTTACTTTGGACCGTCCACCCGTCGGGGTATTCCTGCCCAGGCTCACCTGTTACTGTCTCATGAGGACATTCCTCACCGGGGTAATGAACCCCCTCATGAAACCAGCAGGTGTCCACTTGCATATGAGGATTGTAACCCACGGACTTGCTTCGTCCCGTGTTGGCTATCTCCTCATACCAAGGTTCATGATTCCGTTCCATAAAGAACCTTTCCGATGTCTGCTCGCTGGAAATTGTCCGGCTTCAAGACCTTGCCGAACTCGTTCTTGTGAACCTTTCCATCATCCCAGACCTTACGCATGTTCGCCTTGTGAATCTCGTTGAAGACCCTGTCCAGCGGAATACCTAGCTCCTCAGCCGTCCCGTACACAACGTACAGAAGGTCAGCAAGCTCACTGGCCACCTCCACCATAGCTTCCTCTGGCGTGTAGCTGTTCAGACCCAGGTGGGCCTTCTCCAGAGTCAGCAGAGCGTCAGTAACTTCGGCGTACTCCTCGTACACAAGCTGCGTACGTCGGTCAATCTTCTGAAGAACCGAATCGTTCTTCTGCTCCGGAGAGAAGGTCTCATGGAATTCCTTGAGATTCTTCAGCGGGTTGTAGTTGGACATGTAAAACACACCAGCGCTTGCGAAAGCCATTTAGTACGTAACTCCTTCGTAGTGGAACGTCTTGTTCTGAGCGATGAGAAGGTTGGTGAAGTTCATCCCGTGCAGGCGATCAATGACCACCATACCGTGCGACCAGTCCGGAGACTTACCGCTGATGTAACCACCGTTGCTCTCAACCGCCATGTCGAAGTCCATCATGCACCCCGCGTTCACATAAGTCAAGGTGTTGCCCTTGCCTTCGTAACCCTGGAAGGCCGTACGCATACCAGCCTGGTGACAGTGACCCGCGAGAAGGCTGACACCCATGTCCTTGATCACCTGAGCACCCTGGTTAAGGTGCGTCTTGGACGTGAAGGAGAACTGGTGTCCGTGAGCGACCACGTAACCCGGAAGGAACTGATCGATCTTACGCCAGTACTCGATGCCGAGATTCGTAAGCTCGTAGATGTTCTCCGGAAGGAGACCACGAAGAGTGTGGTATCCCAGTGCCGCCTGTGCCGACTTCTGCTGAAAGCGGTTCATGTGGTTGGAGTGCGCCATGATGATACGCGTATTCGGAAGAGCCTGACGAAGAGCGGTCAGATATCCAACCGTCTGATCGATCTGATCCTGAAGGTTGGACTGAACCTCGTCAAGAGTTCCAGCAGCGTGACGACCGATAGAAGTGTTGTCACACTCATCACCAGTCAGCACCAGCTTATCAGGCTGAAGGTCACCGGCAAACTGAATTGCCTTGTCCAGAACCTCAGCATCATGGCGGTCAATCTGCCAGTCACCAAAGGCCAGAACAGTCTCAGAAGCCTTGTTACGCGTGCTCATCTTCTTCATGTTGTCCGGAGTAAGGAAACGACGCTCGTACTTAACAGGAGTGACAGGATCTGGAATGTTCCTCCAAGCCTGTCCACCAAGGTCGACGTCGGGGCGGAACTGAAGTTCTCCCGTAAGGTACTTGTTTCCGTGACCAAGAACGGTCTTGGCCTCCGCGTACTCACGATTGTACTTCTCCGCCTCAGTCTCTTCGCGGTTACTCTCGGCAAGAGCCACATAGCCAGCCTCAGTGGCCTCCTGAAGCGTTCTCCAGGTGCGAATAAGCTTCTCGCTCACGGGAGTACCCTGAGTCGCTGTGAGGAGATCTGACGCCCTCTTACGGCCGATAGAGCGGTCATTCAGGATGTCGAACACATCCTGGTTAACCTGAGATACAACGCGAAGCTTCTCAATGCTGTCAATCTTCATGCCTACCCTTTCTGTAAACGAAAACTCCGTAGTACAGGCATATCCTACACTACGGAGCTGACGATGTCTACTGACTACGTTTTAAGCGTCACGATGATCTGAGCGATCACCAGGACGATGGGAATCATAACCGCAGCAATCAGCCAGCGATGCTTGTCCCTACGCTTGTTCTCTTCTTCTTCACGAGTATTCTTCTCTGTATCGAGAAGCAATACGACCTTATCCACATCCGAATCATGATCCTTACGAAGGGAATCGATTCTGTCAATGAGTTCCTTCTTAAGGATCTCGATGTCTTTCTCGACCCCACTCAATCTTTCCAGAAGGGCGCGATGCTGCTGGTCTGCTGCTCTCTTATCAGCTCCATACTCGGTAGCGCTTACCACGCGGTCAATCCTTGTGGCTAGCTCTGCATAGCGTGCTTCATTCGTTCTCTGGAGATTATCAATCTCCCTCTGAATTGCCCACGCCCAGGTCCCTGAAGGAGGACCCGTGTTATCCATTGGTAGTGTCATTTCGCGACTCAATTCGGGCTAGGTTTACAGAATTCACAAATAGCCCAGATCCCAATTACGGGGTCTTCTTCAAATTGATATCACGAGTTCTACACGGTGAGTCTAGCGCTATTCATGTAAACAGAATAACACTTTTACCAAGTATTTCTACCTAGTAATTGACTCACCGTGTAGGTAGTAACTCCTACTCGTCGCCTCGCGGCTTGAGCATCTTCCAAATGGCCTCTTCCATGTCCCGACCGTTACGGTACCCGAACACAAGGTGAGGATACATGGACCACTTAGGATCCTTAGCGAATTCCGCAAAGTCCTTCTGGGACCAGTTATCCCGACCAAACTTCGTGTCCAGTGCGGTCACGATCCGCCAGTATTCCTTTTCGGAGGCGTCGCAGATGTTCCAGTGCTTCTCCAGCAGCACATCATACTGCTCACGAAGCCAGTCGTGCCACTCGTCCGGAACGATCTCCAGCATATCCTCAAGGGTCTTGCCCTCGGACAGGTTCTCCCACACACGGCGCGGCGTAAGACCCGTTACGATCTTGTGGAGAAGAACGTAATCCTCCTGCTTGATCTTGACCATGACCTTACGGTCAGGAATGTGGACCACAAAGCCCTCCGCGTTACGGCGAGGAGAGGCTTCCAGGGCCTCCTGGAGCGTCTGGTAGCGGAAGGTGGTAGCCTTACGCCCCTTCCAGTCAAAGACGTCCTCAGGAAGCGCCACAAAGCCTTCGTCAATCAGACGAACACCCAGCAGAACCAGACCCGAGTAACCCTCGTAATCCAGGACGATACGGTTCGACGGATAGATGATCTCGAACATCCACGTCTCCTCATCCTCGCGGAAGTGAGTCGTCATGTACTTACGGATCTCCTTCGTCGCCCACTCCGCCTGTTCCGAGTGGAACGAGCCCTTCGTAGCGATAGCCAGGAAGCCGTCAGGACGACGGTACAGAATACCCAGCGAACCGTCCATCTTGTCCGTCACCCGGACGTAGTCCGTCGGGTCAAGCTGAACAGTCTGAGAAGGCTCACCGTAGTTGAAGAACTTGTCGAACGGACGAGCAAGGATTTCCTTGGTCTCCCAGTTGACGATAAGACCACGGGTCTTCTTCGTGACATTGTTCCACACGCGCTCGTACACGCACTTCTCCGTGTACTCAAAGATACGAAGCTCCGGGAACTCGTTGTGCGTCTTGTAGCGTACGTAACCTTCCTCCAGCATGATCTGGAGCGCCCACGGGTCCATCAGCTCATGAATCTTCACGGTTAGCTTCCTCCTTCAGCTCGTTGACCTTGTTTCGACTACAGTAGCACCCGCAGTATCCAGTGGGCAAGGGCTCCTTGTTCTTCTCTGCCCACCACACGTCTTCTGCGTCCCACCAAGGATGGGGGTTCTCGTCGTGCATGTCAAACTTACAGCCCCAACAGGTTGTAGGGCAAGTGATTGCGGCCATGTCTGCCTCCCTTTCTGGGGAGAGCCTATAACGAAGAACGCCCTCTGTCAAGTTCTTCAAACTGAAGAGACAGAGGGCGCTTCGATAGCATATCCCGTAGGACGTGCAGTGCGTGCGGAGGGACTTGAACCCCCAGAGCCGAAGCAACGGCTTTACAGGCCGCACCGCTACCAATTACGGGTTACACACGCATGTATTCAATTGTCCTTAGGGAAGGGACGCTGGCATTCCTTACAGAATTTTGCCATCGGACGATTACCAGTTCCACAGTACACACAGAACTTCTTGCTGAAATCCGGCTTTAACTTGAAACGCTTCATAACCGTTCTCCTTCTTTTAGGGAGAGGGAAGGCCGGGATTCGAACCCGAAACCACCGCGACCACAACGCGGCGCTCTACCAATTGAGCTACCGACCCATTTAGATCATACCAGAAGTTCTCGCTCTAGCAAGACCTTAGGCTTTGCCCCCACAATGGTCTTAGTGGGAACACCATTCTCAAAACGAATGAGAGTGGGTACTGACATGACACCATATTCTAGAGCAGACTCAGGGTTGGTGTCAAGGTCAATCTTGAGGATAGTTACATCCTTGTTCTCCTCTGCAAGAGACTCTAGCACAGGAGCGAGCTGACGACAAGGGCCACACCACGTTGCCCAGAAATCGACAATGACAGGCTTGGTACTATCAAGAACTTTAGCCTTGAAAGTCTTATCTGTTACTGTCTTCAGTGCTGCCATCAGATCTCCTATAGATTAGTCATTCACAGAAAGTCGACGCGGTAGGATTTGAACCTACGTACGTTTCCGCACCGGTTTATCAGACCGGCTCCTTAACCAGACTTGGATACGCGCCGAGGGCGGTGTTTATTCGGTCTTTCACCGATAGGCGAACCGCAGAACCTAATTGCGCGGAAGCAAAGGGACTCGAACCCCCAAGGGCTTTCACACCCCAGTCGTTTTCAAGACGATTTCCTCATCCAGCCGGATTACTTCCATAAGCTCATTTATCTATCCCTACAGGAGAGCCATCCCTGTCAAATATGCCCGTGCACAGGCAAGGATACGCGGAAGGTACGGGAATCGAACCCGTTAGACCTTGAGAGTCGTACTTGATTTCCAATCAAGCTGCTAGCCAAATTGCTTACCTTCCAATAAGTGATGAGGCGGCAATCGAATCCGCTATTCTCCGAAGATCACACGTCCTTACGTGCCCAGGTCCCTTCCTGGCTCACATCACTGGCGGAGATGACAGGATTTGAACCTGCGGGGCTTTTACACCCACTCGATTAGCAGTCGAGCGCCTTAAACCGGACTCAGCCACATCTCCATACTACTACAGCTCTGCTAGAACCTGCCTAGCCGCTGCTGTAACCACAGCCTGAGCATCATCGTCCATACCGACGAAGAACTGAGACTTGTAAACATTCTTTCCGCCCCGCGTAACGTTCAAAGTGTACATGAAGCCACGAGGACCCCGCATGATGCCACCGTGCTGAACTCTATTCAAAGTCCATTCACATCCATCAGGCGCCTTACCCAGAAACGGCATTACTGTCTTTCTCGGCATTATTTCCCCTTCTTTTGGAAGAGCGATACTACGGAATCGAACCGTATGCCATTCGCTTTGCAGGCGAACTCCAAATGCCTCATGGATCTCGGCTAGTACCGCATAGAGGGCTTGAGGATTTGCACCTCAGAGTAATAACGCTACCAACGACGAACGCGTGTGGGTATGGAGAATATCCCAACTCCTCTTACACTACGAAGCCCAAAGTGGATTTGGTGGGAATCGAACCCACGTCCAAGAGCGTTCCGCGTGCGGCTTTCACCCCTGTCAAAACCTGACAAACCCTTTAGGAAATACAGAGGCGTGCACCATCTACACTAACCCGGGAACACGGAGTCGAACCGCTCTTCCTCTGTATGACGTACCGGCAGAGGGATTCGAACCCCCGACCCTCACTTTGTAAGAGTGACGCTCTCCCACTGAGCTATACCGGCTAGACGCCCCTTTCGGGGCGGTGGAACTATGGTAGCAGACGATCGCACTTAGTGCAAAGCTTGTACTTCTTGTGCGTGCCATCGTAGATGTGCTCACGAGTAGTAGGCACGTGCTTACCACCCTTTGTACACTTTACAGCATCGTCAGCACGAGTAGGCATACCGGGGGCGTTAGTGTCTTGAGCCTGCGCCATTAGCGAACCTCTTCCTCGTAGAAGACCTTCTCGTCACCCTCGGACTTACCGTCCTCAAGCACCGCGTAACGGTTCTGGTAGCCGCCGCGACCCTCGTCACGGAACTTCACCTCACCATCGGTGCCATTGACGGTACGAACACGATCACCCTGACCGAACTTGAATCCCACGTTGTTCCCCTTCTAGTGTTTGGATACTAGATTACTTGCGTACCCCCGGCAGGATTCGAACCTGCGACCGTCAGCTTAGAAGGCTGCTGCTCTTTCCACTGAGCTACGGAGGCATAGCCCCGAAGGGCCTTGTGCTTACCAGTCCCACCAACCACGACTAGCATACTTGGAATCGTTGTGAACGTCAACCTCTTCCCAGTCTTCGTACCAGAGATCCTGGTCCTCAAGGAGAGGATAATCGATCCAACGACCGTTGTCACGAATCGCGTTGTGAAGCTGGTTACGAACCTTACTACGCTCGGCTCCATGAGTCAAACGCTTGAAGAACTTGCCACTGACGTAGTCACCATCCTGGTCAAGCCAGTAGTTACAATGCTTGGCGGTACGCTGGTGCTCGTTGTGTTCCGCATCAGTACGATTACGGGGACGAGTACGCCATACGGACGGAGGCTGTTCCATGCGATCAAGAGTGCAAGGAACCTCTTCCGGCCAGATGCGATAGATGGGCCGCATGTAGATAAGCTCATCTTCCCAGTGCCATCCGTCCTTGGCAAGAGCACGACGGTAAATCGGCTCCTCACCAGTCTTCTCACGACAGTACACCGTGTGCGTATGACTAGCATGACGCGGAGACTTGGGATCATTGGCACGAACCCAGTACGGACGATCCTTCTTAGTACGAGACAAAGTTCCTCCTCATAGTGCTTGAAGGGTGCCGGAATGCTATCCCTATCCGGCAGTAGGGCGTTGTCCACAGTTTTTATGGGGGACACAAGTCAACGATTAGGAAACCCCCGTACGCCCGGAGGGATTCGAACCCCCTCTAACAGTTCCGTAGACTGTTGTGCTGTCCATTACACCACGAGCGCAAGCGGACCCTCGCCTAATACCCGAAGGCATACCAGCTAGCCGGTCCTTCCCTAGAATTGACGAAGCTAGGGCTCCACGTTGAGATTACTTCGCGCCAACGATAGTAACCTCTAGAGTCTCGGGGTCAAGTTCACAAGTAAGCTCAACCTCGTAGAAGCTCCATTGTAGCTGGTCCAGTGCGTTGCTGTCAAGATTCAGAAGCTCCTTCTTAGCGAGATTCTTGAACATGTGACGTACATCGCACCGATCACCAGCGTGCATGTAGTACTTAAACTCTACTCTCTCCCCGGACACTTATGCACATCTCCATTCTCGTCCTTCCAGCGGTGCTTACCATGAGAAGTTCCCTGAGTGCAGAAACGCACGTTACTCCTTAGAAGTTAGAAACTCGGTTCGCGAAATCGAGAACAGAGTCACGAGTGCCACTGATGTTAGCGTACTGGTTGATGTACGTAATATCCCACACGTTGGAGTCTACACGAGTGGCAACCGCAACCGCAACCGCATTGGAACGCTCGTTCAGCTTTACGGACATGTGGAGCAGCTTCTCATTGGAGACGCCATCGTACACGTTCAGGTCCGCGCCCTCGATGTCCTGGAAGGAAGCACCCTCCTTGAACGCCGTAACCATGAAGGTGATCTGACGAACGTTACCCGGCAGCTCAGAAAGCTTCGCACGGATCGTCTCATCGTCACCCGCACCCACACCAGTCTGGTTGTCGCCGTCCGAGGTCAGCGTACCATCCTCAAACGCGTCAGGGTTGGAGTACCAGCAGATACGGATCGGAGAACCGTCAAAGTCCTCAGCCACCGCAATAAGGTCAAGGTCGACCTCCTTCTGCTTACCACCACCAACCTTGAAACCCGCGAACTTCTTCACCTTGGTCTTCGGTGCGATCCAACCGGCGCCCACGTTGATGCGGGAAGCGCGGATGGTTTCAGTGGTGTCCTTGCGCATGGAAATGGTGCTCATTGTGTTTGTCTCCTCTTTTAGTGATCCGATTGACAAGTCACCAGAGCACTGAATGTTTGTGCTTCCGTGCCCTGATGACTGGTACTGTACTACGTTTCGTTCTTTCATGCAACCCCATCCGGTGCCCATGTAGGCAGCCGGGCGAGATCTCCAGGAGTCAGATCATACGGCATACGGCCGTCGTGGAACAGGTGCTCGCCCTCTTCAGCGTAGATCTTGTCCGCTGCCTGAGAGCATATCATCCGCTTGTCCTTCTGTACACGGTCCTTCAACCACTGCGGTCTGAATCTCAGACGGTACGCAGCAAGGTAAAAGTACGTGGTCCAGTTGTAGCCGATGCCCTCGTACGTCCTGGCACGACTGACAATACGGGCTCTCGCCTCCTCTGTCAAGGGGTGCTCGACGTACACACGCCATCTGTTGTCATACTCCGAAAGAGGAGTAATAACGGCGCCGCCTGGTTGTGCTTCAAATACGGTGTCGTCATCAAGAACCACGTATACGTGAGTTGCTTTCTTGAAATCACCGTTCAGGCATTGCATCAAACGTACGAGAAGACCTACGAATCCGTTAATTTGCGTTAGCCCGATATCTCCGGGTAGTGGTTTTCTCACGTTAGCGCCACCATAATGGCCTTGTCAGAAACCACGTTAGCGTTCAAAGTCATGGACGCAGGAAGAGTAGTTCCTGTGGTGTTCGTCGCGAAACGGAAAGAATTCGCAGGAGAAGTACCGGAAATGAAATCTCCACCAAGATTCGTCTTGCTACGGAATAGAGGAGGAGTAGTTCCGTTGGACAGGAAGGCCACGTAGTAGTAACCAGCCGCAGCCGCGTAAGGAGCCGTCAGAGCCATTGTCTTGGCGCCTGTGGTCCCCCAAGCCGTAGTCTGGTCTGCCGTAAGCGCTACACGCGCTCCGGTGGCGTCGTAGAGCCCCGCAAAGTTCTGTCCAGAGGTAAGGGTACCTCCGGCTGTGCCAACGTGCGCAACGATGTTGGTAATCGTCTGAGGACTACGCAGCACCACGCGTACAAGCTGAATGGTACCTGCTACAGGTCCCACAGAGCCGTCAGCGATCAATGGGTCAAAGGAGTACGCCAAGTAGCCGATATCCGCAGGGAGGGGCACTTGAGGAGTCATGAATCCAATGGAATTAATACTGTTCTGAACTGACACTGTCAGATCGGATAGAGGGATTCCAGGACCCGGCTTTGTGTACTTGGCAGCAACGTCAGCAGGACGGGCAACGCTTCTCAGAGTTCCATCGTTATTGTGCTCAATAAGAAGGAAATCATTAAGAATGTCATCCCAAGTACCGCTATCGCTGTCTGGAATTGGAAGTCTAGTCATTATGTCACCTGAATTCAGAAGTGATGTGTCATAACGATTATATACGCAAAGAGACCAGCATCCGAAGATACTGGCCTCTAAAGTGATTCCTGTCGGGCTCGAACCGACGACCGTTGGGTTAAAAGCCCACTGCTCTGCCAACTGAGCTAAGGAATCAAAGTGGGTAGCCGGACTCAATTTATTACCGGCAAGGAGACTCTGCGAATCCATTATCTCCAACCATGACCTGAGGCGCTACCTCGGATTGCGAAATCAGCCATGTGTATTACCCCCGCAGAGGGGTTATTCTGCCATACCCAGGCAATCTGATCAGGACTGCCATTGTGCTCCGTGAGGGACTTGAACCCCCGACCATCGGCTTAAGAGGCCGCCGCTCTACCAACTGAGCTAACGGAGCAGAACGTTACCCAGAAGGTAACGCTGTTTATCAGCACGCCAAGAGTATCAGTGCACTTTTCTCTCAGCAAGCGTGGACCCAGTCGGATTCGAACCGACAACCTTCACCTTGCAAGGGTGTTGCTCTACCGTTGGAGCTATGGGCCCATCATGTCACTTTTTGAACAGGCGACGAACTTTCTGCTCTTCTTCGCCTTTTCTCATAGGACGAACTCTTCCAAAGCCAGAAATTTGGCCAATGAAGCGTGTCGTTTTACTATTATCGCACACTCTGCGAAGATGTACAATCTCTCCTTCGGAGAGAATTTCAAAGAAGTGCTTGGGCTCATCTTCTACAGCTTCCCAGACGTGCCCGATAATTACACGATTGTTCGCCATTTCGCCTCCAGAGTAGGGGAACCGTGTTGATTCCCCTACTCTAACAGGTTACTTACTTGGAGTCAAGCTCCCACGGCCACACAGCGTTCTGACCCGCCTCGATGAGAGGGATCTGCTGGAAAGCCTTGTCAGTCAAGCCACCAAAGGTGTGGCGCTTGCTGTCGCCAGAGAAACCTCCCGCCTTGTACCCCTCAAGGTTCCAGGTGTACAGCGGGACGTTCTTCGGAACAACAGACGCAGGGTCCTTGTAGCTGTACTGCTCGTCCGTCACGATGATAACACGATCGTGGTTCTTGAAGTGACGCTGAACCGCCGTAGCGGTGTTAGTGCCACCAAGGTCACGATACTTGCGAAGCATCGGAAGAACAGAGTCAGACTTACGGAAGCTGATCTCCTCAGAGGAGGTACCGAACTGCACCAGCGTAGCATCCTCAGCGCGAAGCGCAAGGGCACTACCGAAGATAGCAGCCTGGTCAGCGAACGTCAAGTCCATGTTGCGGTCGCGAGACCACGTCATGGAACCGGAACGGTCCACCAGGATCAGCGTACGCCCCTTCAGAGAAGGAACGTTGTCCAGAGAAGCCTCAAGAGCCTCCTCAAGCGCCGCAGCAGTCGTCAGGTTACCCTTGTTTGCCTGGTAGGCCGCAAGGTAACGGAACGGGAATTGCTTACCCTTCTTAACCTGCGCAGTATCGGAGATCTTAGAAAGTACCTCTCGGTAAACCTTCTTGTTGACATCCGCCTGCTGGAAGTTACGCAGGTTACGCAGCAGAGCCATGTAACCCATAGAAGGGATGATGGCCTCCCAAGCCTTAGCGTCCATAGGACCCTGAAGCCATCCGGAAACCGCCTCCCACGTCAGTCCAGCCTCCTTGAACCAGTAGGCTCCGTCCTCAAGGAGGAACTTACGACGCTCCGCCACCGGAACACTCATAACGAAGTTACGAGATCGTACCATGGCAAGACCATCAGTGGAACCCTGTCCAATGTTGCTGTAACGACGATCCAGCGCGTACTTGAACAGCTTGTTCTGTGTAGCAGAATCCGCAGAAGGGTGCACAAGCTGAATAACGTCCGCGAAACGGAAGCCCTTGGACTCCGTGTCGTACTTCAGCAGCGAGTATTCGTTGTACAGACGCTTTGCAGCATCCGCAACGCCCTTCTTGAGGAAGGCAGGGTAGTTCTTGCCGTACTTGCTCTGGAAGTAAGCCAGCACCTCACCAGGCTCGTCAGCACGCGCCATAGACGCGGCCACAATCTTACGAGGGAAGCCAGGAGCCTTGTTGGCATCAGAGAGTGCCTTAGCACCCTCAACAGCCGCCACAACGGCACCAGAGCGCATGAACGCCTCATTACGCAGCCATCCGACGAAGCTCAGGAACCACTGGGGGTCAGCCAGAGCGACAGACTGAGAAAGCTTGCTGAAACGGTCGTCACGGTTCTTCGCGGACTCATAGAAAGTATCCTGACCCACGAAGTTGGACACGGCCAGAAGGAACAGCTCAGACTTGGGCGTACGCTCGTAAGCGGTAGCACCGTTGCCTGTGCGGGTCACAGTGGACGTGGACTTGATCGGAGACTGTACTCCCGTACGAGTCTTGCTTGCCTGGTTGAACTTAGCCATCTTATGCTCCTCCTACTTTAGTGTGGTACGTATTGATGGAAAATAAAACCCCTTAAGTGTGCTAATGCAGACTAAGGGGAAGATTGTGTCAGTTTCTAGAAAAAGTGACGAGACCTGTATGCTCCGCCAATTGAGCTACCGGCCCATGAGTGGACCGGACTGGATTCGAACCAGCAACCTTTTCATTATCATTGAAGTAAGGCCGTTGTCTTCGCATCGAAACTGAAGTTTTTCACCCTAGAAAAAGACACGAACGGTGTCTCGTGATTTCACCAATTGAATTGAAGTAACCGTTCACTGCGCATCGGGTAAAGCTTTGAAATTGTTAAGCGCCTAGAAAAAGCGACAGAGGTGACTGGGGCTCTCGCCCCAATTTCCTGTGAATGGTAGAAAGAAGTAACCCCTTATCTACGCATCGGCGCTTGAAGTTAATCACAGCTAGTAAAAGCGACGAAAGGCTTTTTAATGACCTGTGCTCTGCCACTGAGCTATCTCCCGAAGAGCCGGGAGAGTGGGATTCGAACCCACGACCTCTGGTTTTCCTTGTTTGAAGTATCTCTCGTCTACGCATCGCTGTCAAGCTCTCCCGGCTGGACTCGAACCAACAACCTGACGGTTAACAGCCGTCTGCTCTGCCATTGAGCTACAGGAGAATGAAGGGCACTGTCTCAATCTTACTTAGTGCCCGGTATTATGTCAAGCATCCTGGGCGAACCATGTTCCTGCCTGAATAAGCTACAGCTTAGAGTATGGGTAGTCGCTTGTCAAGCGGGGCCATACGCTCACGAGATGACGCTCGGTTTCGCACTTCCTTGCTGTAGTTCCTACAGAATACTAGGTACCTCGTATTCTGTCAAGAGCAGGCTGTAGAGGATTCGAACCCCTGAGAATGGTTTTGGAGACCATCATGTTACCACTACATCAACAACCTAAAGTACCGGTGACAGGACTTGAACCTGCACGCCACTAGGACACGGGAACCTAAACCCCGCGCGTCTGCCTAAATTCCGCCACACCGGCAAGTGTATCATGCGTACCCACTGTCAGACTCGAACTGACACGTCACTAGGACACCGGGACTTGAATCCGGCGCGGCTGCCATTACGCCAAGTGGGCTTGTGGGAGACCTCTTTAACGTCATCTCCCGGGTGACGTAGAACACCATAGCATTACATGTTAGCCATGGTCAAGTATCCAGTTAAGGGGGCATAGGGCCTTTTGGATACGAGCATCTGAACCTTATTGCAGTCGCTAATGCCTCGCTGCACCTCAGGTCTAGATGTTGGAGCCGACTACGGGACTCGAACCCGTGACTTCTGTCTTACCAAGACAGTACTCTACCTGCTGAGTTAAGTCGGCATCAGCACAGAATTGTTGATATCTACTGGGCACCGCCATGTCAAGAGCTATAGTAGATCATGACGTTGTGATACCGCCCGCGCTGTGCTAGCGCGTCCCGAGCCCCACTGAGGAATCGAACCCCAACCTACTCCGTACGAAGGAGTCATTCTACCATTGAACTAGTAGGGCGGGTAGGGCCTTGTTTAGGCAGAGACCCTATCTGCCGGAGCCCCCAGTAGGATTTGAACCCACGACCTATCGCTTACAAGGCGATTGCTCTACCACTGAGCTATAGGGGCATTCCTGTGGTCATAGCCCCCACAGGTAGGCACATCTTACGCGGTACCAGTTACCGTAATAACCCAGTCGCTGTGCCCGTTCGCGGTGAACTGTACAGGAAGGTTATTGTAGTTGGTGTCGTTCAGGTACACAGTGTACAGCACGTCAGCGTCAACCGCACCAGGAGGTGTCGGAGCCTTTACGATGCTACGTACTGTGCTTGGATAGGTTGCCCCACCCGTGGTTGGCTCAGGGAACACACGGCTATTCTTACCGTCCGCCACCCAAGCTGCCACCTGATCTCCAACGGAGATCGCGGTAACGCGCTCTACTGCATATGTGAAAGCCATTGTGGCTCCTTAGCTAGGGTATCTAACTTACAAATACCATCATAGCAGAGCCACTTTACGTTATTTTACCTAATCAGGTAAAATTCAGGTAAAGTTTGTACCCCCGACGGGATTCGAACCCGCGCTACCGAATTGAAAGTCCAGCGTGCTTGGCCGCTACACTACGGGGACAATCCCTCCCAGGAGCTACCTGGAAGGTAACATCACGTACGACACCCGCATACTGATGCTGTGCTTTAACTAATCCGAAGGCTGCCTATCCCTGATTTGGCTAACGATCTGTAAGAGCCGATCTCGTGGCTCTCCAGCGTTCTTGGGACCTGCGTAGGTGTCTAGTTGTACCCCCAACGGGATTTGAACCCGTGCTAACAGCTTGAGAGGCTGTCGTGCTACCAAACTACACTATGGGGACTTAAATTGGCTGCGGTCTCATCCCTTGTGCCTACTGAGTTTGCCAACACTCAGCGGTGCTCCCGCCGGAGGCCCTTCCCTTGTCTGCGCCTCTTCTATGCCGGTATGCGATTCAACTGGCTTTTCGCATACGTCCCGATAACCAAAACACCAGCGGGATACGCGGACCTGACGGGATTCGAACCCGCCCTTGCACCTTGACAGGGTACCGTGCTACTCCCATACACTACAGGTCCATCGCGGGGAGGGAAAGTAGGAGGAAAACCTCCCCGCTGGTCTAACAAGCTGGGACACTAGGACTCGAACCTAGACTGTCCTGATCCAAAGTCAGGCGGGCTGCCAATTACCCCATATCCCATTGGTCCCTCGTGGGTGCCATAGCCGCCAATGCAGCCGCACCGCTTTTCCGTTTAATCCTCGCCCCTTTCCACGCTTTTACCATGGTTATTATGCGTGTTCCAGTTTGGCCCATATTCAGATTCTGTACGAGCGCTTAGTTGACAGGCGTGCTCCCGGATTGGAAGGAGACACTTTACATCAGTACTGGCATAGGGCTACCCGGTAAGTCCAATCAAATCCGGACCCCTCCGTACGTTTCCTCACCTGTCAAAGCTCCCCAGCCTGGACTCGAACCAAGACCAACGGTTCCAGAGACCGTTGTGCTGCCATTACACCACCGGGGAATAACTCATGTAGCGCATTACGATCGCTTTATACGTTGGCTCTGGACGCCTCGATTATTCCCAGATTAGTTTGGGAGACCAGAACTACATGAGCAAAGAACGGCATAGGGGATTCGAACCCCTACTTTCAGTTTGGAAGACTGACGTGCTGCCATTGAACACTAATACCGCATTGGGCGTCGGGATTAACGGACCCAAGCCTTTCAAGGCTTTCTAGAATACCTGCCGAGATGTTATGTGGTCAACATCCAAGACCGAACCGTAGATTAACGCCGCTAGTTGCTACGGATGCCCAGAGCTAGCTATATTGCGCTTGTGGTTAGTAGAGTACCACAAGTTTCCTCTGTTCGTCCAGCAGAGCAAACATCATCTGGACTATCTACAGGAAATGGGAGCAGGGGCGGGATTTGAACCACTTAAGGCGATTTCTAGCTTATGAGGCTAGCGAGATGACCGAACTTCTCTACCCTGCAAGTGGCTGTGGATGGATTTGAACCATCGACCGCCCGATTATGAGTCGGGTGCTCTGCCTAATTGAGCTACACAGCCATAAAGTCGTGGGACGGGGTTGGTTACCCGCGAATTTGTAAGGTTATCCCAGTTGCCTGAAACCGGCTTCCCACAACAGTGCCCCCCGCCGGTATCGAACCGACCTCTCAAGCTTTTCAGGCTAGCGCTAATCCATCTCAGCTAGAGGGGCACAAACAAAGCAAGTCAATATGCTGAGCACCATTCTAATCAATTGTTGAGGGTGTGTGCATATGTGTGCTTGCTTCAGTCCGGATAGAGAGATTTGAACTCCCGATATCCTGCTCCCAAAGCAGGCGCCTTACCAAACTAGACGATATCCGGTTAGCGCTACTAGGTAGCGCGTAGGTTCCATTATACAGGAACCGTTTTGCTTGTCAAATCGACATCAGGTCAAGCCAGACCAACGAACTGCTCCGGTTAGTACCTGAGATCCCAGTGTAACAGACGCAGGAAGCGATGTCACGCCACCCGCAGGACCGCTCAAAGCACGTGCTGTAGCAACAGTCAGGTTGGCGTTGATACCAACTCCCTGTGCGGTTGCACCCGCTGCCAAGAATGTAGGCTGTGTGGTCCCGTTTGTCAAGAGGGCGATGTAGTAGTAGCCGGGACCAAGGGTAAGAGGTGCTGTCAAAGCCATCGTCTTAAGCCCTGTGGAGTTCCAGGTACCCGACTGATCCGCAGTAACACCCAAACGAGTACCCGAAGAATCGTAGATACCCGCAAAGTTTTGGTTAGCAGTCAGTGTAGCACCTGCTGTAGTAATTACTACCAGGATATTCGTGATCAGATTAACACGTTCTGTGAGCTTGATCTTCGTGTAGATCGGAATACCTGCCTGAGTGATGCTCGTGTTTGATGCAGTCACTGTATCAGTAGTCCAGGAGATAAGTCCATGATCCGACGCACGGAACTCCGGATTGTTGTAACCACTTGTCGGATACTGTAGCAGACCCGCAGGAAGAGGATTACCCAAATTGCCCGTGACGATGTCTCTTTGCACCGTGTGCGGCTGACGAGAATACGTTACCGTACCTCCCGCACTGTTCTCAATACGAATTCTCTCGAAAATATTCGGAGAATCCGCAGTAGTTCCGTTGTCCTCAAAGACAGACAGAGCATCAGCAGTACCGATAAGGACCTTTCTGGCAGAGAAAACATTGTTGAAAGACGCTGCTCCCGCCACAAATCCCTTGTTTCCGGCCTGATTCACGTCTCCAGCAAGGTAATTGATGTCAAAAACGGTGCTTTCACACGAAGTGGCCGCCACAGCGATGCTGAATTGATCAATATCTGCTGCCCAGAAGCGGTGAGAACGAGAATTAGCCGCTCCATCCACCAAAATACCTGTACATCCGGTGCTAGCGGCACGCATATCCATCAGATTGAACGTGTTACGGCTCAGGTTACCGCTGTCTGAACGCAAATGAATGCCGACACCGTTAGTTCCCACCAGATCGATACGGATACGCTCAAAACTGCTGTAACCAGAAGTAGTGGAAGAGTTGGTATTCACCAACTTGATGCCGTTACGCGTACCCTCGATCTCGATATTGTCGAACGTGGAACGATAAGGCATCTCCAAATTCATACCCCAACCCGTATTTGTCGTCACGTAGGACCCTGTAACACGGATATTCGTGAAAGAAGAGTTCCAGAATGAGCGTGTAGTACCGGAAGTCACCCCTGTGGCCACAATTCCAGAGCCAGAGCCGTTGATCTGGATTCCCAGGTTGGAAATCGTGCATTGAGCCCAATCAGACAGCGCAATACCGTTCACATTAATAGTAGGAACAATCATCGTCGCGTACTGACCACAACCATTCAGAATGATTGTTCTGGGATTGGTCTCGGTAAGAGTACCGTTGATTACCAACGGAGACGCGATATTGAAGGTTCCCTCGGAGAGCTGAATAGCCCCTCCACCCTCCAATTGGGCTGCATTGATAGCCGCCTGGATTTCCACTTGGTCACCAGCACCATCACAGACGTAATCAGCCTTCGCCTTGACCTCAGCAGAGGCGTCAGAAGCCGCTACGAGGCGATAGAACGTCGCACCCGTCACAATCCCGTTCAGAGCAGCCACAGACGTCTGTAGCGCGGCCACAGAGGACTGCAAACCGGCAATGTCACCCTGTGCAGAGGCAAGACTGTTGTCCTGAGTCGTCAGAGCACCGTTCAACGGGACATCCCAGTTGGTTGTGCCCGGAGCGATAGGAGTAAATGTCATGTCGTAACCTTAAAGTCTCTCAATAGCCGAAAAGCACCGGAGACGTCAGTCCCCGATGCTTCGAATTCGTATTCCCATTTTCACATGGTCCGGACAGACAGGAACTTCATTCCCCCGGTACAGAATCACCGTCGTCGGCGTCTTGCTGCACCGTGTTCTCCAGCACCTCTTCTGTATCCCGGTCTTTCTCAACGAAATCCCCTTCCACAACCTTGTGACGCTTTACAGTGTACCCGATTGTGCCCTTTACATCGTCCTGAGTCTGGTAAATCACGATGTCTTTGAAGAATTCGTCGTCCTCAAGCGCATCCCGGCGAAATTCAAAACTTCCACCAAGACCTCCGAGCAAAAGCACGAACATTCTCAGTTGCAGGTTCTCAGGAGTCACTGGCGTCTCGCAAGAGCAGTAAGAGCCTCAGCCTGGATAAGCTGAATCTCCACCTCAAGGAACTTCAGCTCCTCAGCATCCATCAGACCGAACTTTCCCTGGCGAGATCTCGCAAACAAGATCTCAAAACGCTCCGCAGCGTTCTCACATCTGACCGAGGCTTCCTCAATCAACGACATTCGCATGTTTCCTCCTAAAAGACGAAAGACCCCTGACGTGTTGTCAGAGGTCCCAGTCTACCAAACGTATTACGATCTTGCAACTACACGAACTGAGGCTCAGGAGCACTCTCCTCGAACCCCACACCCGTGTCCAGAGCCGCAGCGACAGTAGTAGGAGTAAGATACTCCTCCACAATGTCACGGATCAGCACAGTCACACCGATTCCACGATCCTTGGCTCGCTCATCAAGCTTCGCAAGAGTGTCCTCGTGAAGACGAACAGAACGGGAAACCATGCTTCCACGGGAAATGTCTACTGCCATGCGTACTCCTTAGTCAGTTCCTTGACGGGAGCCAGGAAAGTATCCACATGCTCACCCATATCGAGAAGAGGGACAATCACTTCGCCCTCCGGAATAACAACTTCATCCATCACCAGCGGTTCAGCCTGAACGACCGAAACAACCTTACCGATGTCCATCAGAATCCTCCTAGATGCTTAAGGGTTTCCATCATACGCTGTGACCCAGCTTTGTCAAGTCCGTACGAAGCAACCTGCTGTTTCGCATAATCCTCAAGATGCTTCTTCATATTTGACTCCGCCACCCCGCGAACAGACTCCTTGTAGGTCTGTTCGTAGGACTTCTCTTCGAGAATCTTACTCTCCAGCTCCACCAAGTCAACCCCCAGAGCAGACAGGTCAACCGGCTGGAACTTCTCCTTCATCTCCTGGACATCAGTAAACATCTCGATACCAAGAGGATCACAATACTTCTTCAACACCGGAACACAAGCATCAAAGACCGTGGAGAAATCAAACCACTTAGTAGTCTGACCAATACCCGAGAGAGCAAGAATCTTCACTTTCTCAGCCCGGAAACCCTTGGAACCCATAACAATCTTTCCAGAAGCTTCCACCACACCAAGAACACCAGTATTCACCTGATAAGACTCCAGAGGAAGATAGTGAGCATAAATACCACACGTACATTCCACATCCGGAGACTTGTGATCCTTCAGTTTCCCACATACAGCAGACCATTCACCACTGGACCAGTCAGCATGATGAGAAGACTTGGGAACATTGGCAGAAGTCTTGAGACTATTACTCAAGAAACTCCAATGCTTAAACCCAAGAACAGTACTGGGAATCAGTATGTTTTCACCATTGTAATCATTCTGTTTGAAACTCATTATCTATCTCCTACTTAGTTGAATGAGTTGTTGATTTGTTAAAAGACAGTATACACGCCCTGTGGTACCTGTCAAGTCCCCCCAGACTCGACTCTCCTACCAGCAAGGTTTGACACCCACTGGATACCCCGGTAGGGTAGACAACCCATCCCGAACAAAGGAGAAACACACATGTTGCACAAGCAAGTAAAGAAGTGTCAGAAGTGCCGTATGGAGACATCCAACATGGAGTCTACACGATGCCCCATGCGAGGCTGCGGCGGAACCATGAGAACATCCACCCCCACTTTTACGACACCGGCTTCTATGGGCTCTCTGAGCCGCGACGACGACCGCAAGATGCCAGGAGCCCACTAGGACCCTCCTAGCCCCTCAGAGCCGCCGCTACGTGCTTGCTAGGGTACGTCGACAGCATCACGTCCAAACGGCTCTGACGGGTCACCTGTTGCGAAATCACCCCCACAGAAGGCATACGCAGCATAGAAGTGAAATTCTGCAACCTCGCATACTTCTCATCAGTCGGAACCATCTCCGACTCATAAGAATCCACAATACACAACCCCTCGAACAAATCAACATCATCCGGAGACACATGCCACGCCATCTGGCCCACAGGCATCTCCACATACACCATAAGCCACCCCGGCGCATCCACAGCGTTGTAGCAGCCCACAGAGGGGTAGAGAGCCGTCAGGTGCGCAATCAACTGCGCTCTTTCCCTGTAAACAGAATTATTCTCAGCCATCTCTGGCCCTTTCGATAGAAACCAATAAAGAAGAGCCCCCAGGAAAACGATCCCAGGGGCTCTTTCGCCGTCTAGTAACGACCATACTTAATTCTATCGTCGTTACACCAACTATGCAGCGCCACAATCTTGGACTTCTTGAAAATCTTCGCCACAAGCTTACTCTTCTTGTGCCACTTCAAGATCTCCAGACCACAGTGGGAACACCGATATCCCTGAGGGATCACCAAAGCATTCTCAAGCTGCGCCTTCCAGTCCCGAGGGTAATCATCATCACCCTTCAGATTATTGCAGTGTTTGTGCGTCAATTGGATATTATCCCGGGCATTAGACCCACCACGAGACCGGGGAACAATATGATCCCGAGACGCATCCTCAAGACTCACCTCCTTACCACACAGAGCACATATACCGCCGAAGTCCCTGTGGATCACTGCCAGCGGTTTAGAGTAATACGAGCTTACATGCTTCTTACCCATAACCCATCCTCTCTACAATACGCCGCGAAGCGGCGCCGTACCGGCTACTTACCCCCCATTCTCCCCTACATCGGCCAAATTTTCAAGGGGGTACGTTCGCTCTGCTCCGTATAGGCGTTCGCTTTGTCTCGATGAAGACAACATCATGATACTGTCCCATAGGACAACACAGACGGCTAATCGGAAAACTAGGCGGGCCCTTTTCAATAGCAATTCATTAAAGGTGGGGGGTCTTTGCATTCGCAATTGTTCCCTTTTCAGGGGCAAATGGCCTCCTATTCAGCATCTATTCACCAATTGGGCGCACTGAATAGAGTAATTCGGGGGCAATGCCCGGTAATCCATATGGGGGCTGAATGGGCCTATTCGGCTACTGCTATTGATGAATAGGGGGATATCCAGGGGTCCACCC